GGGTGTGACCTTGCTCACATCTGTAATGATCGGAGCGTAGGCTTCTTCATAACTAATATAGTTTAAGAACCTACCACAAGGGCACTTCATCTGCACTACCCCCAGGGGAAAGCCAAAGTCATCTCTGACAGTAAACTCAACCAGGGCATCACACTCATCAGGATCACAAACAAATGTATACTTACTCCACATATTAATCCTCTATGTATTCTACTTGGATTTGATCTCTGACTTCATCATATTTTACAAGGGTATCTATGTCCTCACAAAATCTATTGATAAGATAATCAACCTTATCATCAGTGCTCATATCAGGTGGACCGTAGAGTTCAAACCCTATATCATTAGACATAGCGTCATCGATATCTATAATCTGTTCAATAGCAATCTTAACTTTCATTAGTCAAAGTACCCTTCTGCCCATAGACCATCAAGAAATGATTGAGCCTTCTCTAAACCATCAGTGATCTCATCAGATAGTCTACCTGATTTGATAGCATCTTCTATAGCATCTGTCATTACCGCAATATCTGTTTCTGTATAGCCTAACATTAGCCTACCTCTATCCCTGCGTAATGTGCAATAGTATTTAGTGTAGTGTGGATATGGCAGTCACAAGCGTCTCCACCCATATTTTCCTCAAACTCTAAGTGAGAGTAATTGCTTTCATAGATTTCATTGATTAGGTCGTCAATGGTATTCACTTTGTATGCCACTCACCTAACTCAGGTAGGAACACATTTTCTTGTATATCCCATTGGGCGTCATCCCAACTAAGTTCATCAGTCATTATCTTGCCAATCTCATCTATGAAGGTTTGCATAACTGCTTCTGCGTGATGTGCATTTTTAGCCTTGATATTTGTAATAGAGATAGCAAGGTCGCAAGAGTAGTAATCTGCATACATTGTTGGGTCTTCTATGGTTTCTGTTGTCATACATATTCCTTTTCGTATGCTGGAAGTGAGGTTACTACTAATTCTAACATTTCGTCAGGGTGTCTGTCAAGTACCCAATTAAGAGCCTGTCCAGCAGTCTTAAAGTCAGAGGCGGTAGTGCTCTCCCCATAACCTTGAATAGTTGCTTCCCAGCAGTCAACGCCACCAGGAGAGCAGGAGTAGTTCATTTCATATATTGCCACTTGTTTGGTCATATATTAATTATAGCGCAGGGGTCTGACAAATGCAAGGTTTGGGGGAAATATTAAGTCCATCTTAATCCTAAATCAGGGAAATATTATTGATCATCTTAATAAAGAATGTGATAAATGTCACACCGCTAGAAATATTTTTACTAGAAAATTTTGCGAAGTGTACGGGACTTGAACCCGTGATCTCTACCGTGACAGGGTAGCGCATTAACCAACTATGCTAACACTCCAGTTATGGAGAGCAGTTTTATATCTTGCTCAGGATATTTTTTTGTTATGCTAAGGACATAACATTTTGTACAACTTTTAGCAAACGATTTTTTTCTGCGTTAATAGCAGGGTCAAATCCTGATGCTGATGCGAGAATGGATTCGTTAGAACCACCACGAGCAGAACGATACCAGTCAAGGCGTTCAGTTAGCGCATTGAAAGCACCCCACGCATTACCAGCAATCATTCCGTTAAATTCACCAGTGTAAATATCGTTGATGACATCAACTTTATTTTCCCACTTTTTCATTGAACCCTTAGAATCTTTTTCTGGCTTAGCATAAGCAGCAAGAATGATGTCATTGAATTGCTTAGCAGAAACTTCTTTTTCAATCATAGCCTTAGCCATAATATCAAATTCGTCCATATAAGCATTAGCAAGACCAAGAGTTTCACGAGCAATTTGTACCTTGCCGTTAGCGGTTTGTGTGTGGCGAATCTTGAAAGATTGCTTGATGCCCTTATTCTTCTTACGACCTACGCCACCAAGCGCAAGGTTAAGAGTGTTAGCGCATACAACACGAACAGGTGTGATGCTTGCTTGAATGGCAATAGAACCATCGTGTGATGTGTTGATGAGCAAATAAGTTTTTACCTTATCGCTCACGCCGTTAGGGTCAAGAATTGTTTCACGCTCTAATGCTAAAGCACCGAATACAACACGACCACCCTTGATTGAGCCAGCCGTTTCCCAACGACCCCCGCCGTCAAGAATATTGTCACCGAATGAGAATAAATCTTCATTCTGTAGTGGGTGATAGCGTTCGCCAACAATTCCAAGAATGTCGGTCTGAGAGTTATCTGTAGGGTTAGTACGCAAAACATATTGGTATGCCTTGTCGCTTGTTAAGTGTGTAGGTGTTTCCATATCTTCAAGACGAACATTCCAACCATTTAAATTTGCTGTTTCCAACATTTCTGCGGTTGTCTTTTCTTCTGTAAAGACTGTACCTAATCCGTGCCAAGCAGGTTCACGGAATGATGCGAATGATGCCTTGCCGTTTTGAGTTTCAATATCGTGAGCCACGATTTCCTTCTTTCTGTTGTTGAATTTCAAGTATAGCAGTATGGGCTGACATAAGTCAAATCGTATAGCCAGACATAGGGCAATTCGGACATTTCTTAAATGTGATCTTAAACATATGTGATAAATATCACACCGACACGCTAGGAAAATTTTGAGGGAAAAGAGGAGCAGTTTTTAAACGTGCTCAGGTTTATTAGTAGCCCCCTACTAAATATCTATTCTATCAATTGAAGACGATAGATACCCAATTGAATCTGAATTGTATTGCACAGTATCAAAATCAATATCGTGAATTGCATTTTGTGCTTCTTCTTCATTGCGAGCATTAACAGTCACTGAGTACATAACAGTAACTTCAACTTCGAATTCTTTTGTTAATTCAAAGCCCATAATTTCTGCAATTGCTTCGGCTTGCTCTTCTGTGATGTCTTGGTTTTCTAATTCACAAAGAGTCCATTCTTGCATTGATTCAACCATACGATTTTTATCTGCAGAATCTTGATATGAGCGCTGAGTTACTTTTTGGATGTGCTCTTCTAATTGTGTTACACGCAATGTTGTCTTGGCTAAAGAGTCACGAAGAAATTCTTGTGTTTCATTAACTGTTGGTGCTGGTGTGCTTACTTGCTGGTCCATAAGGGGCCTCTTTCTGTAGTTGGTTAATTCAATTGTACTGGGTACCACTGACAAATTTAGGTGAGCAGTTTTGATACATACTCAGGTATTTACACCTCTTACAGTTGGTGTGAACTGACTCTATAGTATTTCTATGATCGCCCTAATCAGCCTGGCGAATTCTCCACTCTATTTATTTAGCCACGCATTTCTGTGGTCGTGGTTCAGCAGTTTATACACTTACTTAGGTGATGTAGAGGCAGGATCCTTATTCTGGAACCCCTACACTTATTTAATTATGTGAGCAGTTTAATCTCATACTCAGGAGAGTTAGGAGAGGCTCTGAGCCTCCTACCCTAATTATTTATAGGTACTGAGCGATTGCGTTGTAGGTTGAGGTATTTACTGTTTCCTCATCTGTCATCTTTAGAATACGAATAGCATTAGCCATTTCTTTCTTTGACTCACGATAAGTGCTGGAGTGAATAACCTCAAAATCCTTTTCAGGTTCTGTTGGAAAGTCTGTTTCCTTTGTCTTGATGTCAAAATCAACATTTAGTGTTTCGTTCCAAGAACGATAGTTAGTGCGGAGGTTTTCAGCCTTTGAGAAATGAGCAATAGCCCACTTTCCCAATTCTGTCTGCCAAGCCTTGTAAGCAATTTGGAACTCTGCTTCTTTTTGTTCTTGTGTTGCGTAGTCTGCCTCTAACTTAGTTAGTGCTTCCTCTAATCCTGCGATTACACGAACTGTTGGGATTTTTACATTTATTGCTTTTGCTCTTGCCATCTTTTTATCTCTTTTCTGTTTGTGGGGTATTTATCTATTATAGCGTGGGGGTCTGACATTTAAGTGAGCCTTTTTAATTCTTGCTCAGGAATAAGTAATTAGATTACTTGGCTGTCCAAGTTGTGTAGCGTGTTGCGCCATTGACATCTAACTTGATACGAACTGATTGTCCGTCCTTGCTTGGTGAGATTTCTTGGATAGTACCTGTTACCTTTGACTTCTGTGAAGTGTATAGGTCGCCTACCTTGTAAGTTGCGTTTGTTACTGCCATTTTTGTTTTTCCTTTTCTGTTTGGGTAATACCTAAGTATAACATTTCCTACTGACATTTATCAAATTATTATCTGATAATCTCATTATGTGAGAACTGTTTATTTAGTTTTACTTTGTTTTGTTTATAGTATAAGTGTAGCACAAAAATGTCATAAATGTCAAATCGGGAGGGGTTTTGGGTGTGATCTTAAACACATCGTAAATGCTTGACAAACCAAAAGTTTTGCGCTAGGATTTTGCTAGGCCCTCCACTTTTCAGCGGGGACTTGAAAAAAAAGTAATAATAACAATGTACGTCAGTATCATTACAAATGCAATTTTCATTTATCTCATTTCTTAGTAGCAGAAAAAACTATGTCTGCTTTAGAGTATACACACAATCCGCAAGAAACGCAAGCGCTTCCATTAGTTGAGATAAGTGGAATTGATTTTAGATTTTCAGGACACTTAGCACCAGGCTTACCAATCATTTCTTTCATATCTGTTTGGCCAATAGCAAAATTCTTAGCAAGGTATGCTAAACGAACACCTTGATTAATTTTTAGATCAACACCAGTTTTTACATTCTCACTATCAGTGCTAAAGTAAAGAGACAGGTTTTCAATATCCTTAAGGATGAGAGCAGCAGACTTAACACGAGTGTAAACCCAGAATTGAATATCAGGATTAAGTTTGATCACATCGGACCAGGCAGTGGTATAAGTATCATTAAAGAAGTCACCGTCCCAGTGAATACGGAATAGCATAGGCGCATTCTTTTTTACACAATCAGCCTTAAACTCAGCAATCATCTCAGCAATGAGATTAAGCATAGTTAAATAGTCTGCGTCTTTTAGCAGGGCCCAATTGTGTAGTAAGTTAGTTCTTACTCCAGGGAAGATCTTTTCGAGTTTTCCTGCGTAGCATACGCTTTCACAAACACCAGTGGCACCAGGACACGAGAAAGCCTTTCCAGCAGGTAATCCGAAGGTGTTGGCAATTGCGGCTTGCTTTCCATTTTTTGTGACAAGATTAGCCACCTTTCTATCGTTAGATCTTTTTAGTTTAAGGGTATTAGTAGTCAAGACCAAGGCTCATCTCTAAGGCAATGTCTTCATTATAGGTATAAGACATTTCTTCAAGTAAGCAGTGTGTACACTTTTCTTCATATGCGTCAACGGCATTTTCTTTACATTCAGGGCAGGTTGTTGCGTAGTATTCATCATAGATTTCATCGTTTTCGAATGTCATAGTGGGGCGACCTTTCTTATTTGTTATATTTTAATTGTAGCAGTTCGGACTGACATTTCTTACGGTTGTAAGCCTTTTTAGAAGGTACGGCAGAGGCAGCGTTAGACCTACGGAGTTCCATAAGTCTGCGTAATTCCTCAGCGTTTTTCTTTGTTGTCATAAACTAATCTTAGCATACATCGTCTTAAAATGTCAAATCTTAAATCTGTGATCAATCTCACATCGACACGCTAGGAAAATTTTGTGCGGGGAAGCACACAAAATTAATTCTTATTACTCGTCATGCTCATCTACAAAAACATAGAGAGGAATTGTATCAGTGTAACTATACTGATTAACTTCTTTTTCACCAAATTCGTTTTGAGTTTGTATGTCATAGTTATCTCCAGTAGAATCACTTTCAATAAAAATTACTTCAACAATGTCCTCATCAACTTTAATTAAATCACCAAGCATTACTTGGTCTGGTGTTAAGTTATCTGCGTGGATCAATTTCATAGTTTTCATTGTATCAGGCATTATTATCCTTATCTTCAATTTTCGTTACTGTTACTGGAAAGTCATAGCGACCTTCATAGCCATTGCCTTTTGAGTAAAGCATTTTAAGTTCTGACATTTTACTTTGTCCTTGATACCTACTTTGACCTAAGTGTTTTGAAGAAAGTGCGGTTGGTGCTTTAGACGGCATTTACTCATCCTCATCTATTTCTACGCAATCCATAAAACACTCTTCGCAAGTGTCCCCGTCCTTCGTGTAGTCATCTTGATTAAGGCAGTCGTGTTCATCACAAGGGCATTTATTTATTGTCATCATGCGAACTCCGCATCTAATTCTGAGTCTGACATTTCTACCCATGAGTTACTGTTGATTAGAAATTCAGGCTCGCCAATGATAGACTCGCAGTCGCAAAAATCAGGGAATTGGTAATTTTTCATTACCTCTTCAATGTCGGTAGTTTCAAGATAAAACTCATGATACATGCTTACTTTATAGCCCTTAGACATTATTCGTTATCCTCGTATTCATCTACTGGGTCAATGAACCAAGATAGGTGGTGTTGATCTACAATAGCGTGGGCAGGTGCGTGACTCATACCCTTATAGAATACGCCTTCGGGCATAGCAATAAATCGGTCATAGTCCTCATCATAGTATGCGTCAATAGCATCAATACAAGGTTGTACCATAGAAAGTGGTACGGGTGGGTAGTGATTACCTTGTAAGTGATAGGCTAACTGCGTTTCTAAATCTAATACGCTATCTGCTAATCCAATTGCTGTTACGCTTCCCATTATTATTTCTCCTCAATTTCTGCGACATAGGTTTCTAAATCTTCGGTTTTATAGTCAAACCAACGGACGGCATCTTCTTCGTTGTCTGCCTCGATAGTTATGAAAGTAGTAAATTCGTATAATGGCATTACTTAGTCACAACCCTTCTGCCTTCACGATAGAAAGTCTTAGTGTGTAATTTACCTGAAGGCTCTGAAAGATTAACTGTTGCGTACTCATCAGCAAATCCCCAATCCTCAAAAGTATTAAAAGTATTAACTGCGGATAGTGCGTCTGAGTAACGCCCTGTCCAATGTACGGGCTTGCTATCATACGATACTGTTACTGCGTATAGGTATTCCATTAGTCGTTCTCCTTAGTGGTAAATAGTGCGCCTTCATTAAGCAATCCAACCTCTAAGTTAAATAACTCATCTGGTGTTGCTTGCTCCAAGTCTATCCAACCTGCGCCTTCGTTGTCAATTCTAAAAATCTCAATGTATCCCATTAGTGTTGTTCCTCGCAATCCTCTGTGTAATCAAACTCGTGGTAGTAGCAACCCATAGCCTCGCCGTGGGCTTTACAGACATACTTAAATTGTGACTCATCACAACAAAATCTCATTTCATCTTTGATAAAATAAAACTCATTTTGGTCTATTGTTTCTGCGGTCATTTCTGCCTTCTTTCTTTATCTTATTACTATGTAATCCTATCATTTTGGGCTGACATTTATCTACCTACTGCTGAGTAATTCCAAATAGTAAGACGCTCAATCTATGTGATAAAATTCACAAAATTTCGGGCGTGTCGTAAATAACTTCTTAAATGACTTGTGGATAACCTGTGGACGACACGCTAGGAAAATCTTTGAGCAGTTTTAGATCTTGCTCAGGATTTTATTTTATTTAATCGTTGCCACCAATTGTCATTGATGCTTCAATAAATTTATCAGCATTAAATCTTTCGTTATCTTTTTCAAACATATCAACAAAATCATTTACGATATTTGCAAATAGTAAAGAGTCCATACCAAAAGAATAATTGCTAAGAATATCAGCAGTTGCGATATAGTCTTTTCGTGTCATCATTTGTGAGTACACTCGCTTTCTGATTCGTGTCCAAATTCATCTACTAATTCTTCATAGATTTCATCAATGTAGTCTAAATAGTCGCTCATTATTCGGCCACCTTTAGAATTGCGTAGGACCCGTTAGCATTGATTTCATCAAGTACAGGTATAATAGCAGGCACAAGTAAATCTTTTAGCATTCTTTCAAGCATAGCAATTAATTCTGAGTGAGGGATAGCAAGTGCTTCCATCGCAATTGGATGAGTTTCATCAAATTCGGTTACGAACTTTAGTGTGTGTTCTACTTTAGTCATTTATTTTATTTCCTATTCTTTAGTTTACTTCGGGGGTGTTAAATAAGTTTAAGTCTTGTTCCATACCGAAATCGCATACGCAAGTTTCGACATCGAAATTATCATTATCGCCAAAAAAGATTAAACCTGTTGAGTGGCATTCCTCGCAGGGTATCGACATAACTGAGTTTATCATTTAGTCACCAACCTTTACGGCAAGAGTGCGATAAGTATAACCGCCATAAGGCTTGCGTACTTCTACAAGATAAGCCTCTGCGCCTTCATACCAAACCGCTTTAGGGTGGATTTGAGCAGATACGATTTCACCTGTCAAAGTTTTTGAGTGATAAGTTTTTCCTACAAGTAGGTTTTCGATTGTGTAAACATTTGCTGACATTATTTTCCTTCTTTCATTTTGTCTTGTATTGCTTTTGATTTCATTAGGGCTTCTAAGCCTTTACCTAATGAGGCAAGGCGTTGAGCCTCTACCATTTGCTTGTATTCATCAAGTGTCATTATTTGACCTTTCTTTAAGTGATAAGACTATCTTATCAGGGGGGGCTGACATTTTTGCCACTTATTTGCTAAGGCGCATTGTGATTTATCTCACACTTATTTGCTTAGGCTCATTGGCTAATGTCTTTATTTAATTGTTCTTACTATGTAAGTATAGCAAAGAAATGTCAAAAAGTCAAATCTAAACACGGCGTGTCGTATGTGATTAATCTCACATTGGTTATACACACCCCTGTGGATAACTTTTTGCTAGGATTTTTTTATTCGCCTTTCACGAATAAATAAGATCCATAGAATAAACAAATAAAAGAAAACCAAAACAATGCGTTGCCACTTACAAAAAAGTTACTCATTTATTTTCCTCAATTTCATTTAGTAATTCCCAAAGTATTGGCTCTAACGCTAATGCGCTTTCATCTAATTTTTCTTGAAGTGTTTTCATTTTTATTTCTCCATTACACTAATTATAACTTTAAAATCTTTTTCTGTTAGCAATACACCAGCGCAACCCCATAGACCCGCTAACCAGTTATTACCGTATTTTTCTTTTGCTAATTTAACTGCTTCATCACGCAATTCATCTTTTATCATTACTTGCCTACCTTATACAAGAAATCCCAAGCCTTACGGCATAACAGTATGCTTTCGCAATTATCACAACACACAACCCCATTAGGGTTTAGGTCATAGTCATAGATGTCAATGGTAGTGCTAACCGCACCGCATACTGACTTGATAGGTACATAGGTACTCATTTAGTTACTCCCTCAAATAATTCTTTACACTTGTTAGGATTATCCCACCAAGCAAATCCTTCGTGATACTTAGCGGGTGCTAATACCACTTGACCGCAAGGGCATAAGTTCATTAAGCCCGTAGGGTAGTCGTTTACAGTAGCAAACTTAGTCCAAATACTCATTTATTTTTCTCCTCTAATAATTCCGTTAATTGCTAACAGGTCGCACTCTACTTTTAGAGTTGTTGATTTATTTAATTGTAAAGGTAGCGCAGAAATAAACTCACGCAATTTTTTTTCGGTAACGAAAGGCATTTTTTTAGTGTTGCCATTGTAAGATGTAAGTGTAAGAGTAATCATTACTTAGACACCTTCCAATCTGTCCACATAGGCAGACGCTCAGGGTCGGTATCGTTATACCAACGCTCAATGTTATTTTCACAATCTTGGCAGAAAGTGTATTGTGTATCCATTACCTCAGAGATAGCGGATTTCATAGGGTTATGCTCAACGCATACTGTCATTTTTTCTAATGTAGTCATTTTATGACCACCTTTCTTTAGCGGATTTCTTTACCGCTTGTTTTTCTTTATACTGTAATTGTAGCAGGGGGGTCTGACATTTTGAGGGGTATAAATGGTGTAAATCGGACATTGTGAGATTAGTCACATATGAGGTACATCACATTACTTATACACATCACCCTGTGGATAACTTTTTTCTAGGGGATCGATGTGGTGTATATCACATAGACATAGGCTCTATATACGGCGTGTCGAGTTGCTTTTGTCAGTCTATCCTGCTATACTTCCATTATACAAACTAACAAAGGACAGAAAATGAACCCATTTACAGCAGTAATCGATTGGATAGACGAGAATGGTGACTTCGGCGCACCAATAGGAGCCTTTATTGGCGTAGGTATAGCAATAGCGCTATGCTTTATATTTGGGGGTAATTAAATGATAACAGCAACACTAACAAGCGTTACAGGTACTACTAAGAAGATGCAATTTCCTAACAAGGAGAATGTACTATCCTTCATTGACCGCTATGCGGAAGTGCTACCAATAGGTACGGCTATCAACATAGACGCACCACTTGCTGGTATCCACTCAGGTTGGATACAAGGTAAGGCTAAAAAAGTTTGACAAGTAAATAAATCTTAGTGCGTCTATTATGGGCGCACTATTTTTTTGTCATTTTATTTTTATAAACACGTATCATACATCTGAACAATATTTTCAGATTTATGGTAAAATGAACTATGGGAATTTTAGATAATTTAGAAAATGCCTGGGATGATGAATTTAATTTTGAAAGTTCACTATATAAGCCAGAAATGGATAGTCTTGCTGTAAAAATATTTTCAGAAACTGTTTGTTCAGAATGTGAATCAAAGTCTATGCCAGTAACAGATAACATGGGTAGAGAAATTTTCTGGGAAGACTTAGGAAGACCTACCAACGCTTAGGATGTTTGTCCGTATTATACTTTCTATAGATCTGAAAGTTATTTAAAGCATTTATAATAACTTTTCTATCCACATTACACATCTTGGCTAATGTATCAATAGACTTTTCCTGGTCTACATATTGGATCTCTAACCATTCTTTATTTTCATGGTTTTTCATTAAAAAAGTCTCTCGCTCTCTGATATAAATTTTCAGATTTGCTATGAGTGGCTATATGAATATGAGGATGCTCCATAAGTCCAATAAAATTCGGGGATCGATCATTAAAATGAATAGATATCTCATCTATATCCAAGTACACTCTAAGGTCATTTATGGTTTGAACTATATCTGCAAAGGTACTAAGTCCTTCTTGGCTATTTAACATATCGTTGGTTTGTCGATAATGTTTATTTGGAATAAAAACTAATTCAAAAGGTGTATTTGGAAACAACTCTTCATGCACAAAGTATTTTTCATTTTGGTATATGGGATTATGTTCATTGTCAAGGTTTAAGGTTTGATATTCTTTAAAATCATGATCTATATACACAGATAGATATCTGGTATCATTTTGTCCAAAAGTGACCCCTACGTGGTTCCAAATTTTATATTCTTTAGAATTTTCGGGGCATAGAAAACAAAAGTCTTCTCCACTTTTGGCATCAGTCATTATTCTGTAATATGACCGTTATCTTTTAATGCATCGTAAATAATGCCATTCATATAACGAAGTTGATAAGACTGCTCGTTAATGATTTTTTCAATTTCGGCGGGATCCATATTTTGCTGTGCTGCCATTTGTCTATTAAACTGTTCAACAGTTTCAGACATAATTTCTACTGCTGTATCCTTCATTGTATTCTCCTCTGGTGTTAACATGTTAAACCGAAAACGGTTGTATAACTATTATAGCGTATTGGCAAATATCCGTCAAACCTTATTTCCACTCTATTTCCTGGTCATATGTCACGCTATATTCATCTGTAAATATTTCAGCATATGAGATTATATCTTTTTGATACCTTACCAAGGTGTTTCGGCCTACTTTGTCAGCCATATACTTAACACCCTGGACTAATGGCTCAAAACTCATCTCTTGGGCTTCTAGGGCCGTATTAAGGGTATTGAGATAACGTTCCTTACCGTATCTCTTAGATGTAAATGATTGATCAACATATTCAAATCTTGCTTGCTTATCGTTATCCCGTGCAATGTCCGAATTGTCTGTTATGTACTTTGTTGCAGGATGTTCCATCCGTGTTGACCAGTTTCGCATGTTATTGCTGTACTTTTCCATATTGCGTAGAGTTGAATCAGCAAAGGCCATGCGTATAAGGTCAGATTCGGAGGTTTGAACCTCTGTTGCGAACGAAATTAAAAACGCAGTTGCGTAAGGAAACTTGTCGCTATATGTCGTGACGCCGAAGTGTACATTCGGATTGAACGACTTAGAAGACATAGCATCCTCTATCAAGCGCATATGATTTCCGAGTGAAACAAAACCTTCTCGATTCATGTCACAGTCTACAAATAAGCATTCCTCTGGGGAGATCCCGTCGGCGAGACATAAAAGATTTTTATCGTACGAACCCACTATTTTTGAACCGTTAAAACGCTCTAATAATTTTGCGGACATAAAACCATCCATGTCAGGGGATATAATTAAATTCTTAGAATGCTCCAGTGTATTAAGTATCTGTGTTTTCATTTAGTATAAACGTCCTTTATAATAATGTTATGACTGTGCAAGACTGGGCTTCCTTAATCGTAGCGATACTTACAATTGTATCATCAATCGCCTTCGCAATCAAGTGGATGGTAAAACATTATCTCAGCGAACTTAAGCCGAATTCTGGATCATCGATGAAAGATCAAATTTCGAGATTAGAAACCGCCGTTGATGACCAAAGAATTGACTCTATTAAATCTAGAGATCGCCAGGAAAAGAAACTCGACGAAATGTATGAAATTTTAATTAAGCACATTGCTGCTAACAATAAATAATTTGCTATATACTATATATAAAGATATCTTTTAAAACTATAAAGATAGTTCTTTTCTCTTATATATATTTAAGTATACACTATCGCAATCCTGGCATAAAAGACTTATGGTAATAAAACGGACATATCCAATTATAACAGTTTGGTAAACTTTAATATCATGTCTATATTGTCCCTTTTTGTGGTACAATTTTATAGTCTAATACCATGGTTTGTCCTATACCCACCGATCATGGTATTAGTCATTTTTCATGGTATAATCTAGTATTATGACTATCTGTGGACCTGAAGTTTTTGGCTATGACCCGATAAATATCAAGTGGTCTGTAGTTCGTGGTGATACTGCAACTATAAGAATCGACTTTTTAGAAAATGATGAAGTCTCATTATTTGATACTACTGGCTGGATTTTTAAAGCAAGTTCCTATGATCCAAAAACTCAGATAATTGATGATTTAGTAGTTTCTTCACATCCTGGATATGTAGTTGTTACCGCTTCTCCAGATATAACATCTTATTGGGGAACAACCTATAAAAGCATAGTTTCTGAATTAATTTTTGATCTTCAAGTTAAAATTGACGATACTGTCTGGACTCCAGTTATTGGAACAATAAATGTGATTGGCGATATTACAGGTACCATCTAATGCCAATTATAAAAGTATCCCATATAACTCCCATCCAATTGCCGTCAGCAATAAAAGTTTCAACAAATGGAAATGTAAAAGTTTTTAAAGTTAAAAAATAATTTACTGGAGGGTTTATGGTTTCTAAAAATATGGATTTTCCAATAAGCAAGAAGGCAGCATACGCATCTCAAGTTGAAAACCAGCAAAGTATAATTACAGATAGTTCTGTTGGATATATTCCAGTTCCAGGCCCTCAAGGACCAAGAGGTCTTCAAGGAGAAACTGGACAGCAAGGCCCTAAAGGTGAACCTGGACAAGATGGACAAAAAGGACAAAAGGGAGATACTGGACAAAAAGGACAGGATGGAAAAAGTTCTTTACCAAACTACAATCAGCCAGCAGGTTGGGCAAAGTACGTATCTGATAACCTGATACCAACAAAAACTGGAGCGTCTCAGGGAGAAGACGGATGGGTATCCTTAACTCTTGGAAATGTTTCACGTGAAACAGTTGAAAAATATCTTCCATCAAATTCTCAGGGTCTATATGGAAAAGAAACAAAAAGAATTAATCTTAAAGGATTAGAACTTGGCACCCAACTACAAATAACTTATGATTTTGAAATCACTACATATTCTTCAAATACAGAAGTATGGGTTAGATCATTTTTTCCTGAAAGCAAGTCTGAAGTTATATCTTTTGTAGCATCTTTAAAATATCAGTATTCCTATGAACTTTCTGTCACTCAAAACCTATTTTTAAATTCAGATGCAGACAAGATTTCTGGTATCAGTCCACAAGTTAGAACCGATATGGACGCCATAGTCTTGTTAAAAAGTATAGCAGTTTCAGTCAGGTAACATGGTATAATAAAATCATGGCATTCCCAGGCACAATGAACATTACATACTATAAAGGTGATACCTATGAATTTCGGGTATACCCAAAAAAGTCTGATGGAACAGCATATAACCTTCAGCAATTTGAACATGATCCAACCGCACTAAAAGGACCAAAATTTACAATTGCCCCAGTTAGAGGAGCAGTTGAAAGTGCTCAAATTAAAGCATATGTTTCTATATCTCCAGATAACACATATCTAACATGTGCAATTCGTCCAGGAGATGGTGAAAGACTAAGTTCTGTTGTTCAATATGTTTATGATATTCAGATAGTAGACCCTGCTTTGGGAGTTTCTGATTTGCAACCATATGATAAAGTTATTACAGTTTTAACTGGAATTATAACAGTAGTTGAAGATGTTACTCCTCAAGAATGGATAGTTTGATAAATGGTAGATGTTTTAGTTGATACAGAAGACATTACTGTTCTTGGAGGACCAGACTCAATAGACGTAGACCTAGATGTTGGTCCAAGCGGAGAAAGAGGAAGTAGAATTTTTACTTCTGTTGGAGATCCAAACATAGTATCTATAGGTGGAAATCAAACATTTAAGATTTTTGATTTATGTATAAATGTTAACCCATCAGATCCAGACTATCAATTTTTATATCAAAGAATAAGTAATTCTGGGAATGAAGAAATTTGGGAAAAAATCTTTAAAATGACAACAAATCAATATTCAGAAACAGAATCAAGAACTTTTGTTGCTGGAAAAGTTGACATAATTGTAAACCTTCTAGATATAGTCCCAGAAGACATGATAACTACCGTTCAGTCTTCAGATTTTGCTGTGATGCATAATATTTCTGGAAGTCAAAATCCAATAGCAAGTTCTATTCTAATAGGAGATATAGTAACCAATGGCACATCCCGTGGACTTCCAATAACCGTCAATGGCGCAAGCCTTCAGTCTGGAATCTGGTCAGATTTGTCTGGAAACTTAGTTGTTCATCTCTTTATTAGTATGGTATAATTTTTTAGAGGTGGTTAACAATGGCTCAAGATATAAATCCGAACTTAAACGGACCTTTTAATACTCAGATACCAGAATACGGTGACGCTGCAGATATTGTCGCAGCATTAAGGCTTTTTTTATATGGAACAACAACCCCTCCAACATCAACTTCAGAAATTCAAGAAAAATCAATTGCTCATCATTTACAATTGATGAAAAACGATATATCAGCAATTAATAGTAGAGGAATTGGATCTTCTGTAACAAATGATGCTCCAGTAACTCCAATAGAAGGATATGTCTGGATGAAGAAAAATTCATCTGCTTCCAATTCTGTTGTTTTTCCAAGTGCAATTTTTACAAATACTCCACCAGCATCAAATACAGTAACAGACGGAGCACTTTGGGTTGATAGAGACTCAGTTCCACTAACAATGTATATTTTTGATTCATTAACAAATGCATGGAAGCCGATAGGAGTATAATGTCAATAGTTAGCGATGAAGGTAAGTTAGCATACCTATACGATTCAGAACTAGATACATGGTATCCAGTAACTGGAAGTACAAACACAACTGCAAACTATGTTTGGAGTGGAACACATAAATATTTGAACTCAGCAACTTATGAAACTGTTGTACGTGCAAAAGGTGGAGTAAATAACTTTTTAAATCCATCATCACGAAATGACATTATTACAAATCCAGTTAATGGTCTTGTTTGCTTTATTCAGCAAACTGATAATGGAGACATTATAAATCAGATTCAATATTATTATAATGGATCTTGGAGAGAATATTCTGACTCTGTTTATTTAACTGCAGTAACTGCAAGCAAAACATTAAGTTTGGCAGATGTTGGAAAAACCTTAAAAATTACATCAAATAACGATGTTGTTATAACAGTACCAACCAATGCATCGGTTCCTATTGTAGTTGGTCAGCGTGTAGATTTAGTTAGATATGGAAGCGGTGGGGTCTTAATTAGCGAAGCAAGCGGTGTTACTATTTTAAGTAAAAATATGAATAAGAAAATTGCTGCAAGATATTCTGGTGGTTCGCTAGTAAAGACTGAAAACGATACCTGGATTCTTATTGGCGATTTGACAGCGTAGGGCTAATTATGGGTTGGATTAGCAAATGGTCTGCTTCAAAAGGAATGGTATCAGTACCAAACATTCTTGAGATATCAAAAGAAGCAGCAGAAGCACTAATTCAAACCAACGGTTTGACTGTAGGTGTTGCATCTACAATAACACAAGAAGATAATACAAAAACAAATACTGTAGCAACTCAAGCAAAAACTCCAGGAGTTTTAATTGATTATGAAAGCCCAATAGATTTTACATATAGAATATTTTCTTTTACTCCGTTTAGTGTATTTACATTTACACCAGTTACACCATTTACATTTACACCAGTTACGTTTTCATTTGTACCATTTTCAGTGTTTTCTTTTACTCCATTTACTGTTTTTACATTTACTCCTGCCCCAGTAGGTACAACAGTTGGCACCGTATCAGGAACTGCAACTGGAACAACTACAGCAACAATTAGTTGGACGTCAACAGGACAAGGTTCTTTTTTCTTGATGGTAGTTCCAAGATTCTCAGATGATGAACCAGGCTTTTCTGTAGAAGGCACCACCGCAACAACTGTTACTGCAACTGGCCTTACGCCAGATAATGTCCATGATATAACTCTTTTTGTATACCCTGGACCAGGAAGAACTGGTCAATCTGTTTTGGGTCAAGGAACGGTAAAAACAAATGCAGACACACCACCAATATTGGATAAAACAGTTCCAAATGTTGTAGGAATGACATCTGCAGCAGCACAAAGTGCAATCACAGCAGCAGGATTAGTTACTGGAAGTTTTGCAACAGGAACAACTACAAGCACTGCTGCTAATAGTGGCAAAGTACAAAGCCAATCACCATCATCAGGAACTGCAGTTGCTTCAGGAACAAGTGTAAATTTAACTATGTGGAATTACGTTGCTGCAGGATGTACAGTAGCAACAACATATACTTACGGTTGGGGAGAATGGGAGACATGCTCTAATGGAACACAGTCTAGATGGGCAACATATAGAGATTATTCTACAGTTAATGCAGACTGTTCTGTCAGCACTGGAACTCAATATTTTTATACAGTAGGAAATTCAGGTCCTTGGAGAGAGCAAAGAGATTGTTTAGTGACCTGCAATTCTTCTACTACCTATACCTATGATTGGGGCGATTGGGGAAACTGTAACGTAGACTCAAGAAGAAGATATGCTACAACAAGAACAGTAACCACTACTAATGCAGACTGCACTACTTCAAGTTATAGTCAAGCATTTTATATAGCAGGAAGGTCTGGACCTTGGGAAGAAAATGAAGCCTGTACTCCAGCATTTACTTTTACACCATTTGGAGTTTTTTCATTTGTACCATTTAGTGTGTTTACATTTACTCCAGTAGCCAAACCTCAATGTCCTGGAATGACCACTAGGGCAAGTAATTATACTTGTGCAGAATTAGGAAGAGAATATCTTGGAGGGCCTAATGACTATCAAATAGGAGTTGGAATGCAATGCTGTGGAGATTTAATTGATGCATTTACAGTATTTACATTTACACCCGTCCCAGCATTTTCAGTATTTACATTTACACCTTTCTATGTATTTGGATTCTCACCATTTGGTGTGTTTACATTTACTCCTACTGCTACATTTACATTTACACCAGCATTCTCGTTTACTCCTGCCCCATCAGGTTATGGCCCAGGATGTTACTATGCTTCAAATGAAGAGCAATGCCCAGGTGCATTTAATCCTGACAATAATGAGTGTTGTCCAGGTATGGCTTGAAGATTGCGGTAATATGATAGAATTGGTACTATGACAATAAATATTTATAAAAAAGAAAATTTAATTCTTTCTCTACCTGGAGAAAATGTTTTAGTTTCTTTTTTTAAAAATAGAGAAAATACAACATATACAATTGAACCAAATATAAAAAAAGAAGCAACACATATACTAAAATATTTTTTTGAAGGAAATTCATATTCTGTTATTATTAATGATATTATTGCAGAGTCTATACTAAATGAATATAGAACGGAATGGGTAAATGAGTGAAGAACTTTCAGCCTGGGAAAAATATAAACAAAACTTAGGAGAAACAAGACCGTGGGATTTTATTAAACCAAATACGGAATATGCTCATAAAAATGTTGCAGACCAAAGATATGAGATATGCAAGTCTTGTCCAAACCTTTTGCCAACCAAGCAATGCAAGTTGTGTGGATGTTTTATGGCTGCTAAATCAAAACTTTTGCATGCAACCTGCCCAGCAAACAAATGGCCTACTTAGGAAATTTCTTCATCCACATTCTGGTCTTTGGCGTAATGCCTTTCCAAGAAGACCAGTCGTCTCCACCATTTGTCATGTAGTATGCAATCTCTGCATTCTTGACGGGATTAAATAGTTCTGCATTTGAATCAAGATCAAACTTGTCTCTACGGTCAGGACCAAGGGAATCGATCATATTAATTTGAAACATGCCATAAGATGAGTCTCCAGTCTTATGATTGCCATTAAAAGCCAATGGTCGTCCATTAGATTCTTTTTTAGCAACCGCCCAAGCAACCACAAGGTCTTTACCCTTAAATCCTACTAGAGAAAGAAGTTCCTTTAGTTCAATATCGGTCAGAGATGTCTTATTCTCAAAACTCTCTAGTTTTTTTGCCTTAGAAACCAAAAAAACCTCTTTCGAGGCGGTTTCCGATGTCTGAGCCTGTTCCAGGCTAAGATTGTTCTTTGTATCAAGATCTGAAATAGCATTAGCAGAGTTTGACAAAACCGTTACTAGTACTACGATACTGAGTGTGCTAATGATCTCTTTGTTTCTTTCGATAAATTTAATCATAGTTTCCTCCTTAGAAAACAATAACACCTTGGTAGGTGTTACTACCTAGTATATCATGATATTTCTCTAAAAGTCAACTCTGAACAATGGTATAATAAAAGTACTATGGCAACAAAATTAAACGGTCTCGGCTTACCTTATCCTTTAGCAAGCGATAACGTTAATGTACACGGAGATATTGAAGATTTAGTAACTAAATTAGAAGAGATTCTTCCTCCATTAGGACTTTCATATTTTCAAATTAGTGTAAGAAATGAAACTGGATCTTCTATTTTAGCGGGGGATCCAGTATATGCTTCTGGCTATAGTTCTGGATCAGAAAGAACATTAATAACAAGACTAACTGGAACATCATCACAAACATTATTAGGTTTATCAAAAACAACAATAGCAAATAATTCAAACGGGGTTGTTGTAGTTGGTGGAGTTCTTGAAGGTTTAAATACTTCAACATTTGCAAGTGGGTCTATTCTCTACGTTGGACAAACTGGTGGATTAGTTGCTGGGGCCAATGACTCATCAGGAGCAAAACCAGCAAACTCTGGAGTTGCAGTAGGTATTGTTGCACACCAAGGAAATCCTGGAATAGTTATTGTTCAAGCAAAAGGAAATGGCACTTGGGGAGCACTGAAAAACGGTTTAGCATAATGACACAAAAAACAGCACTTGTTTTTGGTGCAGGAGGCTTCATTGGAAGCCACATGGTTAAAAGATTAAAATCAGAAGGATACTGGGTTCGTGGTGTTGATTTAAAACATCCAGACTTTTCAGAAACAGAAGCAGACGAGTTTATTGAAAGAGATTTATCCGTATATGAAAATGTTGAAAAAGTTATTCAGTTTAAAGGATATCAAGGAAACTTTTATCACGAAGTTCCTTATCGCTCTATAACTTCTTTTGATGAGGTATATCAATTTGCTGCCGATATGGGTGGGGCTGGATATATATTTACTGGTTTAAATGATTCTCAGATTATGGAAAACTCTGCTCTGATAAACCTTAATTTGTTAAGAGCACAGTCCAGGCTTAATGAAAAATATAATATAAATAAAACTAAAATATTTTATTCAAGTTCTGCATGTATGTATCCTGACTATAAGCAGTTAGATGTTAATAATCCTGGACTTAAGGAGTCTGATGCATACCCTGCAGATCCTGACAGTGAGTATGGCTGGGAAAAATTGTTTAGCGAAAGAATGTTTTTAGCCTTTAATAGAAATAATAAAATCCCAGTAGCCATTGCAAGATATCATAATATTTATGGACCAGAAGGAACTTGGGATGGTGGAAAAGAAAAGGCTCCTGCAGCAATGTGTCGAAAAGTTATACAAGCAGATGGATTTATAGAAATTTGGGGGGATGGAGAACAAACTCGATCATTCCTATACATAGATGAATGTATAGAAGCAACAAGAAGACTTATGGAGTCAGATTTTACTGGTCCTGTCAATATAGGTTCTGAAGAAATGGTTACTATAAATCAACTGGTAGATATTGCTTGTAGCATTGAAGGTAAAACTCTTAGTAAAATGCATATTCCTGGCCCACTTGGAGTTAGAGGAAGAAACTCTAACAATGATTTAGTTAGAGAAAAGTTAGATTGGGATTACTCAATGTCTCTTAAAGATGGAATCAAACAAACATATGAATGGATAAAAAAACAAAATGGATAACTTTTTATTTTACAGATTGCACCATGCAGGACTAACAAACAGACTGTTTAGTTTAGAAGTAGGACTTGGTCTTTCTTGTATAACAAAGAAAAAACTTGTTATCTATAATTTACTTGATAAGCAACAAAATTGGCTTGATAGTTTTCCAATTAGTGATAATGTTGTTTTTGGAAAAAGAGATTCAATTGTTAAAAGAGAAATGGTAAACTTTTTTGAGTTAATAGATTTTGATAAATCTTTGGTTTGGGAGTATATTGCTTTTGGAAAAATAGATCAGTTTTCTAAAGATGAAATTAAAATATCTGATAACTTATTTTTAGATTATGCAAATGTTAATAAAGAAATTCAAGTAGGGGCTGAGCATTTTAATAAAAAAGAATTAATTTTTGAAGAAGGCAAGTCGTATAATATGTCTGGTCCAAACCTGGCCAACCGTGAAACTTTTTTTGCCAATCAAGATGATGAATTTTTAAATAAGATAAAGGTGACTTTTAAAGAGGAGTATGTTGATTTAGCAAACAAGGTTGCTAAGAGTCTTGGAGAATTTCGTGGCATGCACGTAAGGCTTACAGATCATGCAGAAAGAACATTTAGTTTTTCAGAGAAAGATTTTGATAAAGCGCTTAAAAATAATGATTTAAAAACTGTAGTATTAACAGATGATGTAAACAATGAAATATTTAAAAATAAAGATATTGTATTTTTAGATGACTACATTGTAGATAATTTTTCAAATGAGTTTTTGGCTTTACCTAGTCAGTCAGAAATTGTTTTTGGTCTGATTGGATTATTAGTAATGTGTCAGTCAAAGGATTTTATTGGAACCCCTAGAAGCACTTTTACTGCCTATATTCAAAGAGAGATGTTTTGTTCTAAAAAGTCAGATGCTTTTAGATTTATAGGCTATGATGACTTCACAGAGTTTCCAAAAGACTGGGTATAAACTAAAGATTCGTGGTATAATTTAAAAATGGCAACAAGCAGAAATTCTCAAAAATCTCAGTACGATGTTGGCTCAAAGCCACCACAGGTTACTTGGACATTTGTCCGTGGGGACACTGCCTCATTTAAAGTTTATGTAACGGATGATTTGGAAGCACCTTTAAATGTTCCAGACTGGGCAATTGCTATGAAAATTAAAAGACCCAATACCACTCCAGCACTTATTAGTGACGATGCTTCGGTTGTTATGACTCTAAGTCCCGCTGCAGATCCAGACGACCTTCCAGGAGAATTTACAGTATTTTTATCAGCAACACAATCTTTAACATTGCAGACTGGAGACATATTTGATATTCAGTTGTCTGCCCCAGGGAATGAGACTGTTTGGACAGTTTGCCAGGGTAGCGTAATTGTTATTGAAGATGTAACTGATTAATGGCTACTTCAATAATCAATAATAATACTAAGAGAAAAGTTTCAGCAATTAATGCTGTAACTTACGGGGCTATAAAGATTTCAAAGCCTTCCCCTATAGTTAAGATTAACGAAGTATTACCATTTAGAATACGTATAACAAACATTCAGATTCCAGGCTATTCCGCATCATCTCCAGCACCAATTGGCATTGCTGTAATTGGTTTGAATAACTATATACTTTAAAATACATGCTATAATCTCACTATGGCAAAGATATCAGTCCCAGGAGTAAAGAGTCTATTTCAAACAGGTGATAGACCTACTCAAGAAAATTACGTAGATTTAATCGATACCCTTGTTTCTCAGTCAACAGATTTGGGATCAGCGGGTAACAATGAAAACACAGTCAATGGAATTGAGAACGTAACTGTTATTGATAACTTTGATGCAACAGTTTGGCGTTTGGTTAAGTATATTGTTTCAATATCAAAGACCTCCGCAGGGGACAATAAGTTCTACGCAACTGAACTAAGTATTCTTGTTGACGGTGCAAATGTATCAGTCAGCGAGTATGGAACAATCGACAATGATGGGAATATTGGCACCATTAATGTCTCTCGCACTGGAAATACCGTGGCCTTAACAGTCACTCCAGATCCTGCGATCAAGCCAGTCACTGTACGATATGCTCGTATGGGACTTAAGGCATAATAAAAGGAGATATAAAAAATGGCAACAGTAAATAAAGATTTTAAAATTAAGAGTGGTCTCATTGTTGAAGGTACAACAGCGACAGTTAACAATTTTGACGTTCTTACAAAGAAGCAAGCAGATCAAGACTACATTGTTAGTCTTATTGGCGGAACAGCCACATCTGCTAACGAAGCAAACAAGGTTGTAAAGCGTGATGCTAATGGTAACTTTGCTGCAGGAACAATTACAGCAGATTTAACTGGTAACGTAACAGGAACAGTATCAAGCCTTTCAAACCACGATACTGCAGACCTTGCAGAAAATGCAACAAATAAGTACTTTACAAACCAAAGAGCACTTGATGCTACAGCAGCAGCATACGATGCAGCAGGAACTGCAGCAACAGAAGCAGGACTTGTAGCAGGAGATCTTGCAGATCACGAATCTGATACTTCTGCACACGGTGTAACTGGTAACGTAGTAGGAACATCAGACACACAAACATTAACAAATAAGACTATTGGAGATACACTTAACTTCACTGGCGCAGGATCAATGACAATCAATTCTGATTCTCATATCGTTCTTACTCCAGCAGCAGGTTCTTCTGTTAAGTGGGGTGCAGATGTTCTTGCAACTCAGGCTTACGCAGATCAAGCAGAAGCAGATGCAATTTCAACATCAGAAACTTACACAGATACAGCAATAACAGGTCTTAACCTTGCAACAACATATGATGCAAAGGGTGCAGCAGCACAGGCACTTGTAGATTCTAAGGCTTACACAGATCAGGAAGTTTCTGATCTTGTTGGAGCAGCACCAGCACTACTTGACACATTGAATGAGTTGTCTGCAGCAATTGCTAACAACCCATCTTATGCTACTGACGCTGCTAACGCAGTTGCTGGAAGAGTAGCAAAGGCTGGAGATACAATGACTGGAGCCTTGACATTGTCAGGAGCACCAACATTAAATCTACATGCAGCAACAAAGGGTTATGTAGATGGAGAAATTTCAACTCTTGATACAGCAGCACAAGGTTATGCAGATGGCGCAGAGACAGATGCTAAAGCATACACAGACACTCGTGAAGGCTTAATCACAACTGCTTACCAGAACTATGCAGATCAGGCTGAAGTAGATGCAAAGGCATACACAGACACTCGTGAGACAGCAATTACAACTGCTTATCAGACATATGCAGATCAGGCTGAAGTAGATGCAAAGGCTTATGCTGATGCACTTACAACATCTGATGTTGCAGAAGGAACTTCTCAATACTTTACAACAACTCGTGCTAAGACTGCAGCAGCAGCACTTATCGTTGGTGCTACAAAGACAAACATTACAATAACAGGTGATGAAAACGGTCTTGTAATATCAGCAGAAAATGGTGTAGCAGATTCTACAACAACTGATCTTGCAGAAGGTACAAACAAGTACTTTACAGATGCTCGTGCTCGTGCTGCAGTAGATGGAACAACTCGTTCATTTACAGCGGTTGCGTTAAACTCGGTTGCTAAGCAAGTTGCAGCAACACTGTCAGCACCAACAGCAGGAATTCAGGTAGCACATGCTTTTGCAAAGGCTGACTACCGTTCAGCAGAATACCTTGTAAAGGTTGCCTACGGAACACACACTGAAATCTCAAAGGTACTTTTAACACTTGATACTTCAGACAATATTGCAATTACTGAGTACGGAATTGTTGGAACTAATGGTTCAGCATCAACAATTTCAGCAGGTATTTCAGGAACAGATGTACAACTTCTAGTAACAACTGCCAACAACACCTCAACAGTGACTGTTGTCGGAACACTAGTAGCGTAATAAAAAATAAAAATAGTTGGAAGAGGGAGTAGTAAATGACAACAGTCGATAAAGACTTCAGAGTCAAGAATGGATTAGTCGTATCAAACGGCGGTACATTCGGAGATGCAGTAACAGTGGGAGATCCAACTCTTGCTTCACATGCAGCAACTAAGGAGTATGTCGATAGTCGTTCAATGGCTGTAGGCACAACTGCTCCTTCTTCACCAACTAATGGAACACAATGGTTAGACACTTTAACAAGTAGAATTAATTTTTATTACAACGGTTCTTGGTATACCCAAGCAACTATTGATGATACAAACACACTTCCAGAGCACATTCACGATACTGCAATTGATGGAACAGGTTTCATTGTTTCGCAGTTCTATAATGCTGGAACTTTTAATAGCCCATTGGGTGTAGGTTTGGATGCTGGTGGACCAAGTGATACAACTTGGACAGTAGTATTCGATGGCGGTAGTGCAGTAGATAATTTCAATTAATAAATTGATGTTATAATAAGAGAATAATGGGCAGCCCCCATAAGGAGAGATAAATGGCAACTAGAATGCAACAGCGTAGAGGTACTGCGTCACAATGGACTGCAGCAAACCCAGTATTAGCAGCAGGTGAAATTGGTTTTGAAACTGATTCAGGTATGTTTAAGATGGGTGACGGTACCAACCAATGGTCTGCCCTGTCGTATTTTAAAGATTTTGGAGACCTTGATACTTCAGGTTTTATTTTAGATTCACAAATGGCTGTACCTGGTGGTGTTGCCACACTTAATAGCCAAGGCCAAGTTCCTATCTCACAACTAGGGTCTCTTATAACAAATGCCCCAGCAGCACTCGACACTCTTGGAGAATTAGCCAGTGCAGTAGACATGATTGGATCCGTAGTTAATGGTGCAGTTAATACACACAATGCGGATACAACAAATGTCCATGGAATTACAGATACAACTGTTCTTGCTACAAATGCAACAGTTGCTACAGCAATTTCAACTGCTATCACAGAGTTTAGCAACGACTCAACAAACATTCATGGTATTGCAGATACAACATTGCTTGCAACAAAAGCATTTGTTGAGTCTGAAATTGATGCATCAGAAACAAGTATGACAACTGCAAGAAATACATATGTTGCAACTGAAATAGAGACAGCAATTAATACCCATACTGCAGATACCACAAATGTTCATGGAATTGCTGACACAGCCCTTCTTTCTACAAAGGCATATGCAGATGCAGCAGCAGATGCAGCAGAGACAGCAGCAACACAGACAGCAGCATCTTATACAGATACAGCAATTGGAACACATGGAACAGATACAACAAACGTTCATGGAATTGCTGACACAGCACTTCTTGCAACTACAGCAAATGTAGCAACTGCAAAGTCAGAGGCTATTGCAGCAGCAGATACCGCTGCAACTACTGCTCTTGGAACACACTCATCAGATACAACTTCTGTTCACGGAATTGCAGATACTTCAGTTCTTGAAACATCTTCTGGAGCACAGGCTAAGGCAGATGCAGCAGTTCTTGCTCACGGATCAGATACAACTGATGTTCATGGTATTGCTGATACTTCAGCACTTGCCACAAAGACATACGCTGATTCAGCAGTAGGATCTCACCAAGCAGACACAACTGACGTTCATGGAATTGCTAATACAGCCCTTCTAGCAACTACAGCAAACGTAGCAACTGCTAAAACAGAAGCAATTGCAGATGCTGCAACAGCAGCAGGAACAGCACTTACAACACATAATTCAGCAACAACAAACGTTCATGGTATTGCTGATACAGCAGCACTTGCTACTAAGACATACTCTGATTCAGCATTGTCATCACATGCTACAGACACTACAGATATCCACGGAATTGCTGATACAGCAGCCTTGGCTACTAAGACATATGTAGATACTGCAGATGCTTTGAAGGCATCAGTTGCATCACCAGCATTTACTGGTACACCAACTGCTCCTACAGCAACAGCAGGAACAAATAATACTCAGATAGCAACAACAGCATATGCTGACTCAGCAATTGCAGCGTTAGTTGCTTCAGCACCTGGAACTCTTAATACATTAAATGAGTTGGCAACAGCACTGGGTAGCGATGCAAACTTCTCAACTACAATGACAAATGCTCTTGCTCTTAAGGCAAGTAAAACTGAACTTGATTCAGCAACACTGTCATCATTTAATACACAGACAACAAGTTATACACTTGCTCTATCTGATGCAACAAATATGGTTGAAACAAACTCTTCAAGCGCAACAACTATAACTGTTCCAACTAATGCTACAGTAGCATTTCCAATAGGAACATCTGTTGACGTTTTCCAAAAGGGAACTGGACAAACAACAATTGCTGCAGCATCAGGAGTAACAATTTATTATACTCCAGGACTAAAACTTCGTGCTCAGTACTCAGGTGGAACGCTAACAAAGCGTGATACCAATATCTGGATCCTTTCAGGCGATCTAACAGCATAATTAAAATACAAATAAGAAAAGGGGAATAAAATGCCAATTCGTAAAGGTGGTAAAGCAGGAAAGCAGTCAAAGACTGTTCCAAGATATCAGGCGATTAGCCCAACAGAACCAACGATTGTTTCTGTAGTTAACTCTGGTTTTACATACTTAAGTGGACAGTTTACAATTACATTTACAGCCCCAACATACGGAGCAGCACCAACATCCTATACCCTTACAGCATATAACCCAAATTATGGAAATAAGACTTTCCCTGGTGTAACTTCTTCACCTTACGTAGCCACAGGTCTTCGTGGCGGAGCAAACTACACATGGACAATTAAAGCAGTTAACACATCATATGGAGATTCAAGCGAATATAATGCTGGATCAGTAGCATCTATTACAGTTCCTGATGCACCAACATCAGTTACAGCCTCTTCACCAACTGGAGCAGGCTACGATAGCGTATCTTGGCAAGCACCTGCAGATAATGGCGGAGCAGCAATAACAAACTATGAAATTACATCATCAGATGGAAAGACAGTTTATACTTCTGGAACATCTATAAATGTAAACCAAGAAGCAGGAACATCACAGACATATCGTGTTCGTGCCTATAACTCAAAGGGATGGTCAGAACTATCTAGTGCCTCTGCATCCGTAACAACATTCTCATTTACACCGTTTGGTGTATTCTCGTTTGCTCCATTTGGAGTATTCTCGTTTACACCAGTGTTCTCATTTGCACCGTTTGGAGTGTTCTCATTTGCACCATTTGGCGTATTCTCGTTTACACCATTCGGAGTGTTTTCATTCACACCTATATTCTCGTTTACTCCATTTGGAGTGTTCTCGTTTGCCCCATTCGGAGTGTTCTCATTTATTCCATTTAGCGTATTTTCGTTTGCACCTGTAACACCATTTTCAGTGTTTTCATTTACTCCTTTCTACGTGTTTGGATTCTCACCATTCAGTGTATTCGGATTCTCACCATTCTCACCATTCTCAGTGTTTGGATTCTCACCATTCGGTGTATTCGGATTCTCACCATTCGGTGTATTCGGATTCTCACCATTCGGTGTATTCGGATTCTCACCATGGTCAGGATACTACTCTCTTGGACCTAAGACTAAGGTTAGAATGTCTGATGGAAGCCTTAAAGAGGCTCAAGATCTTAATGTTGGCGATGAATTAAAGTCATTGTCTCTTCCAGGACTTGAAAATACAGAGTCAGCAACAATCTATGATTGGTCAGCATCAGCAGACTTAACTACAGCAGAAAATGTTGTAACAACAATTAATAGAATAAGCACACACCCTGTAGACTCAACAGTTAGACTAAATGGAGACGCATTCTCTCCAAACCACCTAATTCTTGTACAAAGAGCAGGAGTATCAACATTTGAATGGGCTAAAGATATAGTTCAAACAGACTTGGTATGGGATTACTCTTTATCAGCGTGGTCACCTATTACTGAACTTGAAGTTCTTGAGGGAACAACAAATGTTATCACAATTAACTGTGAGCCTTATGACATATTCTTCACTGAGCATTCACTTACTCATGATGGTAAAGACTTCTACGATCAGACTCAAACACCACAAGCGTAGCATGTGATATACTTTATTTACTAGTTGAATAGGGGAAAAATATGAATTCAAACTACCCACCGATGGTGGAAAGTACAAGCAGGTCTCCACAACCTCATAGGTTTTTTGAGAGATTTCTTGGTAATGATTTAAACAAGTTGTCAGCAGATCTTCAAGATCGATATACTAAAATTCAAAACGCAGAAATTATTGGCGTAACTCCAGTTGGAGAAAATGAAATATGGAAGCAGTCAAACAGTGTTTCAACAATGAAGTGGAGACAATATAATGTTTTCCAATTTCACAGTAAAGAACTTTATAGCCTATACAAGGCAATTGGAGATATGACAAAAGAAGCATGTGACTATTATGGTGTTGATTTTAATGCAAACCAATATATGCTTCAGGGATGGTTTAACATTACCAATAAAGGCAAAGGCAAACTAGATTGGCATGATCATGGTCCAGAAGGCGCCCCAAACTTCCATGGATACTATTGTGTAAAGGCTGCTCCATCAACAACACATTATCGTGTATTCAATAAAAATGTTGAGAATGTTAATATTGATAATAGAGCAATTCTTTCTGAAATGGGACATCCACACGCCATGGCTGACTGGGACTGGGAAGGTCCAAGAATTACTGTTGCATACGATGTTATTCCATTAAGAGACCTAATTACTCACGGCATGGGTCAAGAACAGCATTGGATCCCATTATCATGATAGCGATGTCTAAACCACCACATAAGTTTTTTGATAAGATTATTGATAATGATTTAGACTCTTTATTTGATTACCTTGTTGATGATCAAAAAAAGATGGTTGCAGGACAAAGAGATTTTATTCCAAAAGAAGAACTAATTGGAGTAAATGAAGATCATGGGCCTTCGACACAACTGGCTCATCACTATAACATATTTGACAAAAACACATATAGTCACCCAGGATTAGATAAACTAAAAGACACCCTGAGAGACTTAGTTTTTGAAGCATCTGCTTATTATGGTATTGATTTTAATGAGCAAGAATATGCAATTAAAGGCTGGTATAACTTAGACAAGAAGATGCTACCTGGAACAAGAGAGCAATGGCTTGCTGCTAATCCAGATGAATCTTCTGTAAAAATGAACTTGCACGACCATATGGGAGGTCAAGGCGCTCCAGTATTTCATGGTTATTATTGTGTAAATGCAGAGCCTTCTGTAACTTTTTATCAAATTGATAGAGTTAAAGATTTTGACAATGTTAATATTAACAATAGAGCAATTGTTTCAGAAACTGGTCACCCTCATACAAGAGATTTATGGTGGAGTGAAAAGAGCAGAATTACTATTGCATATGATATTTGTCCAAGAGGTCTTGGCGTAGATTCACTATGGGTAGAACTTTAATATCTAAAAAGATTTTGTGTTTTGTTTTTGGTCACAAGGTTGTTACTAAGTCTTGTCCAGTTACAAGTGCATCAAGATCTTATTGTGAAAGATGTTTTCCTATTTCTCATGATAGAGGTATGAGTTTCTCTTAACTCTAAACTATAGATTAAGGTAGAGTTTTACTTTTTTAAAAACTCTGCTATACTTAGGCTATTCCGTTTTTGAAAGGACGATACATATTATGTCAGATTTTTTTAGTTTTAAACTTCCAGAAGACTTCGTAGAAAAGTACAAGAGCCAAGAAAGCCCATTTGGGTTTAAGGATGCAGCAGAAAATTCACTTGGAGAGATTACTTTTATTCGTACATATTCTCGCATGAAGGAAGATGGAACTAAGGAAAGATGGCATGATGTTTGTCGTCGTGTAATCGAGGGCATGTATTCAGTACAAAAGAATCATGCTAAAGAAAACCGTCTTCCATGGAATGATTACAAGGCTCAGAAGTCTGCTCAAGAAGCCTTCCAGAGAATGTTTGAATTAAAGTGGACGCCACCAGGAAGAGGTATGTGGACTTTTGGAACTCATATGACAATGGAGAAGAAGAACTCAGCAGCACTTCAAAATTGTGCAATGGTATCTACAAAAGACCTTGATAAAAATGATCCAGGAGCCCTATTTGCTTGGGTTATGGATGCTCTTATGCTTGGAATCGGTGTAGGGTTTGACACTGTGGGACAGGAAAAGAATTTCTTAATCTCTGCTCCAACAGAGCCAGAACAGGTGTTCGAAATTCCAGACACTCGTGAAGGATGGGTTGAGTCAGTAAGAATTCTTCTTAACTCTTACCTAAGACCAAATCAGTCTATTCAGAAGTTTAACTACGACCTTATCAGACCTCTAGGAGCACCAATTAAAGGCTTTGGAGGGGTCGCCAGCGGTCCAGCACCACTTATTCAACTACATACACAGATAGACCGTGTAATTGGCGGTAGAGTAGGAGAAACCTTAGATTCTCGTGCTATTACAGATATCATTAATCTTATTGGTACCTGCGTAGTATCAGGAAATGTTCGTCGTTCAGCAACACTTGCTTTAGGCGCAGCAGGAGACGAAGATTTTATTAATCTTAAGAACTCAGAAGTATTTCCAGAGCGGAACTCTTTTGACCCAGAAAATCCAGGATGGGCATGGATGTCAAACAATTCAATTTCTGCAACAGTTGGAATGGAATACGAAAAGTATACTGATCTAATTGTTAATAACGGAGAGCCAGGTTTTATTTGGCTTGATGTTGCTCGTAACTATGGTCGTCTTGCAGATCCAGCAGATGGAAAAGACTATCGAGTTATGGGCTTTAATCCTTGTGCGGAGCAGCCATTGGAGTCATACGAATTATGTACGCTTGTAGAAGTGCACTTAAATCGTCATGAATCTAAGGAGGACTTCCTCAAGACATTAAAGTTTGCTTACCTGTATGGTAAAACTGTTACTCTTCTTCCAACACACTGGCCACAAACAAACGGTATCATGCAACGTAATCGTCGTATTGGGACATCTCTTACTGGTATTGCATCATTTGCAGATCAAAAAGGTTTGCCAACAGTTCGTGAATGGATGGACGAAGGATACAACAAGATTCGTCATTATGATCACCAATATTCAGAATGGCTGTGTGTTCGTGAATCAATTCGTGTAACAACAGTTAAGCCATCAGGATCAGTTTCAATTCTTTCTGGTGCAACTCCTGGAGTTCACTGGGGTCCTGGAGGAGAGTTCTTCCTTCGTGCCGTTCGTTTTGGAAACACAGATCCAATGATTCATTTGTTCAAAGCAGCAGGGTACACAATTGAAGATGACGTAGTATCAGCAAATACATCAGTAGTTTATTTCCCAATCAAATCAGGACAAAAACGTTCTGAAAAAGATGTAACATTATTTGAAAAGATTGCACTTGCTGCAACTGCTCAAAAATACTGGTCAGATAATGGAGTTTCTGTAACACTTTCATTTGATAAAGAAACAGAATCTAAGCATGTTGCCCCAGCGCTTAATATGTATGAGGGACAACTAAAGGCAGTCTCGTTCCTTCCAATGGGAAACCATACATATCCACAACAACCCTATACTCAGATTACCGAAGAGGAGTATAATGGTTATATTGGCAAATTGAAGCACATTGACTTTGGAGCAATTTACGACGGTGTAGATAATCTTGAGGCTCAAGGTGAAGCATATTGCACAACAGACTATTGCGAAATTAAGGTGAAATAATGGAAGACTTAAAATCAAAAGTAATATATGTAAAAGAGTTTATGCCAAAAGAATTGGCTTTATCTATTGCAGAATATTCTAAATCTCACACACTTCTTTTTACAGAATATGGTAATGGAGAAAAAGAATTTACAGTTCATACTTATCACGAAATACAAAGAAATGATCAGTCTATTTTAGACATTATGCAGGAATATGCTAAAAAAGTTTATGATTTTGTTGTTGGTAGTTACGAAGGTCCTTTTCAATCATTCTTAGATGAAAAAACTCATATTGCAAAGTTTACTCCAGGCGAGGGTATGCACGAACACTATGATATGAATAGACCTAACGACATTGCAACTATCCTGTATCTAAATAATGATTATGTTGGTGGAGATATTTATTTCCCAGCATTAGGAATATCCCATAAGCCAGAACCAGGAGATCTTCTTTGTTTCCCAGATAATCCAGACTACGTTCACGGAGTTAGAGGGATTGAAGATGGAATCCGCTATACAACACCACGTTGGTTTACACGGATTGTGTGATAAAATAGACTAGGAGGACCTATGTCTATTGCTTCAAATTTATATGCAGAAAAAGTGTTTGCACAGCACCCTACTGTCCTATGGTCTTTAGATGATAAAGCAGACTATGTTTCTCAAATATCAGAAGAGCAAAGAGGCTTAAGTTTTTGGAAAGTAAATAATGGGCAAAAAGAGTTATTCATAACAGATGATGCTCCATTTGAAAACAGCATCGTAACAAAAATAACAGCCAATCCTTCTCCAGTTAATATTAAAAGCGTCACAAGATATTTGAGTGACGATATTAAAAATTTCAAAGATCTTGACCAGTCTCTAAAGACTATGGCAATAGGAGCATACTTTAAATCTTTTAGTCAAAACGCTTCTAGATTTTCAGTAGGATATGAATACTTTGATGAATCTTCAGGAACTGTTATTACAAAGTTAAAGTCTTTTGATACTTCAATAACTGATTCCTGGATATTTATTGGTGATACGTTTAGGATACCAGAAGACGATGTAACAATGCGTCTAGTTTTTGAAATTGATTATTTTGGTGATGCAGAAAATAGCGAGATAGTTGTACTTCTTAATGGTTTTTCTTTTGGGCAATGGTGTGAAGAATTTCATTCAGGGTCTTTGGGAAGTTCTATTGTTAATATACCAGAAACAATTTCTACAACAGCAACAAAAGGAATTGAGGCTTTTGCATACTCAAGATCTGACCAAAAGGGATACTATCTTCTTAATGGATTAATGAATCTTAAGGCAAAAAACTTTGGAGTTCCTATTGTATATGGATCCCAGAACTCAACTCAAATTTATTATAATAATGAAAATCCATCTTTGATATTGCCAGGAAATGGATTTTTAAATCAGTCTGGTAAAAATAAACAATATACTTTAGAATTTTGGGCTAATGTAAACTCAAAAACTTATGATAGGAAAAGAATAGTAGGCCCGTTAAACTCAGAAGACGGAATATATGTTGATGGAAACTTTGTAGGTCTTAAGGTTGGGGATAACTATCAAACACACTATGTTGCTGAGTGGGGAAGACCTATGCTATTTCATTTATATGTTAGTAAGAGCAGAACGACATTATCTCTAAATGGAGAAAAAGTTATAGATTTTCAATTAACAGAAAATAACTACGTACCACAAAATAAACTTGACTCAAACTCAAAAGATCAAGATTGGATTGGCTTTTATGCACACCAAGATATCCCAAATATATCAATTGACTGCGTTGGACTCTATCCATATGAAATCTCTGATCAACTAGGCAAGATACGATTTATCTATGGTCAAGGCGTAGAGTTTCCAGAAAATATCAATACAGCCTATAGCGGTTCTTCTGTTTACATAGATTATGCTTTTGCTAATTATGCTAATAACTATTCGTACCCCTCTCTTGGTACTTGGTCGCAAGGAATTGGCAATAATGTTTCTATTGATAAAAATAAGTTGACTGTTCCAGAATATCCTTTACCAGAAATTATTTTGTCAAGTAAAACAGAGTCTGATCTTTTTTCTGCTTGCTTGGCAATTCAAAATGAATTTGAAAATTTTATCACATTTAGGCCTATAACAAGTTGGTCTTCAGAAAATGGATATTTAAGATACAACAACTTAAGTTTTTTAAATGAGGAAGTCAGCATAATCTATGGAGTATTTAAGGCAAAGTCTTTAGAAGGAACTCAGTCATTAATTAGAATTGTTGATGAAATTTCTGGAAATTATTTTTCAATAGACATAGTTGATCTTAAATTAAAATATACTTTGTTTTATGGTGGGCAGGAAGATATAATTTATCTATCACCAAAAAACATATTAGTAAATGATATCTTTTCAGCAGGGATAGATCTCAGAGTTTTATCTGACTACTATGCACAAAATGTTTCTTCATTTTTTGGCAATATTGGATCTCTTTCAATTTATATAGGTGGAACAAAGTCATTTGATCAAACATTCTCTGGAAACATATATACTGTTGGATTTTGCAATGCAAGAAATGCTTTAAAAATTAAGCATTTGTTTAATGAAACTGGACTTCCAATAGACTATGAAGATGTTTTTGCAACATTTCCTTCTAGTGTAGAACTAGATGGAGGAGACAAATACTTTGGTAGCCAGTCTGGATATTTTGACTATATTAACGATGGAGGAAATGCTTCATCATTTATTAACGATAGTCTTTTAACTCACATGGCAAGTTGCACCTTGCTTCCAAAAGAAGATTTTGGCATTTTAAGGCTTGGACTAGATATAAATTCATACTGGGAAGATTCAGTTCCTTTGTCTAATTTAGCAACATATGTAAAAGACGCAAAAGGAGATGAGTATTATAATCTTGACTTTATTCAGTTTAATTTAGACTATGACTCACCTCAAAAATTAAAAGAAAGCGATACTTCAGGAGGATCGTGGAAATATGGTGATACAGTTTTTATAGAAGGAACAACAAAAACAATAAAATCTTTATATGAAAAATACTCAATTCCAACATCACAAAAATATTCTTCTTTAGATAATCATCTTTATACTGGCTATGATGACTACGATGATTTAAAGAATAACTCAGTAAAAACATATACTTATGATACTAGCAAATCTATAGTCAAGTCTTATATTTCTTTTAAGTTTTCAGCATCTTCTTATAATCAGCCTGACTTATTTTTTGAAAATACACAGTCAGTCCCTAAAGATGGAATAGTTTATCCAGAAACAAATTGGATAAATACAAAATATGAAGTTGTAAATAATTCAATTATTTATCCTCCAAAATCATCTAATGTCAATGATGTGTCCATTGTTACTCATATTGATTTTTTTATTAAAGATGCAAAAATAAAAAAGCCAATGATTAAGTTTTTGCAGTATTCTTCTCAAGCATTAAATGATACATCTCCTAACGCTGTAGGAACAAGATTTGGAATACCCATGTATCCTTATACAAAGACTGGAAGTTATTATGATTATAAGTCTAATAATCCATTTTCTATTTACAAAGGAAGTTCGCCATATCTTTATTTGACAAAAAGAAGCGGAATAGAACTAAGAGGGCAAAACAACCCAAGTATCAACCGTGGCATATCTATACCACTTAATCAGACAAAATCTTTAGATTATAACTTAATGGTTTTACAGGCATGCATCAAATATTCAGACGACACATTCCCATTTTCTGAAGTTGAGATATTTGAGATAAAATCTTCAAATAAGCATATTAAGTTTTACCTTGTTGCAAACAACCCTGATGGTACACGTGCAAAGATCTACGCTATAAATGCAAAAACTGGAGCGCTTGAAAATGGAGTTGGTTTTTACCTTAATGGAGCACTTGTATCAAATCCAGTCATATCAATAGATGAATGGTCTTTCCTTGGCATATCGTTTCCAGAGTTACTATACTTTTATGGTACAACTGGATATCTTCATATTAACGGTCCACTAATGATGAATACAATTTCTTATTATCAGTCAACAAACTTACAGGAAGTTCAAAAGACTAATAAAAGACTTTGGTTTAGAGTTAGATATTCTCCCCAAGGAGAGTACCCATGGACTTTCTGGTACCCAGCATTATGGAACGGAGTTCTTGTCCTTTCTTCAAAATCTTACTACGGAGTAGACCCTTCTGATATTTATAAGAGTTATGTTGGAACAAATAAGGTTATTATTGATTCAGATTCCATGTTTACGTTAAAAGATTATGATTATTTCATTTCTACGGATGTAGGCTGGTCAGCGCAAACCCTAAGTGCAATCTAGTATGGTATACTTGTGGTTATGGATTCACTAATAGACCCAAAAACTGGTCAACCAATTGTAAAGAATGTAAGACGCCAAGTCATTGAAAAGAACTATGACTGGGGTTTATATGTATACAAAAAGGCAAATGGAAAATGGTTTACAGACGGGAATGGCTCTGTGCTTAACATTCCTTCAGATAAGAATGATATATCTAGAATGGCAGAACTAAAAAAGACTGCAATGCATTACGGAGATCCAGGAGACGGAACTTGCGTATTTGTTCCAGGGTTAACAAGGGTTTCAGAAGAAGAATATTCTGAACAAGTAGATCGTATGAAGTCTGGACTTCTTCCAAACCTAAACGATCTTGGTGCTGTTCAAGCAGCCAAAGACACAATCGCTCTTTATGGAGAGGAAGACTAATGTCAGAAGATAACGAATACATCATCGGAGCAAGTATTGATGAATCAAATAGAACAGAAGACTTGTTTTCAAAATCAGATCCTTTTAACGGAAACTGGGATACTCTAAAAGGCCTTGACGGACTAGAGGCAAATTTTAAAAGACGCATAAGCAGATCTTCAACAAAGATGGTTGAGCCAACAACGCAATATACAACTGCAGCACTTGCTGGAAAAAGCGGTATTGACGGAGCACAGTCAAAAGAAATAAACCCAGGCCTAGTATATGTAAACGGCTACGGAATGTTTGATGTTATCACACCACCATGGAACCTTTATGAATTGGCAAACTACTATGACACATCATTTGCAAACCACGCAGCAATCGATGCCAAGGTAGAAAACATTGTTGGACTTGGATATGAGTTCAAGGTTTCTCCAAGAACAATGTTAAGGCTTGAATCTTCAGAAGATAACAGTGCTACACAAAAAGCACGTAAGAGAATTGAAAGAGCAAAGATTGAAGTAAGAGACTGGCTAGAGTCATTAAATGATGACGATTCTTTTACTGCAACAATGGAAAAGGTTTACACAGATCTACAGTCTACAGGTAACGGATATCTAGAAATTGGCAGAACTATTCGTGGAGAGATTGGATATGTAGGACATATTCCTTCCACAACTATGAGAGTTAGAAGAATTAAAGATGGATATGTTCAGATTATTGGAAATAAGATTGTTTACTTCCGTAACTTTGGTGCAAAGAATCAGAATCCATTAACTACAGATGCAAGACCAAATGAGATTATTCATTTTAAACAATACTCACCACTAAATACATTTTATGGTGTGCCAGATATTATGTCTGCAATAAATTCTCTACATGGAGATTCTCTTGCGTCTCAGTACAATATTGATTATTTTGCTAACAAGGCAGTGCCAAGATATGTTATTACTTTAAAGGGTGCTAAACTATCAAGTGACGCAGAAGATAAGATGTTTAGATTCTTACAGACAAGTCTAAAAGGTCAATCACACAGAACGCTATATATTCCACTACCAGGAGATAGCGATACAAATAAAGTTGAATTCAAGATGGATCCCATCGAAGACGGTATACAAGACGGCTCATTTAAAGAGTATCGTAAACAAAACCGTGATGATATCCTGGTAGCACATCAAGTGCCACTATCTAAACTTGGAGGTGGCGATTCTGGATCTATTGCAGCAGCACTTGCACAGGATCGCACCTTTAAGGAGCAGGTAGCAAGACCAGCCCAGCGACAACTTGAGAAAATGATCAATAAAGTCATTAGAGAAAAGACAGATATTCTTGAGTTTGCATTTAATGAACTCACCCTTACAGATGAAATTGCTCAGTCTCAAATTCTTGAACGCTATGTCAAAAATCAAATCATTACTCCAAATGAGGCACGTGTTGTTCTTGATATGCCACAGCGTGAGGGTGGAGATGAAGTTCTTGAACTCAAGCCTGCTGCAGCAGCAGAGGCAAATACAACAAGAGCAAGAGATTCGGAACGAACAAATAATAATTCAGACAGCACATCAACAGTTGCTGGAAGAGGCCCAAAGGGAGAGGGAAGAAAAACTCCCTAATGCCCGATTTGTCCACATTGTGATATAATTGTTAAAAGGGGTTTATAATATGATGGTGAGCAATATATCCAAGGCCCATTGGAATTCAGATGGGGACAATCTGCGTCTTTCAATGCCTTTTAGCAAGGTAGACAAAGAGCGACGTACCGTATCTGGTTTTGCGTCCCTTGATAACATTGATAAGCAAAATGATATTGTAACAGCAGAAGCATCTATGGAAGCATTTGCAAAATTCCGTGGGAACATTAGAGAAATGCATCAGCCATTAGCAGTAGGCAAGATGGTAGACTTCAAAGCAGAAAAATACTTTGATCCAGAAACAAAGAAATTCTATAATGGAGTATTTGTATCTGCATATGTTTCAAAGGGTGCACAAGATACTTGGGAAAAAGTTCTAGATGGAACTCTTGCTGGTTTTTCTATTGGCGGAAGAATGAATAAGTGGGATGACGGATATGATGAAAAGTCAGACACACAAATTAGAATTATTAAGCAATATGATTTGGTAGAGTTAAGTCTTGTAGATTCACCAGCAAATCAATTTGCAAATATTGTTTCTGTTGAAAAAGTTGATGGCGTAGATGTTATTAAAGCAGATGAAACAGTATTAGAAAATGTTTTTTATGATAAAGAATCTGGTATCGTTATGGTTTCAGAAAATGAATCCGAAGTCAGCCCAACTTCTGGAGAAGCAATGGAAAATATAGGGTTCGTTGAAAAAACGGATAATGAAAAAATAGAAATGATAAAATTCTTAGTTGATAGTGCTAAAGGCATTAATACTTCTAAGATTAACAAGGAGGTAAGTCCTATGACAAAAGCAAAAGCAAAAGTTGAAAAGACTGATGTAGTTGAAGATGTTGTGGTCGCTCCAGAGGCAGATGCCGTGGTTGAAGAAGTTACAGAAGAGGTTGCAAAAGCAGAAGAGATTGAAACAACAGATGTTGTTAAATCAGATGAAGCACCAGCAGCAGAGACTGAAGAAGCACCAGTTGCAGAAACAGTTGAAGAAGTAGCAGACGCAGACGCAGATGTATCTAAGTCAGATGACGTAGTTGCTGAAGCAATTACCGAAATCAAGAATAATCTAACATCAGCCTTTAGCGATCTATTGTCAACAGTTAAGTCTTTGCAAGCAGAAGTAGAACTTCTTAAGTCTTCAAAGGTAGATGTTGATACAGTAAAGAGTTCGTTTGAAGCAGTTGCAAAAGATATTGCAGCAGTTTCAGGTGAATTTAATGAATTTGGAAAACGAGTAGACGCTGTGGAAGCAGAAACCGCATTCCGAAAGTCTGGAGATATCGGCGATATCTTTCAGTCTCAACCTGAAATGGTTGAAAAATCCCTATGGGGCGGTAGTTTCCTCAAAACAGCCGATCTATTCAAATGAACAAATCACTAGGAGGTGACAATATGTCAGAAGAAATAATCAAAAACCAGCCAGGCGCTGCAGGAGATCTAGGTGCAACAGCACCAGGACTTTACCAGGGTCAAGGTGCTTTCGCATCAGGTGGTGTTGGTGGAGTAACAGATCCAGGTGCATCGACACTTGGTAATATTCCAACAGCAACTCTTGGATCAACAAGCGGAGCAAATGCTGTTAACCCTAGTGGTTCAGCGGCTTCTGGAATTTTGCGCCCCGAGCAGGCACGTCGTTTTATCGACTATGTTTGGGATGCAACAGTATTAGCAAAGGATGGCCGTCGTGTAACAATGAAGGCTAATTCTATGGAACTTGAGAAGGTAAACGTCGGTGAGCGTGTAATCAGAGCAGCAGCGCAAGCAGTTGGTAACTACACAAACACAGGTGCAACATTCTCTAAGGTCGAACTTACTACCAAGAAGATTCGTCTTGATTGGGAAGTAACAGCAGAATCATTGGAAGATGGTGTAGAAGGTGACGCTCTAGAAGATCACTTAGTACGCTTGATGACCAACGCATTCGCAAATGATATCGAAGATCTCGCTATCAATGGTGATGGTGCAACAGGAGCATTCTTGTCAATCATGCCAGGCTTTATCAAGAAGGTAAAGACAAACGGAGATGCACATGAGTCAGTAGTAACCGTAGCAGATAATGCTTGGACACCTGATGTAATGCAGGGCATCATCAATGCAATGCCACGTAAGTACCGTGCACTTAAGAACAATCTTAAGTTCTACGCAGGTACAGATGCATTCGGAGGAATCGTTAAGAATAACGGTACCCTTGCTGATGCAGTTGCAGAAGCATTTGCAGGCCAGATGCCAGGATCAACCCAGGCAAACCGCCAGTCATACCTTGATGGTATCGGACAGACATTCGGTGGAGCACGTACAACACGTGTTCTCGGAATTGAAGTTCAGGAAGTTCCTTACTACCCAGCAGGCTATATCGACTTGACATTCCCTGCAAACCGTGTATGGGGATTCCAGCGTGACATCACTGTAAACCGTGAATACGTAGCAAAGAAGGACACAATTGAGTACACAGTATTCGTCCGCTTTGGTATTCAGTGGGAAGAAGAGGATGCAATCGCATTCGCTGACGCTGCAGCAGAGTAATCTGTAAACAGTACCTTTAATGGGGGGCGGGAGTTCACTCTCCTGTCCCCCTTAATACTTTAATGATATAATACAAACAAGGAGGATATAATGGAAAATAATTTTAATGAAAACGTAACAGAAGATTCAACAGTTCTTCCAGTAGAAGAAGTTGTAGAAACTCCAGCACCAGAGGTTGTAGAAACACCAGTTGTAGAAATTGCGGTAGAGCCAAGAACTCTTCCTGTTGAAGATCCAACACCAGTTGTAGCAGAGGCCCCAAAGGCTCCTGATCAGGCCCTAGGCTTTCTAAAGAGTGGTGCTATTGGTTCAATGGCAGCAGATGGTCCAAAGCCATCAGACGCTCCAAAGGCTGATAATTCTGACAAGGTCGCAATTCATTCTACAAGAAATGTTTCATGGCCAGAGGCTGGCAAGGTTTATCGTGGATTTAATATTGTTACTAAGGCTGCTGCTGATAAGTGGTTGTCTCGTGATCATATTAGACTTGCAACACCAGATGAACTAAAAGCAGCATTGGAAAACTAATATGGAAATATTGAGAGTTCCGCCATATGATGTTATTTTTATAGAGCACTATTTGGTGCCAATTGGGTCTGACGACTTTGTTGTAAAAGTAATAGATATGGCGGATCTTTCAGTAACAGAAACAACATATTCAAATCCTCAAACAGGAGTAAGACTATCCTCATCAGTTTCAGGAAGATATGATAATGACTATAAAGTAGAAGTTTTTGCCAATGATAGTTCTGATGCTACAAATTTAGTTTACGAAGAGTTTTATGAAATAATTAGACCATACTCAAACCCAGAAGACAACGGAACAACTGCATCCGAAATTGCTGAGTATGCCCTAAAAGAAGAAATTGCAAGAGCAGTAATTGATTCAGTGATCCAAGATGGATTTTACTATGAAAAAAAGGTTTTAGAGGTATCTGGAAATGGTTCTGACTATGTCCCAGTCTGGGATAATGTAAAGAAAATTTTATCAGTATATGAAAATAATGTTCTTGTTGAAGACAGATCTTATTCTGTAACTCCAGACAAGTCTGCAATTGTCGAGTCTTCTTCAGACTTAATTGACAGAATGGAAGGCGCTCCAATTATTATTCCTGCTGGACAATCAGATACAATTGATACAACATTTATTTATCGTGGGTTTGCAAGAGGTTGGGATTATAGATTTGTTATTGAGCACGGATACGAGACTGTTCCATCAGACATAAGACGTGCTACAGAGATGTTAATTCATGATATTGATTGTGGAAAATTAGACTACTATAAAAGATATATTTCATCATATAATACAGACCAATTTAAAATACAATTTGATAAAGGTCTTTTTGAGGGAACAGGAAATATAATTGTAGACAAGATACTTTCAAAGTATGCTAAGTCTATTAAAAAAATTGGGGTTTTATAATGGCCGTGTGCGAAGATCCAGACTTCATGTTTCCAATGCAAGCGTCTTTATACTACCCAATAGTTGAGCAAGGAAATTATGGAGCAATTAAAAAGCAATGGATATTAGACAGAACAGTAGCCTGCAACTTCACATCTGGCGGATCAGCATTTAAAGAAGAAGTTAAGCCTAATGTAAACATAACAACAAACTCAATTCTGGTTGGAAGAACAAAAAGCGATATTCGTTTTTCAAGCAGAGAAGATGCTCAGGCAATGACAAACATATTGCTTACAGATATTTCGGATCAAACTGGAAACAGAATATTTCTTGAAACATCTGGACCGAGAGTTGGAAAGCCAACACTATTTGAAATTGCAACATTTGAACCTGTAACTGGAGCCTTTGGCAGTATTGAATACTATAGAATAATTATTCGTAGATCAGAAAATCAAACAGGTGACCTATGAGAGTTACTACAGAAAGTAAAAGATTTAAAAAAGAAATGGACAACATTATGTCTTATTCTTTTGGATTTCTAGATGGAGTTCAAAAAGGAAAGACGCAATTATTTAATGACTTAGCCCCACAGATTGTTGAACTTGCTTCACAGTATATTGATTCAAATGCTAGAGTTACCCCAGAACTTTTACACCACGTTTATGAATGGACACTGACTGGTAGTCCAAAAGCAAGATTGTTTGACATAGACTATACAATTAGTCCTCTTGGAATTTCTTTTAAATCAAATCTACGCCAATCAACATCTATAAAAGAAGGTTCTAACGTTCCATTTTCTGACAAAGCAAAGATTATGGAAGCAGGTCTTCCCGTAACAATTAAGCCAAAGAAAGCAAACGTTCTGTCTTTTGATATTGACGGAGAGCAAATATTTACATCAAACCCAGTTGTAGTTACCAATCCTGGAGGAGAAACAAAGGGTCAGTTTGAAAAAGTAATCAATGAATTCTTTGGAGTATATTTCCGTCAATCATTTTTAAAAACAAGTGGTTTATCTAAACAGTTTAAATATCCAAAAGCATACAAAAAAGATCTGCCAGCAGGAAGCAAGTCTGGAAGATCTCAAGGGATAAAAACAGGGTATCGCTGGATTGCTAATGCAAGTTTGATAGGAGTTAAATAATGTCAGCACTAATACATCATCCACCAAGTATAATCAATAAGTATCTTGCAGCAAAGATAGATGAAAGATTTGGAACTGGAGAGGCAACATATTTCTTTCCAACTCTTCCAACAGACATTGACTCTTTGACACAGACTTTTCCAAACAGCAATGGACTTTTTGCGGTATATGACAGAATGTTTAGAATGCGTAGAGGCCCATTTCCACATATAAAGTGTGAGCAGGTCTTATACTACTTTTATGCTACAGGTAATGCAACAATGCTTCCACAGGAGCAAATGGTTCACATCCAGCAGTATGTTAGCGACCTACTAGACTCTGGAGATGAGTCTGCAGAAGAAATTAACAACTGGGCAAGAGAAAATGTAGGACTATGGTCAGCAGAATCTAAGCCTGTATTCTTTCATCATTTTAAGATCTATCAACTAGAAGAAGTAAGAGATATCATTGATTTTGGAACAGCCAGAACATATGCGGGGAATAAGATGATCATCGACTACGACTGGCACAAATCAGACTAGTAAAAATAGTGATATAATAGGAGCGAGGAAACAAGCGCTTCAAATTCTAACAAGGAAAAAGAGGTGGAAGCATGGCATATACAAAAGGTAATTCCAGCAACATTATTGTTGGTGCAGCAGCACTGTTCGTAAAGAACGCAACTGGAACTATGGCAACAACACCAGCATTCGTACCTGGGACAAAGTATGTTGATACACTATCAGCAACTTCAGGTCCAACAGGTTTTACAAATGTTGGTTATACAAGCAACGGACTAGAACTACAGTTCCAACCAGACTTCGGTGAAGTTAACGTGGATCAGGTTCTTGACGTAGCAAAACTATTTAAGCAGGGCATGCAGGTAACAATGGCAACATCTTTCGCAGAGGCAACTCTAGAAAACTTGCTCATTGCAATTGCTCGTCCAGAAACAGATCTAGATTCAACTGATGAAGATGCTGTCGAACTTGATATTTCTGCAGGAGACTTGGGCGATGTCCCAGTTGAGCGTGGTCTTATTGCAGTAGGTTCAGGTTATGGTGGAGCAGACAAGGAAGTTGAGCGTATTTACTCAGCATACCGTGCAATCTCAATTGAGAATGTTTCTGTATCATCAAAGCGTGACGAGGCTTCAATGTTTGAAGTTTCATTCCGTTTGCTACCAAACAACGACGGTTCATACGGTAAGATCGTAGACCGCACACGATAATACAACTTAATAAAGCAGATAGCCCAGTCTTTCGAGATTGGGCTTTTCTGTTTGGTATACTTGTTTTATGACAACAAAAATATACGACTCTTTGACTATTCATTTAATTGATGATACTCCTGTTGAGGTTTCTCCATTAAAAATAAAATACTTAAGAGAGTTTATGATTGCTTTTGAAGTTGTCAAGGAATCTAAAAATGATGAAGAAGGTATGGAAGCATTATCAGAGTGCGTAAGAATATCTATGAAACAGTACTATCCTAAAATATCTAATAGTATAGAAGATGTACAGGATAATTTAGATATGCCAACTGTGTATGAAGTACTAGCCATTGCTGCTGGAATTAAAATAAACGAAAAAGAAGAAGAGCCAGTTGTAGAGCAGGCAAAAGAAAGCGGTACATCTTGGGAAGGCTTAGATCTTGCAGCATTAGAATCAGAAGTGTTTCTTCTTGGTATATGGAAAGACTACGAAGAACTAGAACTATCTTTGTCAATGCCAGAACTGTCTGCTACCTTGGCAGCAAAAAGAGACCAGGAATATCGACACAACAAGTTTTTAGCAGCAATGCAAGGTGTAGATTTAGACAAGAGTCTTGGCAAAAAAGATGAATGGGAAGAAATGAAGTCAAGAGTATTTAGTAAAGGTGAAGCAAAAGATGCAAATGATATCCTTTCTTATCAAGGAATAAAGGCAAAGCAGGCTGGTTTTGGTATAAATATGGGTCTAGAGTACGAAACAATTTAGTCAAAAAATAGGCTCTCAGCGTGGTATAATTAATTACTACCACAAGGGGGAAATACAATGGCAGCAAAGACTCAAGAGAAAAATGAAATATCATTTCTTGATGGAACAACGATTGAAGTAAGACCACTTAAACTGTCTCTTCTTAAGCCTTTCATGAAGCGCTTTGGAGAATTGGCGACAGTGGCAGATGATAACGAAAAGTCAATGGATGTATTAGTTGATTGCGTACAGATTGCCCTAAAGCAGTACAAGGCAGATATCGCAGAAGATAGAGAAAACCTAGAAGAAATCTTAGATCTTCCAACGGTATACAAAATTATTGAAGTAGCAGCAGGAATCAATCTTGGTGATACAGCAAATATTGTAAATTCAATTCGATAGACAAAAAATGAAAAGGGGTGTTATGAACAGTGTCTGATGTAAATGCTAACATAGGTATACATTTTGACACCGCAGGTGCGCTGGCAGAGTTGCGTAGACTCCAAGGAGCACTTAGTAAATTTCATCAATCCCTAGCACAAGGTAACGTTGCAGCAGCAAATGCCCAAAAGGGTTTAAATGCTGCGATGCTCCAGTCTATAAATTCGACTGGGCAGTTTTCTGCAAGTCAGATTAGGGCGCAAACTAGTACACATGCTTTCACCTCTGCACTAGAAAAAAACCAGTTAAGCCTTAAGCAATACTTCAGATATTCCGCTGCTGCTGCAACTGCCAATACTAAGGTTCTTAGTCGTGCTTTTGCAGCAGAGCGTGAAATCTTTAACCGTGCAAGACGTGACAGAGTAAAGGCAATTCAGTCTCAGTATATTCAGTTGGCAAAGGCTAACGGAGGGCTTGTCGATGCGATCAGGGTAATGCCAAGAACCCTTGCAATGACTAATGGTAAGTTTACAGAACTTGGTACACGCATACAGTACGCAGCACAAAGACAACAACTTCTTAATCAATTACTAAAGCAAGGCTCTACTAGCCTTTTAAACTACGGTAAGAATATGCAGTGGGCTGGTCGTCAGTTAATGGTTGGTTTGACAATACCATTAATGATGTTTATGGGTGCAGCATCGAAGGCTTTTAGAGAACTAGAAAAAGAAACAGTTAACTTTAGGCGTGTTTATGGAAACATGATGACCTCTGACGCAGAGGCAAATACAGCAGTTGAAAATATTAAACGAATTGGTGTTGAGTACACAAAGTTTGGTCTATCAGTAAAAGACACAATGGCAATGGCAGCCAAGGCTGCTGCTGCAGGTTTTTCTGGCAAAGCACTTGAAGAGCAAGTAAAGACAGCAACTAAGTTAGCAGTTCTTGGTCAAGTTGATCAACAGCAAGCACTTGAAACAACAATTTCATTAACTAACTCATTTGGCATTGCAGCAGAAGATCTTGCAAAGAAAATTGACTTCCTTAACGCAGTAGAAAACCAGACAGTACTTTCTATTGAAGATTTAACAATTGCCATCCCTAAAGCAGCACCAGTTGTTAAGCAACTTGGTGGTTCTGTAGAAGATCTTGCTTTCTTCCTTACTGCAATGAAGGAAGGTGGAATTAATGCATCAGAAGGTGCTAACGCACTTAAGTCTGGTCTTGCAGCATTAATTAATCCAACAGCAAAAGCCTCAGCAATGCTTGCTGGTATGGGCATTAATATAGATGGAATTGTTGAGCAAAATGCTGGAAACTTAAAGAATACGGTTATTGGTTTTGCACAAGCACTTGATACTCTTGATCCTCTTAACCGTGCAAGAGCAATTGAGCAGATGTTTGGCAAGTTCCAGTTTGCCCGTCTATCAACTTTGTTCCAGAATATTACAGCAGATGGATCACAAGCAAGCAGAACATTGGCACTTGCTGGAGCATCTGTTCAAGATCTTGCAATCCTGTCTGAGCGAGAATTAGGAAAGGTTGAAGATGCTGTTGGAGTAAAATTCCAGGCAGCAATTGAAAAGTTTAAAGTAGAAATAATGCCTTTAGGAAAGGCATTCCTAGAAGCCCTTACTCCAGTAGTTAAATTCTTTGGCGGGTTAATGGAGAAGTTTAATAATCTTAGTGATGGAACAAAGAAGTTTGTAACCATCATGCTTGCAGTGCTTGGTGGAATAGGACCAGTAGTTCTTATGACATTTGGTTTACTTGCTAACGGCGTTGCAAACGTTATTAAATTCTTTGCAATGCTTCGTGGCGGAATTGCTAAACTAAATGGTCAGACTAAGTTACTTGGTTCAGGGTTTGACTATTTAACTCAAGATCAACTTGAAAATACAGTACAGTCTAACGCACTTCACGGTGCTCACCAAAAACTTATTCAGGTATTTGGAGTAGAAAGAGCATCTGTAGAATCACTTGGAAGGGCTTATCAGACAGCAGCATCCCAAGCAAGAACTCTTGCAGCATCAAGCCCTGGACTTTTTACAGGTGGCAAAGCAGGAGCAAATGCAGCCAAGGCTGGACTAAAAATAAGAAAGTATAAAGACGGAGTTCTAACAGTTCCAGGACCAAAGGGTGCTGGAGATATTCAACCAGCAATGCTTGCTCCAGGTGAAGCAGTTATTCCAGCAAAGTTAACTGAAAAGCATCATGGACTTCTTAAGGCAATATTTACCGATAGTGTTCCAGGACATATGGCTGGAAAGTTGCCAGCAGCAAAACTAGGGCCTCAAGTAAAACCGCTATCTCCTCAACTAGAGTCACTGAGAAAAGCACAAGATGCAAGACGCCAAGCACAACATGAAAGAAATTTAGCAAGGTACCCTTGGATTAAACCACAAATTGATGCATATAGAAAATCTCAATCTTCTTCTCAACCACTATTTTTAGGAATGCCAAAGTCTTTTGATGCAGTAACAAAGAGAATGCAGCAAGAGTTAACACTAAAGCAAGTTGCAGAAGCAGCAAAAAATAGTAGATTTGGATCAATGGCCCCAACTGACTTTGGTAGAAAAATTGCAGACTCATCTGGAAGAAGTTTCCCAGTTCCTGGTATTGGCGGTATGTATCAAAAGCCAAATGGAGATAAAGTATTTGTAAAACCAATGATGGACGAAAAGGCTGCCCTTGCAGAACAAAGAGCAACCATAATAGCAAGACAAGCACACGGTCTTGATACACCAGTACAAACTGTCAGAACAATGCGTGATCCCTTAGATCCTTCTGGAAAAAGAAAAATTATTGTTCTTGAATCCCCATTTGATCCTAAATTTGCTGAAAAGAATATGGGTGGTAAGTTTAGCAAGGATGAATATTTTAAACAGTTAGTAGCAGCAAATCTAAGAGGAGACAAAGATTTACACGGAGGAAACCTATCTGGTAACAAACTTGCAGATGTAGGAACTGCTGGAGTATTTAAGATGGCTTCTGGTTTAAGAGATTATGCAAAACCAAAAGATATGCTTTCAATGGAAAAGATGGCCAATATTAATCTGTTGGGAGAAAAGGGTGGGGCAAGAAGGTTCTTTGCTGAATCAACATTACCAATTCCAAAGGGTATGACCGCAGCAGAATATAACACTGCAATGCGAAAAGAGATTGAAACAGTTCTTCCAAAACTAAGACAAACCGTAAAGGGGTTCTCATTAAATAAAGATGAAAAAGTTGTCTACAATGGAATGATCAAAAGACTTGAAGAGGGTCTAAAGGTTGATTGGTCACAATATCACGCAGTTCATTCTGCAGTCAAACCTTCAACACCAAAGCAAGCAACAGCAGCACAGATTATTAAAAAGTTTGAAGAGCAACAATTAAAAAAGAGACAGTCAGGACACGCTAATCAAGATTTTTGGGTAAGTGGTCGCATGGCTGGAGTTATTCCAGATGGCCCAACACAAGCAAAGGCTATGCCTCCACACGTTGTTGACATTGAAAGATATATGGACGACCTTGTTCGTAGCCCAGAAATTACAGAAAAAACAAGAGAAGCCTGGAGAAAAAAGAAACCACTATTCCTTAAGAACTTGGCAGCCCAAACAGTTCAAGGCCCAGATGGACTAATCTTTACTGGTCGTAAAGGAGAAAAAGGCGCAACTGTTGATCATCTAAAACAAAGTATGAGGTATCTTTTTGATATTGATTCTCAAAAGGGTAAGAGAGTATCAGATGGATCGTTTGCTAACTGGAGTAAATTAAAAGAGCGATTAACAATTGGTGGACCAACAAAGGCTGCTGGTGGATTTAAATCTAATAATATTGAAGGGTACAAAGAGTATAAGGCAGTATTAGCAGAGACAGAAGCAAAGAACAAAGCCCTTGGAGCACAAGGAGAAGTTTCTAAGTTAAAGGCTTATATGCAAGAGAAGTATCCAAACCTAGATTCTGGAAAAATAGCAAGACTTGTTCAAATGGAAGCAGCACACGTAGAACCAGGAAAAGCAGAAAAGGGACAAAGTTCAATTGCAAGGGCTGCAGAGAAATGGAATAAGGGTTACGCTTTTGGTGATTTAGGTGCAGTAAACAACTATTTAACCGAAAAAAGAACATCAAATTTAATAGCCTGGGACAAGAAATATGGAAATCTTTTAGGTACAAATAGTGGAGAGTATAACGCTGCTGCAAGATTCCTTGCTACTGGAAGACATCCAGTTACAGCACAAGAAGCAATGCTGGTTTCTAAAGCAGCAGAGTTAGAATTAAAAGCCCATGCACTTCTAGAAACTAAAAAAGCACCACCAGGATTGTCTGGAATGATCAACCCAGAAACAAAGTATGCAGCCGAAGCAGCAAAGTTTATTCTAGATGAAAGAACTGGAAAAGGCAAGACTTTTTACGATGACATAAAAAAATATAAGCAACTTATTGATTTACGTTTAAACAAAAGAACTGGTGAATTTATTCTTGCTACTCCTGGAGAAGGACTTCGAGATAATAAAACTGGTAAAATAAAAGAAATAAAACCAACTTCTGGAAAAGCAAAAACTGGTACGGTAAAAAGAGTTGGAGGAACAGCAGATGATACAAGAGTTATTAAGCAGCCAGCAGGGACAACAGTTGTTCCTAAAAAAGATATGCCAAGACAAACAATGCGTGTTCGTGGTAAGGCTAAGGGCGATACTTGGATTGAAAAAAGAGTTGCACTACAAAAGGCTGGTGCAACAGAAGCACAGTTAGCACAGGCTCTTCGTGACCATGAAAAATTACAAGAAAAAGCAAGAGCAGCAAGTCTTAAAGCAGCACAAGACAAAGCAGCAGCAGAAGCAAAAGCAGCAAGAACTGCAGAGATGCGAGCCAATGAAGAAAAAAATAGGGCAGATCGTGAGCGTCGTGCTGAACTAACTAAACAGCGTGAAGAAGAAGCAGCAGCAAGAAAGCAAAAGGCAGAGAATAAGCAAACCCGTAAATTAAATCTAGCAGCAAGACAAGAAAGAGTTGGCAAAGTTGCAGGACCTGCTGCTGGTGCTCTTGGTGCTGTAGCAATGGGTGCGATGATGGGAGGAGCAGACGCAAAAGTTACAACAGGATTGTTTGCAGCCTCTGCAGTAGCAGGAATGCTTCCAATGCTTATGAATCCTTGGCAGGCTGCAGCAGTAGCCCTAACGGCAGTTGTTGGAGCAGTATGGCTTTATAAAAAATCTATGGACAATGCAAGAAAAGAAGGTGTTGCTTTAGGTAACTCTATGTCCATGACAACAGATAAACTTATAGAAATTTCTAAAATAACAAAAACAGTAAGTGCTACTGAGTCTGCAAATAAACGAAGAGCAGACATGGCGTCTGGTGTTGATGCAGAAACAAGAAAGTCTGGACAAACTTACTTAACCTCTGCACCAGGAAAAGCACTTCTAGAAGACATTAATGTTCAAGCAAAAAATGGATCATCTCAACAAGATATAGGAAAAAATATAGCAACACAACTTGGAGTTGCAATAACTCAAGGCGTTATTACTATGGATCAGGCAAGAAGTATTGCTTCAGCACTTGGAGAGCAGTTGGGAAGTTATACAATTCCAGCAGTAATTACTGGAGAACTTTCAGAACTACTTGGTCCTAATGGTCAAGATTTGCTTAAAGATCCTCTTATAGTAATTGCAAAGTTGCAACAAAATGCAATGGATCAGCAAAAGGTTGCATTTGATAACGCAGTTGCAACAAAAGGTGGATTTTCTGCTGAAAAGTTATCATCAAATAATGCACTAAAAGCAGCACCAGTTGTCGCAGCAACATCAATAGCAGCACTTGCTGCAGCAAATATCTGGAACCCAGTCGGCTGGGGATTAGCAGTAGCATCTATTGGACTTTTTGCTAAAGGCATGTGGGATGCAAACAAAGCAAGCCAAGAAAAAGCAAAACTAGATTCAGCAGCAGTTCAAATGGCTATCGCAAATCTTGAAAGTGGAAATAATTCTATTGATGCTCTTAATAAGCAATACGATATTAAGTTATCAATGGCAAAAACAGATAAAGAAAGAGCAATCATTGAAAAAGATAGAGCAAGAGATCTTGCACTTTTAACTGCTCAAAATAAAACAAATCTAGAAACACTTGTTGCACAAAAAGATGTTATAGGTGCAACTGCTTTTAATGATGCAGTAAAGGTTTCTGTTGGAGAAAGATATAAAGACTCTTCAAGTGCTATGAAAACTTTTGCTGATAACTCTGTAACAAGACTTGAAGGAATGAAAGATAGTACCTTTAAGAGTGTTCTTCAACTAGAACTTGGAGCAGGATCTATAGATCCATTTGTTGCTATAAGGTTGGCTGATCTTGCTGAAAATAGTGAAACATTTGTTACAAATTTTGAACTATTGGTTGGAGTTACTGGAAGTTCAGCAGAAGCAAATGTTGTTATGCAAATGCTTATGAAGGGTGGAGCAACAGATACGACAATAGAAACAACTGTTGCGTACATTTCTGCTCCAGAAAATAAAGCAAATATTAAAGAAAATACAGAAGCAATAAATATTCTTTCTAACATGAAGGCTAAGTACGGAACTACTGTTGATATGAACGTTGATGGTATCAACAAAATTAAAAAAGTTGCAGCATTTAAAAAGACACTTGATAAAATAACTGGTCCAAATGGAAAGCCAAAAACAATTTTAACAAAACTTGAGGTTCAGCAAAAAGCAGATGCAGGCGATCAAACAATGAAAGATATTCTTGCTCAATGGAATATGCTTGTTGGAGCAGATGGAACACAAATAACAACAACTATGATGATGGACTTTGTTGCTTCTGGAGATTCAAATGTTATTGATGCATATCTTGCTGCAAAAGGCATAAACACTGCAGGAATGCCAAGAGAATTTATTAATAAAACTTATGGCGTAGCAGCACAAGCCTGGAACGTAGGAAATGCTAAGGGAGCAAATGCTGGTCCAAAAATTCCTGGTGTTGATCCACTAAAAGAAAAAGCAGAACGAGCAGCAACCCCAATTGATGACTTGATGACAAGACTTAAGAATGTTCGACTTGCAGCAATTGATGCTGAAGGTGGAATTAAGGCTTTGTTTAAGGCTGTGTCTGGTGGACAAATTGGTAATAAATTTAACGGTATACAACAACAACTAATGGGTATGAAATCTGGCAAGCCTACTCAGGCAACAGATCCTACTAAAGGTTATAATGGACAGTTCATTGACTGGTTTACTGGTCTTGACAAAACAGAGCAGGCTAAATATGGCAAGGTTGCAACTAAAAAGGTTAAGAGTGGCAAGAATAAAGGCAGAGTAATTGATCCAAACGATCCTAAAGGTAAAAAATTATTAAAGGATGGCGCTAAGGTTGGAGATCTTGTCCTAAATAAGGCTGGAAAAGAAGTTGCGGCTGGATTTAACAAAGCAATTATTGGTGACTTCAATGTAGCACAAATTCAGACAATCAGAAACTTTGATCAGCAGTCAATTGTTATGAAGAAATTAGCGGCACTGGGAATGACTAATACTCAAATCCAAAGAGTATTAAGTGATGAGGCATACACAACTGCAATTGCAACAGGTCAAATTACAGACGAAGAACTCAAGATTAACAATGCTCTTGCTGTTCAAGCAGACACAAGAGACAAGATTAACAACATAGTTTCTCAAGGAGCAAGAGCAAGACAAGAAAATGCAGATATGGCAAGAAGACAAGAACTTCAGGCATTTCTTGCATCATCTGGTTTGTCTCGTGGAATATCAGAAGGAGCAATGACAGATGCCCTTGGAGATCCAGAACAACTCAGCACCCTACTTGCAGCAATGGATGCAGTTAAAAATAAGACTGCTGGTGCAAATGCATCACTACAAGATGTAGTTGATTCTTTAAATGAAATTAAAAAGAATTCAGATATTAAGGTAAACATTACAAAAACAGTATCAGAAATTATTATGGGTGGTGCATCTGCTGCTCAAGAAGCCCTTGGAATAAAATCAAGACTAAGATCACGAATGACTGGATCAGAACTTGGAGCCTACGTAAGTGAAAAGGGTACAAGGCCAGATGGAACTACATACGGTGGAGAAAACGTTGGAGCAAAGGCTATAGCAAATGTAGCAGCAAAGATGATTGACCCTGCAACAAAAAAGGCTTATACATCAGAATCGTTAACTAAATTGCTTGGAAATAAAACACAGGCAAGTGTTGGAAAAGAAAGATCTTTAGTTGCCTCACAAATGAATGTTGCTAATGCAAATATGGCACAGATCCAAACAAAGTTTGATAACATTAGTAAGTCTATGAATGATGCTGTTGATGCAGTTAATAAAGAATATGATGATAAAGAAAAAGATGTGCAAGACAGAATTAACAAACTTCAGAAAGACGCTGACAAGTCTATCTCTGATAAAGAAGATCAAATAAAGAAAGACTTTGATGACCCAATTAAAAAATATCAAGATCAGTCAAATGTTCTTAGCCATGACCTATCTTTAATCGATAAAGCAGCAGAAGACATAAATAAAAAGTACGACCTTCAAGCAGAAGCATTACAAAATGTATTATCTATTAACGAAAGAATATCAAGAGAGCAGCAACAACAACTAGGTTTGGCAGACGCTTTATCATCTGGAGATATTTCTGCTGCAGCAGCAGCCGTTCAAGATATTCGTTCTGCTAATGCTGCAGACTTTGGTAATGCACAGATGGACGGACTTAATCAGTCAAGAGAAAATGATGTTAATGCTCTAACAAACAAAGATGGAAAAACAAGAAGCCAAATTCTTGAAGAGCAATACGTTATTTCAGAACAAATTTATGCATTAGAAAATAATCCACAAAGACTTATACTAGAACAGGCAATAGCAAAAGAAAAATTAGATCTTGAAAATGGACTTGCCAAACTAAGAAAAGAGCAAGATGACCTTGAACCTGCCCGTCAGGCAGCAATCGCAGCAGCAAAGTTAGCAAAAGAAGCGGAACTTAAAGCAGTCCAGGCAGAAATGGATGCACAGCAAGCAATTGTAACAGCATTGGCAGAACAAGATGCATCTCTTGCTATACAAGAAGCAGCGCTTATTGCCATCAATGCAGAACTTGATGATGTAGAAACTTTTGCTGGACTTACAGCAGATGATTGGGAAAGAATTCAATTAGCAGCAGAAGCAACTGCTGAGGCTATGGAAAAGAGAATGAAGGACGCTATCGCAGCAATTGCAGAGTCTACTGCAAAGGGCGCAAAGTCTATGGCAGATATTCTTAGAGACATTAATCTTTTACCATCTTCGAAAACTATTGAAATATTTACAAAAGAATATAAGACTGTTTATGTTAACACAGTGGCTACTACAACAACTGTTACAGCCCCTACACCAACACCAACTGACACGCCAACACCACAGCCTGGCAAAGCATGGATTTCTGACGGTAAAGGTGGATGGAAGAAGCCAACCAAGCCTGTAGGAGATTATGGCTGGAGCGATACCAATGGTTGGGTTAAGGGATATGCTGGGGAAGACACAAATGGCAGCACAGATTCTGCAGCAGAAGCAAACATGAGAGCAAATGCAGTTGCAGCAACTTCAGCAGCAAATGCAGAAGCAGCAGCAAATGCTCTTGCAGCAGCCCAAGCGGATTACGATGCTCTTATGGCAGGAGTAGCAAGACTCCGTGCCGATGGAGATAATGGCCTAGCAAATGCAGCAATGAATAGAATTACTGCAAAGTATCCAAAAGGTAGACCAGTAAAACTCTCAAGTGGTGGATTTATTGATGTTGCAAGATTCCTAAATGGTGGATTCTCAGTAGGAACAGACACTGTCCCAGCAATGCTAACCCCAGGAGAGTTTGTAATGAGTAAATATGCCGTTGATTCTTATGGAGTTGATAGAATGAAGGCAATAAATAATGGAGATTCTATTGGGGATTCAGTGTATAATTATAGCATCAATGTAAATGTTAAATCTGACTCAAATCCAGATGAAATTGCAAAGACAGTCATTGCTCAGATAAAGGGCATTGATGCACAGAAAATTCGGGGGAATAGATTATAATGGCATCATCATCCTATATGCTAGGCAGAAAGTACTACAACAGACCACAGGCTATGCTATGGTCAGAGAATTCTGGAACCCTAAGCAATGGAGTTTATATTCCAAATGGCCTAGAGGTAGACTCCTTGCATGGAGATGTAACAGACTCACGCCAGTATGATAACTTTTTAATATTGACAGATGATAATAGAGGCCCAATAGATTTTAAAACAACAAGAATTGAAAAGAAAGAAAGAATGATAAATGGAAGAACAAGGTCTTATCATATTGCAGACAAATTAACTATATCTACATCTTGGAACATGATACCTTCAAGATCATTCTTAGATTCTCCAGACTTTAATATAACTACTGGTTTGGCTACTACTGATCTAGTTGGAAATAAAGATCAGCCACTACAGTTTACAACTGATGCTGGTGCAGGTGGAGTTGAAATGCTTGATTGGTATGATAACCATAAAGGATCTTTCTGGGTATTCTTAGCATATGACAAGTACTCTAACTTTAACAATGTTGGTCAGCCAAGCATAAATAAATATGCACACTTACCACAATATAGCCAACTAGTTGAAATGTTTTTTTCAGATTTTTCTTACACAGTAGAAAAGCGTGGAAAAAACTTTGACTACTGGAATGTATCTGTTACATTGGAAGAAGTATAATGTTTGAAAATCCAGAACTGCAGAAACATCTTCAAGAGTCTTCTGTAATAAGAACACAGTCTGCAATCATTGCTGAATGGAATATGAATATTCCAGAAAATATTTCAAGAATTGGAAATTATCGATATAGACCAAAGCAAGAAAATTCTCCATATAAAAATTTACCAGGATCTTATGATCCATACGATTCTGGAACCTCTTCTTCTGCAGTAAAATATTATACAAATGCAACTGATGCAGATGTTGTAATTGACGGAGGGTTTGATGATTCAGAAAATCCTTTTACCCTTTCTACAAAAAAAGAAAAAATTGGAATGCTTTATTCATTAGAAGATTGTTTCTCAAAATTTAGACCTAGGTCTGGAATTAACAAATCTTTATTTCTTCGTGGCAAATATTTACATCATTCTAATATAGATATGGCAAGAAGACCAAGATACTATATGGGCCACAAAGATGACCTATTTAAATACTGGTCTTCATACAGAACAGAAGATGGTGTAGAATATGGAATATCATCTTCTACAATAGACTCAGCCTATCCTATTGAAGATGCTTGCCCATTTATTGTATATAAAGAAGATGTGCCAGCAAATAGAGTTGTAGTAAAAATGCAAACACATGTTGGAAATGTTGATCTTGGAACTTTTTCTTCAAATGACTCAACATTTTCAGATCCATTTTACGGAGATTCAAAAAGCAAGACTCCAAAAAGATGGAAAATTCAGGGGCTTCAAAATGGAACCTGGACAGACTTGTATTCATTTAATGAAGGAACAACAAGAAGAGATGGAACAGCAGTAATAAAACATGATGGATATGTAGAACTGTCCTACGGCCTTAAGATTCCAGACTCATACAGATCATCCTTTATCTTTGCAGAGACTTATTCAGACGCATCATTTTTACCAGAAAAAAATATACATGGATATGCTTACTTGATCCAGCCATCAAGTACAGAAGTAGGAACATTTTATATATGGCAACAGGGAGGGCTTAATGGTGGGCAATATGCAACCTTCAAACCAGAGTACGCTTGGCAGTTAGAAGAAGAAACTATTGACCGTGTGACTAACTTTGTGACAGACCTTACAGACCCAGTAAAATTTTATGATCAAGTAAATCTTAGAAATAGGTATCGTGAGTTTGACTATATTAAAGGAATAAGAATAGTCATCGAGTCTATGAATACTCCGCAAGCATCTTTTGACTTAATTGAAATATCTCCAAGACTTTGTGTAAATCTTTCAGACAAAACATTAGATTTTTCTATTGCAAAGTCAGCATCAGATTTAGGCATAAGTGGTTTACCAGTGGGCCAACTGCTTGCTTCAACTGGAACTCTAAATATGTTTGACCATGATTCTGCATTTAACCCAAACAATCTTAAGAGTATTATTAGTAAATATATAACAAGGAATATACAGATTAAATTTTATGACATTACTGTTGATGTTGATGGATACGATTATTTTGTTCCATTAAAGACAATGTACTCTGAGGGATTCCCAACAAACAATATTTCCGAAAGAACTGTTTCTTTATCGTTAAGAGATATGTTTTTTTATTTTGAATCAGTTACAGCACCAGAACTTCTTCTTCCAAATGTATCAGTCAGCACTGCCGTGTGCATGCTATTAGACTATGCTGGTTTTTCAAACTACGTATTTAAAAGGCTACCTGGCGAGACTGAGTCAGTTATTCCATTTTTCTTTTCTAACTCGAACAAGACAATTGCAGAAGTTTTGCAAGACATAGCAATATCAACACAAACAGCAATGTTCTTTGATGAATATAACAACTTTGTAATGATGAGCAAAAATTATTTTATGCCTTCTAATAATGAAAGAGCAACAGATGTAAAGTTCTTAGGAACAAATGATCTTATTGAAAATAATGGAATTAAGAATATGTCTACTTCTACTGCACTATCAAATATTATTGAGATAACATCAGAAGATAATCAGGTCTATAATGATGGAAAGATTAACTTTACATCTAGATATATTCAAAAAACATTTGGAAGTATTAAACAAGCAAGCCTTGTTGATAATGAAAAGACCTGGGTTTATAAACCAGTACTTCTCTGGGAGGTTTCTGGAACAGAGACAACAAAGTCTGTAAACAATCAAGTTTCAGAAATGTCTGATTATGTTCTAAGCGCAATTCCGTTAAACTCAAATTTAACAGATGCTATTCCATATGTTGCTGGAAATAAAGTTGTTAATAACACAATGAACTTTGGCGAAGGAATATATTGGCTTGCAAGATATAATGGATATTTTTATTCAAATGGAGAAGTCATCAAGTTTGATGCTGTTGAATTTTCCGTATCTGGATATGGAAATGTTTGGATAACTAATGTTCAGGAATATCAAAATTATTTTTCTAAACTTAAGTTTGGTGGATCAATATTCCCAACAGGATTAGTTAGAATATATGCAGAGCCAAACTATATTGAGTTAAATGGAAAAGAATATTTACAAAATGGTCCTGTAGCAAAGCATGGAAGAGGACAGTTCAATACAACAATTACTTCACACTTTGCAGGCCTATCTCCTTATTGGTCAGATAATAACAATGTAAGAGGATGCACTATGCAATCCAAGTATCTGTTTCAATCAGGTCTAACAGCACCAGAAACAGAAGTAGGCGCAGCAGGTGTCACACCTGATTTAGCAAAAAATACAACAAGAAATGGTGTAATAAAAAACTTTCTTTCAACACAGTATTACAAAGAAGCAGATGTTGCAAACATGCAATCAACAAGCACTGGAACAATTCAGTCTTCAGCATTGATCATGGCTGGACCATCATTTAAAACATCAGAAGCACCTCTTGATTTCATATCTTATGTTTATAAGCCAATGACAAATAAGTTTACGCATTTTGGAACTAGAATGAGAATAGTTGGAAAGATAGAGAACAATGCTGATCGTGGACAAACAGCAGTTGGAGCAACATCTTATTATTTAATTCCTGGAACAACTCCAGACAAAGATGTTAATATTGTGGGTGGATCAGGTGGACTTGGCATAATGGTTAATCCAGAAACAAACAATGGATATTTTCTGGAACTTATAGCACTTGGAAAAACTACAATTGATAAAACAAAGTCTCAAGATGTTAACAATGTTATTTTTTATAAGGTTAAGAAAGACTCAGCATCTTCAGCAGCAATTCCAGAAAAACTATATGCTGGACTTGCAAACATTGTTGTTGATGATGGCAAGTTTACTGGTCAATACCGCATGGCAGCAGAAAAAACTCCAACAGTATATGACATATCTATAGAATACGAAAATATTGGAAATGAAAGAAAATTTTATATTTATCTAAACAATCAATTTGTTGCAAGTGTAATAGACAAAGATCCTTTGCCAGTGTTTAATAATATGGCTCTTTTTACCAGAGGATCTTCTCGTGTTATGTTTGAAAATATTTATGCTATTGGTGCTAACTATGGGCAAAATAGTAAGTATATCTTAAACACTCCAACAGCGACGGTATTTGATGAAGATAGCGAAGTCAATGCCAGCGAGTCTATGAGAAAGTATGCAATGAGTGGAATCATACAGTCTACATATCTAACTGGTATAAGTTCTTATGAACCGCCTCAAAGCAATTTATATTTTGAAGAGTTTGGCACAATAATGAGAGAGGCATCAGTATTTAAGATTAAATACGAAAAAGCATATCCAGCAATCTATGCACAGTTATCTCCAACATTTAACTCTATAAAGGGATACGCAGTATCTGGGTTTAGAGCAGGTGCATATGGTGCAGAGTTTATAATCTTTAATGCAACAGATAAGGCAATCACTCTTGATGCGGCATCTGGAAACTATTTAAGAATTCAGGGCGTTACATTTACCCAAGAAACAGATGAGTCTATAAGTGTTGATGAATATTATTCAAAGAATAGTGATTTTTCTAAGCCACAATATTCTGGAGATACCCTAGTTTCATATCCAAATAAAGTTTTAAGAGAGTATGAAGAAATTAAGATTAGTAGAATGACTCATGGTAAAAAAGATTTTAGCCTTGACACTCCATATATTCAATCAAAAGATGAAGCAAACTATCTTATGTCTTGGTTAACACAAAAGATTATTAAACCAAGAAAGTCTATCGGTCTAAAGATTTTTGCTAATCCTACAATTCAATTAGGAGACATTGCTGAGGTTGATTATTATGAGGGAGATTTGGATTATTCTGGAACTAATGGTAAAAAATTTGTTGTATATAGTATTTCATATTCAAAGTCTGCAGAAGGACCGAGTATGGAAATTTATCTAAGTGAGGTAGTGTAATGGTAGATCCAGTAGCATCCATACCAGCATCAGTGTCTACTGTTGCTGCCAAAGAAAACATCAAGGTTGCGACTCCTAATTTAATTATTCAAAGTTCTGAACTTGTTCCAATTGAGATAATGACAGACCTAATCTTTGAAGACATTGGTGGACAAGAAATAATAACTATTACAAGATCTGACATTATTAATGGTCAAGACGTTTTGTATAGACCAATAAAAAATATTACAATGCTTGCTTATCAGTACAGTCCACAAAGAATCTTAGGACTACAAGATACTTCAAAAGAGTTTTTTGATAACTTTCCTATTAAATTAGATGCTCATGTTCCTTCTGAGGGAACAGGGCCTAATAAAGAAATAGTTTACCTTGATCCAGAAACAGGAGACTTGGTAATCAACGTAATAAACATGGAACCAAACGAGTTAGTACAGGTTAATATTCAGACAAAAGGAAGTCAGTATAATGGTACAATATATAAGGTGGATGAAATATGATAACTACAAACGGTAAAAACATTATAGCCAAGTATTTGATTGGCCAGGCTTCTGCCTATGCATCACACATTGCTATTGGATGTGGCCCAACACCATTAGGCGCTTCTGCTAATTTGTCTGACTATGCAACAGCCTTTGCTGCAAAAGAAAGACTAGATTTTGAAATGCTTCGTGTTCCCATAACGTCAAGAGGGTATGTCTCTGAAAACGGAGTTTCAAAAATTGTGTTTACAGCAGAACTCCCAACAGAAGAAAGATATGAAATAACAGAGGTTGGAGTATTCTCTGCTGGAGCAAATACAACTGCAGGAGCATACGATAGTAAGATTCTCTATACATTCTCTGAAAACTGGGAATACTCTGGAAACACTTCTGCAATTCCTTACATTCCAGAACCTTTAGATGGAGACGATGGAGACAATATAATATCAACAACTTCCAAAGTTTTTAGAACAAATGCAGATAACAAAGTGTTTGTTACTGAGAAACGTGTTGCAAGAAAAGAAACATGTAGATATTTAAATTCTTTTATTGCACTTCGTGGAGACTCTTCTGAGATATCTACTGCTCAAACAAAATGGGGTACATCTAATACATCAGACTATGTTAAACTATCTAATACATCTCTAAACCTTGACAATTATTCTCAATCCGATCTTATTAAAGTTGCGTATTCTGTCATAAATAAAGTTGGAGATGATACTGAGGATAATCCTACATCAGTAAAAATAATTGTAGAGTTTTTATGTACAACTGGCGTTAACTCTGGTAAATCTGCTCAAGTTCAGATTCTAGACAATGCCTCTTTTTCTGGAAGTAGATATAGAGTATTTACTGGTTCGCTTTCCTCAGCAATAAGAAGCGCTGGGTGGTCTTGGTCTATGGCTGATACTGTCAGAGTGTATGCATCTGTTCTTAAAAATACCAGTGTGAGCGCAAACCATTATGTCTGTCTTGATGGTGTTAGAATTGAAAATACAAGTACAGCAAATCCTATATACGGAATGACAGGGTACTCTGTAATTAAAAATGCAGGATCTCTTCCGATAATAAAATCACCAAATACAACTAATTATATTGAGTTTAGATTTGGACTTGGAATACAATAATGGCAGAAATTAAAAAAGTTATAATTCCAAAAGCCCAATTAACAAATTTTGCAGGAGCATCAGGATCCTACAAAGTAAAATATAGAATAATTACTGATGATAATAATAGAGTTTCTCACTGGTCTCCAGTATACAATATTCCAGTAAATCTAAAAAAAGATCCTATTACTAATACAGTGATTGGTCTTAATGTTTCTTTTACAGCGCAAATTCCATCAGACCCTGTTCAACAAAAAACAATATCTGCAGTTTGGTCAAAAGATATTAATGGAATTGAAACATTTGACATATATTTAAAATATAATGGAGAGACTGGATGGAAATTTGTAAGATCTGTTTTTGGGAATGAATTTAGAGCAATACCAGATACTGGAAAAACAAGCGTAATGCTTGCAATCCAGGCATCAAGTTTTCCAAAAACAAGATATCCTTCAGCAACTCTCTTTGAGTCCACAACTCCTTTGAGTCTGGTATAATTATATTATGATATCAGTTCCAGATAAAGGACAGCCATTAGACGTTGCATATATTTATGATATGGCTCAGGCAATTATTCAGTTGCAAAAAAGTGCCTCAACATCAGCAAACAAATATGTCACTGTAGATACAACAACAGCGGGGCCTCAAAGTAGAAAAACCTCAGAAGCCCGTATTGTTGGAGGGTATAAAGAAATCGTTAGTTCTACTTCAATCATTGCAGGCGAAGAAAAGTCATGGACATATCCATTTGGAGTTGGTTTTGCTTATGCACCAATTGTAACTGCAACACCAGTAACAATTAAAGATACAACCGCTGGCAAAAATGTTACGGTTGTAATTAAAGCAATAACTACTACAGGCGTAGAGGGTGTTGTAAAGTTTAACTCAGCAGGAGAAGTATCGGTTGGAATTAATATAATAGCAGTTGGCATTCCGTCATAATGATCAAATGTAACAAATGTTCTGGAAGAATGTTTATTGATAGGATATATAGTGCAATTAATCATCTTGAGGTATATTGCGTTCTATGTGGTAATAGAAAGTTTTTTAATCCTCCACAAAATTCTAAAGAGGGGCAATGGCTACTAAAAAAGGAACAACTCAGAGCGAAGGGTACAATCTCCTCCCTGTAATACCTGGAAGTAAAAAGGTATGGTTTTTAAACAAATGCCTTGTTCGGGTACATCATTATAATCAATCTAATGGCATTATGTCTGTTTATAATATTACTAAAGATCAAATTGAAAGTTGTTTAATTAGTGATTTTAAAAATAAAAGAGAAAGAGCATATACAGTAGGGCAGACTGCTGATTTAGTTAATCGTCATAAAAAATATATGCCATCATTAATGAAACGAGGAGTCATTCCATTTCCAACGGGATCTCAAAAGGGCGGGGATAGAGGGTGGCAAGTAAGATCATACTATTCAGAATCGCAAGTAAGAGAGATACGTGATATACTTGCTACACATCATATTGGAAGACCAAGAAAAGATAATTTAATAACAAATGATATTACGCCTACAAAAGCAGAGTTGACACGTAGAATGGGCGATGGTATACTTACATATACGAGAACAGAAGATGGACGATACATTCCAATTTGGAATGAATCTATTAACTAAGTCCCTTGGAGGGGTAATGGCAGAAGAAACGAAAGTATCAGTAACGCTGGGGTATACATTAAATCTTGGAAATTTTCAGTCTTTAAGGCTGGATCTTGGAATCATCGATAGCAAGCGTGATGGAGAAAATACAGATCAGGCTTTTGAAAGAGTTTACAAGTTTGTTGAAGACAAACTAACTGCAAAGATTGTTGAAGCCCAAGCGGAGGCTGACGAAAAGTAATGGCAGAACGCAAAGACCGCATGGCTTTGCTTTCAAGATACAGCAAGTATCATACCGCAAGGTACGAATCAAAGCCATCTCTTAATCTAAACGTAGAACAATGGGCTTCAGATGCCTTAGTTGAATCCTATGGAATTTCAGGATGTTACGATATACTTGAGTATTACTTTAAAGTTGCAGAGAATCCTTCTTGGAATTACTTTGCATATAACGCAGAAAAGATTTTACAAGCACAAAAAGATAAAAGTAGAGACGACAACGAGAGAGCAGAGCGTAGAAGAATGGCAAAGGAGTGGCTAAGTGAATAATACAGAGGCTAAACTTATAACAGCAGTTCTTCAGGATAAACAAATCCATGTACTTCTACAAGCAAACGTGGATAACCTTCTAAGAACTCACGGAGACATTTGGAATTTCATACGACTTTATTTTGAAAATAACTCAACCCTGCCACCAGCAGAACTTGTTACAGAAAAGTTTAGAGACTTTTCACCTGTAGCAAACATTGGAGCAACTAAGCACCATCTTGAAGAGTTGCAAGGAGAGTACTTAACAGATAGCCTAAAAGATATTTTAAGATCAGCAGCAGGAAATGTTCAAAATGGTCAAGGTACAGTTGCTCTTAATGATCTAATTACACAGACATCAGAGTTAAAGAAAAATACTTCTGCTATTCGTGATATTGATGTAACAGACTTAGAGTCTGCGATTGCCTATTTTGAAAATGTCAAGAAGCAGCAAGAACTAGGTCACATTGGTATCAAGACTGGCCTACCAGGATTTGATAACTACCTCCCCTCTGGAATCATGCCAGGGCAGTTAGGAGTCTTCTTGGCATACCCAGGTATCGGAAAGTCTTGGTTGGCTCTCTATTTCGCTGTACAGGCCTGGAAACAGGGTCGTAGCCCACTGGTCATAAGCCTTGAAATGAGCGAAACAGAAGTCCGCAATCGTGTCTTTACTATTATGGGTGAGGGCCGTTGGTCTCATAGAAAATTAAGTAATGGCGAGATTGAAATGGATATGCTGAAAGAATGGCATGCAAAGCACCTCCAGGGCAAACCAGAATTTCACATTATCTCTAATGACCAAGGTGGAGAAATCAACCCTTCCGTTCTTCGTGGAAAAATTGATCAATACAAACCAGACTTTGTAATCGTTGACTACCTTCAGTTGATGGCCCCCAATCAGAAGTCAGATAATGAAACGGTACGAATGAAAAACCTTTCAAGAGAACTTAAACTTATGGCTATTGGTGAAGAGGTACCTATCATTGCTATCTCTTCTGCAACCCCAGATGACGTAAATGATCTTTCAACAGTCCCTACTCTTGGACAGACTGCTTGGTCTAGACAGATTGCTTATGATGCTGACTGGGTCCTTGCTCTTGGCCGTGGTAATAATAGTGATATTATTGAATGCGCTTTTAGAAAGAATCGTAACGGCTTTATGGGAGACTTCCTTGTACAGTGTGATTTTGACAAAGGATATTATAGGTATAAAGATTTTGAAGATAAGTAGTTATAATATGATATGTCAAATTATCATCACAAGGCGATTAAAAGGTTTAACCTTAGTGGAATCATCCATGATGAATCAGCCATAGGAAGACTTAGGGCTGAGTACAAAAGACTAATCATCTCAGAAATGAGACTTAGTGGATATGTGCCAAGACTTGACATAGACATAGATTTTACGATAGACTATAATGAGAACAAGAAGTATTTTGAATTTGAGATATCAATACACGGAGTATATACGGGAAGAAGACAAAGCGAATGGATAGAAGGAATAGACGGATCAAAGGCGATTTATACAGTAAAGAACAAGTTAGAAGAGTTCTCGCAGGATCTGGTATAGACGTTGAGTCAGAACTTGATGCAGACTTTATAATATTTTGTCCATTTCATAATAACCATAGAACACCAGCAGGAGAGGTTCAAAAAGATAGCGGAATGTTTTTTTGTTTTTCTTGCCAAAAATCTGCAGACCTGATTGAACTTGTAATGCATACCTCTGGTAGAACTTATTTTGAGTCTGCTAGATTTATTAAGAGCAAAGAAAAATTAACAAATATTACTACAGAGATCGACAAGGCTCTTATAAAAGAAGAGCAGTACAAAACATTTGATGAGTTAATTATTAAAAGACTGCACAATAATCTTGTTGCCTCAGAAAGAGCAAGGAACTATTTCACATATAGAAAAATTGAAAAGCCTTCTTGCATAAAGTTCTCATTAGGATATTCAGAAAAGCAAGACATGGTAACTGTTCCAGTACATAGCCCAGATGGAATTCCTTTAGGTTTTGTTGGCAGATCAATCGAAGGCAAAGAATTTAAGAATACTCCAGGACTTCCAAAATCAAAAACATTATTTAATCTACACAGAGTCAAGACAGCAGATAGAGTCTATGTGGTAGAATCATCTTTTGATGTTATGAGGCTTGACCAAGTTGGTCTACCAGCCGTTGCTACCCTTGGCGCTAACGTATCAAACTCACAAATAGAATTGCTTCAGAAGTATTTCAATAACATTATTGTTGTTGCTGATAACGATGAAGCAGGAGGAAATATGAAAGACAGGATAATTGAAAAACTTGGATCTCGTGTTTCCGTTATACAACTTAATAGCAAATATAAAGACATAGGTGATATGGATGATGAATCAATAAAAAACTTAGAGTTTCGATTTGACAACTCCATATCACTTATGCTAAACTAATACAACAACACAAAGGAGAATAATATGAGCGTAGTAAAGGGACTAAAAGCAATCAATGCCCTGCTCGACAAGCCAAAGTATGACGAGTCAGGACCAAAGGTAAAGTGGCTTAAACTTGCCGATGGCCAATCAGTAAAGATCCGATTCATTGAAGAACTTGATGAGGACTCTGCAAACTATAATGAAAAGCGTGGACTTGCACTAGTTGTTAAGGAGCACGTTAATCCAAAGGACTATAAGCGCAAGGCTGTAGACACTATGGACACAGAAGGACGTGACTGGGCAGAAGAAATGCACCGTAAAGATCCAAAGGCTGGCTGGAGAGGTCGTCTTCGTTTCTATTGTAACGTTCTTGTAGATGACGGTATCGAAGCACCATATGTTGCAATCTGGTCAATGGGTATCAGCAAGCAGTCATCATTTAATACAATTCGTGAGTATGCTCTTGAAACAGGAAGCATCTCAAATGTACTATGGAAGTTAAAGCGTAATGGTCAGGGAACTGAAACAAATTACACATTGATTCCATCAGCACCAGATAAGGAACCATTTAACTGGGGAACAGTTGAGCCTTATCCTCTTGAGTCAGCACTAAAGAAGATTCCTTATGCTGAGCAGGAAGCATTTTATTTGGGCTTTGACAGTCCATCTGTAACTTCATCAACCAACGCTGATTGGTAATATGAACTACGTAGGCTTACATGTCCATACCCATTTTAGTTTGTTTGATGGGATTGCTACTCCAGAAGAATTAGTAGACCGAGCAGTTGGTCTTGATATGCCAGCATTGGCTATCACTGATCACGGAACATTGTCTGGGCATCGGGAACTGTACCGAGTTGCAAAAGCAAAGGGCATTAAGCCGATTCTCGGTCTAGAAGGATACATGTGTGCAGACATATCTGATACAAGAGATAAGTCTGAAAGAGAAGGTCAGCAAGATCTTGTCTATAATCACATTATCCTTCTAGCCAAGAATAAAATTGGTTTAGAAAATTTAAACAAGATTAGCGAACTATCTTGGACAGATGGTTTCTTTAAGAAGCCAAGATTCGATTTTGAAATATTGGATAAGTATAAAGAAGGTATTATTGTTTCTTCTGCTTGTCCAAGCAGTGTTTTGGTTAAAGCACTTGAAGAAGAAGAGTTTGCACTTGCAAAGAAATATATATCCTGGTTCCAAGAAAAATTTGGTAAAGACTATTATATTGAAGTAATGCCACATAACGAACCTCATATTAACAAGCATCTTCTTGATTTAGCAGATGAGTTTGGAATTAAGGCTATCGTAACTCCAGACTGTCACCATGCAGATAAGTCTCAGATAGAGATTCAAGAGTTTAAACTTCTTATGAATACTCATGCAAAGATTCAAAAAGATACAACATATGATAAGTCCAAGAAACAGCCAGATATGATGAAGCGACTTGACTATCTATATGGTGAAGATCGTCAGATTACATTTAACAAGTTTGATATTCATCTTTTGTCTTATGAAGAAATGAAAGCAGCGATGGTATTGCAGGGTATTGACAGAGAAGACATATACTCAAACACACTCCTATTAGCAGATACAGTAGAAGACTATGATATTCAAGAAGGATTAAACTTACTACCAGTACAGTATAAGAGTCCTGACAAAGAACTTGCAAAGATTGCTATGGAAGGTTTGGCAGAACGAGGTTTGTCAGAGAACCAAGAGTACCTTGATAGACTTGAAGAAGAGTTGCAGATTATTAAGGATAAAAAGTTTGCTCCATACTTCCTTGTTGTAAGTAACATGATCAACTGGGCTAAGAAAGAAGAGATCATGGTTGGCCCAGGCCGTGGCTCTGCTGCTGGATCTTTGGTTTGCTATGCTCTAAGAATTACTGATATCGATCCTATACAGCATAAACTTCTTTTCTTCCGATTTATTAACCCAGAACGTAATGACTTTCCAGATATTGATACTGATATTCAAGATACTCGTCGTGAAGAAGTAAAAGACTATCTAGTTAGACAGTATCGACATGTTGCATCAATTGCAACATTCTTACAGTTTACTGGTAAAGGCATTGTTAGAGATGTTTCACGAGTTTTAAATATTCCGTTATCAGATGTTAACAAGGTTTTAAAGACAGTTGATTCTTGGGATGATTATTGCACATCAAAATCAACAAGAGAGTTTAGAGAAAAATATCCAGAGGTGGAGGTCTATGGTGAACAATTACGTGGTCGTATTCGTGGTACTGGCATACACGCTGCTGGTGTGGTCACTAGCAAAGATCCGATTTTTAGGTTTGCTCCGTTGGAAACGAGATCTTCTACTGGGTCTGATGAACGTATACCTGTTGTTGGCGTCGACATGGAAGAGGCTGAACGCATCGGGCTTATAAAGATTGATGCATTAGGATTAAAAACATTATCTGTATTAAAAGACACTATTGATATCATTAAAGAACGAGATGGAAAGAAAATAGATCTTCTTAAGATTAAGATGGACGATGCAAATGTTTATCAGATGTTATCTGATGGATATACAAAGGGTGTGTTTCAGTGTGAAGCAGCACCATACACAAACCTTCTTGTTAAGATGGGCGTAAAAAACCTTGATGAACTGGCAGCATCTAATGCTCTTGTTCGCCCAGGAGCAATGAATACTATTGGAAAAGAATATGTTGACAGAAAGCATGGTCGCAAAAACATATCATATATCCATCAAATACTAAAAGAATTTACGGAGGACACTTATGGCTGTATTCTTTACCAGGAACAAGTTATGCAAGCATGCGTACACCTTGGACAAATGTCCATGTCGGAAGCAGATAAAGTTAGAAAGATCATTGGAAAGAAGAAGGATGCTAAAGAGTTTGATGTATTCAAAGACAAATTTGTCAATGGTGCTTCTGCCTATATTAGTCCCAATACGGCTCGTGATCTATGGCATGACTTTGAAGCGCATGCGGGATACTCGTTCAACAAGTCTCATGCGGTTGCTTACTCTACGCTCTCGTATTGGACGGCGTGGTTAAAGTATCATTACCCACTAGAGTTCATGTACTCAATATTAAAAAATGAAAAGGATAAAGATGCAAGAACTGAATATCTTATTGAAGCAAAAAGAATGGGGATTAGCATCAAACTACCTCATATTAACGATTCGGATATTGATTTTAAGATTGAGGGTAAGGGCATTCGGTTCGGGCTCAGTGCTATCAAGTTCATATCTGACAAGATTGGTCAAAGATATATTGAATCACGACCATTTGGTTCGTACAAAGAACTTGAAGAATTCACCTTTACTAAAGGTAACGGAGTAAACAGCCGTGCACTACAAGCACTGAATGCCATAGGCGCAGCAACATTTAATGATAATCCAAGAAATGATGCAGAAATTAAAGAAAACCTGTATGAATATTTAAACCTTCCAGAGTTTAATATTACGATTCCTTCTCATTACTATGCATTCATTCAGGACATTGTTGACTTTGAAGAAAAGGGATCATACATATTTATGGGTATGGTAAAATCAATTAAACGAGGAACAGGATGGTCACGAGTTGAAGTTTTGGACAAAACTGGCAGTGTCGGCATATTTGATGATGAAAATACCACTATTGAGACTGGTCGTACTTACCTCATTCTTGTTAATGACAATAGGATTGTTTCTGCAGTTCCTTCTGATGAGATAAAGGGATCAACTAACGCTCTTGTTAAGTTCTTAGGCTATAAGCAACTACCATACACTGATGAAGAAATGTTTGTTGTATCTTTTAAACCAAGGATCACAAAGGCTGGAAAGAAGATGGCATCTCTTACACTTGCAGACACAAGCAGAGACCTACACTCTATTACAGTTTTCCCTACATCTTTTGCAAAGGCGTATATGCACATCGAAGAAGGAAAGTCATACAAGTTTGATTTTGGCAAGACTAAAGACGGAACAGTAACATTGGAGGATGTACATGTCAGTTAGTATAGAAGAAGCGTTAGCACAACTTGATCCTAAATTAAGAAAGAAATTAGGTAGCGGGGTAGGTGTTAACTATGAGTATCAGCCAACACCTAGTTATGGCCTAAACCGTGCACTAGGTGGAGGTCTTCCTTATGGTAGACAAGTTCTTATCTGGGGCTCTAAGTCCTCTGCAAAGTCTTCTATGTGCCTTCAGATGATTGCTCTAGCACAAGCCGAAGGTAAACTGTGTGCGTGGATTGATTCAGAAATGTCATACTCAGAAGACTGGGCTAGAACTCTTGGGGTAGATCCAGAAAAACTAATCTACTCACAAGCAAGAACTATTAGTGACATGGTAGATGTTGGCGTTGGACTAATGAATGCTGGAGTAGACCTAATTGTGGTAGACTCTATTACATCAATGCTTCCTGCAATCTATTTTGAAAAAGATACAGATGAAATGAAGGCATTAGAAAACACTAAACAGATTGGAGCCGAATCCCGTGACTTTAGTAACGCATGGAAAATGCTTAACTATGCAAACAATAAGGTTAAGCCAACTCTGCTTGTTCTTATTTCTCAGTCTCGTAACAATATTAATGCTATGTATACTAGCCAGCAGCCTTCTGGTGGTCAGGCTACTAAGTTTTATTCCTCATGTATTGTTAAACTCTTTTCTTCAGAGTCAGACAATCAAGCAATTAAGGGCAAGATCAAGGTAGGAGATAAACTAATTGAAGAAAAAATTGGTAGAACTATTAAGTGGGAACTCCAGTTCTCAAAAACCTCCCCAGGGTTTCAATCTGGCGAGTATGATTTTTATTTTAGAGGTGACGATATTGGTCTTGACACCATCGGTGATCTTGTTACTACTGCTGAACTAAATGGCATTGTAGAACGCACAGGTGCTTGGTATATCCTTCCTGACGGCTCAAAAGTCCAGGGCAAAGAAGCATTTGTTAATCGTGTAAGAGAGGATCTTGATTTGCAAGAATCAATCAAGGCTAAACTAAGTGCCTAACTATACAATTTATCAAGGTAAATTTGTTTGCCATACATGTAAGATAGAAGTAAAAACATTAAGGCTTTATGCAGAAACTAAAGAGATGACTTGGATGTGTAAAGATAAGCATCTAAGTACCGTTAAATTTGGTAAGCAGAAATGGAAGGGCAATGACAGAGAAGAGTGAGTCCAAGAGAATAGGTGCTAAACAGCATAAGAACTCTGGCCGTGGCACACATAAAGGAGATGCCACCTGGGGAAACTTTACAGTTGACTTTAAAGAAGTTGGAAAGTCCTTTACTTTAAATAAAGAGGTTTGGGCAAAGGCCACTACTGATGCTATTAGAAATGGCAATGATCCAGCCATTGTTATTGCCCTTGGCGAGGGGAACTCAAAGGTGAGGCTTGCTGTCATAGAAATGTCTATTTTAGAACAATTAGTGGATAAGGTATAATAGAACTATGAACTCATTAGTCATTGAAAATGTATTTTCTAAAGAAGAGGTTGCCCAACTGAAGCAGGCAATAAGTGAGCAACTCTCAAAGAGAGAGCATGTTGAATGGATAGATGAAGTCCATGGTCAATATACCTATGTAGATACAATAGTAAAAATTCAAGAGCAACTTGGAAGATCCACATGCTCTGGAATTCAAATACCTATAAATATTATTGAAAAAATATATGCAATTGTTAATGATAAAGAATCTAATAATGAATATGTTTTAATGAATGATACAGTTACTTACGGAGAGTATAATCCAAAATTTGGAACTCCAGACTTAGCCCCACATTATGATGGAGGAAAGGCTTCTCTAATACTAGACTATCAGTTAGAATCTACAGTAGACTGGGCAATAGGAGTTGACGATGAACTACATTTTATTAAAGATAATTCTGCATTATTTTTAAAGCCTTTAGAATATAGCCACTATAGGCCAAAGAGGATTTGGAATGATGGAGAGTATGTAAAAATGCTATATTTTGATTTACGACTTGACACAAAAGAAAGTCATAGGAAAAAGATTAATAATATTTATAATGGAATACAGAATAGAAATGGGGAACACCATGTTAAATAAATTGGCAAATGTAGTAGTAAAAACAGTATTTACAGAAAAAGAAATTTCTGATATATACAATATAGTTTCATCAACAAAAGAAACAGACTTTGTAAAAAGCCTTGGATATAATACGTGGCATATAGAACTTCCTAAAGAAATTGAAAAGAAACTTGAAGACCTAGTTAGTAACATGTATGGAAGACAAGTAGTTTTATCAGAGTACAACTTTTCTAGATATGAAAAGACAAAATCAAATTGTCAAAAATATACATACTGGCCTTTGCTGTTTCCTCATACAGACGAAGCATTTGATTCACCAAGAATAACACTAGACATACAATTAAAGGCAAATATGGACTGGGGCGTAACTGTAGATAATTCTGGTAGCGAGTCAACCTACACATTAAAAGATAATCAGGCTCTAACATTTTCTGGCACACATCAAGTTCATTGGAGACCAGTTAGAGAGTTTATTGATGGAGAATATATGGAAATGATATTCTGTCATTTTAAAGTTGTAGGAATGGAAGATCCTTTAACAGTAGAACATATCAATAATATGAGACGTATAGGATTAGAAAGATGGACTGAGTGGTCAAAAAATGATGAGCCATGGACTTCTAATTCTGATATAAGATCTACAGACACCATGAGATATCAAAATAAAGAAAGTAATAATAGTTTTGAGCAAGAAAGAAACAGAATTGAAGCAGAGCAAAGCATTAAACAAAACGAGACAAGAGGATAAAAAATGGAAAATCAACAAAGAGAAAACGCTCCAATGCACCAATATCTAACAACAATGGAAAAATATAACAAAGAACTTCCATTTTATGCAGATGATATTTATACTTTAGAAGATGCAGAAGAACTTCGTGCAATTTTTGATCACGGAAAATCTCTTGAGCCAGTATTTTATAGACCAAATGAGCAGCATGAAGAAGATCCAACTCCTGCAGGAAGATTTAGACCAAAAAATATTACTCATATGTCTAGACAACTTATTGAATTTATAATGCCAAAACATATTGAAGAAAAAGTTGATAATGTTGTTAAGCCACTCTATAATGGAGACATTGCTCTTTGCCACTATAATTATATTGAATACAACTTAGATTTTTCTGAGGGCAAAAATAACCCAATGCTACCGCCACACATTGACGCAGATGAAAACCTCATTACAGTAAACACCAATTTTGGTTCCAACATTGTGTGGGACCTAATCATTGATGGCAAAACATACTCACTTGCTCCTGGACAAACAATTATTTTTTCTGCTGTAAATCAGATTCACTGGAGACCACAAAGAAATTGGAAAGAAGGAGAGTTTCTGGAAATTTTAAGTCTTGACTATTGCCCAACCAGCAACTACAGATTTACTGGACTAACTAATCCAATTGATCCAGTTAAAAATGGTGAAGCAAGGGCAAACTACTCAAAGACATTAAATGAACGAGAAGATTTTAAAAAAGCATGGCAACAGTATAATGAAGACGCAATTCGTGATAATGTTGTCCCTCCAACAACTGGTTACTAGGAGTACAGCGTGTCAGAAAATACAACCACTATTAGTATGATTAATGGTCTGTCTGAAATTGCAGACTACATGGAAGATGAAGAACTTACTACTGCTCTTACATTTATTGCCAAGGTTATCTTAAAGCCAGATATTCCTTTAAATGTTGTAACAGTTGAGATAGTTAGACTTCAGGCAATTGCAGCAAAAATGGCCTTAAAGGCTACCTGGATGGCAAATGTAGATAAGTCTGATCGTGGAAAGAAGAACTTATACTACACCGCAGCCGAAGCAATTAACAATCTTGTTTCTGCATTAAAGTACACAACAAAGTAATTCTCTGCTATACTTAGATTAACAGAAACGAGAATAATAACAATGACAAAAAATTTATTGCACACGATTATGATAAAGCCAGAAGAGCAGCCAATCCATCCTATGGATGTTGCTGGGCTAATTCAAAAAATTCAAGAAGGATATACTATAAAAAGAGTTGATAAGCATACAACAAAGAAAACTTTTGCGCCATCAACTATTGCCTTTGGTCATGGAGAGTGCCCAAGGTATTGGTATCTGGCTTTTGATGGTCAAATGTTTGAAGATAATGCAGATGCCTACAGCGCAGCAAATATGACTGCTGGAAGTCTTTCTCATGCAAGAATTCAGGCAGCAATGATGAATTCTAAAATTGCAAAAATCTATAAAGATGATGAAGGCGAAGATACTACAGAGTTTAAGGTTAGATATGATGATCCTCCTATCTTTGGATATGGCGATGTGATGCTTGACTGGCAAGGAGAAGAACTCATTGGTGAAATTAAGACAATGATGAATGAAGGATTTGAGTATAGAAAAACAAAAAATAAGGCAAAGAGCGGTCACCTTATGCAGTTGTTAATTTATATGAAAATTTTTAAAAAGGCAAAGGGAGTATTGATTTATGAAAATAAAAACAATCATGAACTTCTTATTTTGCCTGTAGAAGTAAACGATCATTACCGTCGGTGGGTAGACCAGGCATTTGATTGGATGAGAGAGGTAAGAAAAAATTGGGAAAATCAAACTTTGCCAACAAAAAATTATCGATCTAATTCAAAAATTTGCAAGTCATGCCCAATTAAAAAGGCATGTGAGTCTGCAGGGACAGGGGTTGTAAAACTCAAATCCTTGGAGGTTCTTGGTGAAGAATTGCAAATGGTGTGATGTAAACTTTGAAACAAAAATATCTTATCAGATATATTGTTCTGCAGAATGTAGAAACTCTGCAACAAAAGAAAATATTGCACAAAGATACGTTTACACAAAGCGTAAAAAAAGAATTGGTAAGGTAAGACTTTGCTCAAACTGCCAAGTACAGTTGTCAATATATAATGACGACCCACTTTGCGGTTTTTGCATTGTCAGTCCAAAAGAAGTTAATCTTACACTAAAAGAAATAAAGGCAATGTTTGATGAAAAATAAATGGGGGTTTGAGGTTATGCCAAAGACAATATGTGCTATTGATGCTAGTACAAATAATTTTGCCTTTGCTTTGTTTGATACACAACAAAAAACATTGGGCGCTGTTGGAAAGATTAATTTTCAGGGTAAGGATACATACGAGAAGGTTATGGATGCTGGGCAAAAGGTACGAGCCTTTTTTGATTACTATGGTGGCTTTGAAGCAATTATAATTGAACATACTGTGTTTATGAATAGTCCAAAAACTGCTGCTGATCTTGCTTTAGTCCAGGGAGCAATCCTTGGATCGGCTGGTCAGGTTGGTACAAAAGTTATTGGCAAGGTTGCTCCCATTACTTGGCAGAATTTTATTGGTAATAAAAAAATAAGTAAAGAAGAAAAATTAATAATTAAAGCACAAAATCCAGGTAAGTCAGAATCATGGATTAAAACACACGAAAGAGAATTAAGAAAGCAAAGAACAATAAGATACATCAACACTATATATGATAGAACTATTACTGATAACGATGTAGCAGATGCTTGTGGAATTGGCCACTGGGCGTTATCAAACTGGAACAAGGCGATAGGGGTTGACAAATAACCTTATGACTGCTAAACTATATACAAGTGAACTATGGCTTAAGAAAAGATATCATATGGATAAGAAAACTCCAGAAGATATCGCTAAGGAGTGTGGAGTAAGCGTGGAAACTATTTATGTATACCTTGCTAAATTTGGATTAAGGAAGTCAAAGCGATGAAAAGAATTGAAAAGACTCTTATTGCACTTGCTGTAGCAGGTGCAGTTGGTTTTAGTTTTGCATTTGCTTTACTAAAAGGAATTCCAGAAACGTTTGATTGGGAACTTGATGAAGAGGAAAACTATGAGTGAAGAAACACAGTTTACTATTGGCCAGGTCTGTGATGAGATAAAGTCAATGCTTATTGCAAAAAACAAGTCTTATGGAGATTCAGCGCTTAACCCCGTTAGAATTTTTGCTACCTCTGACAATGTTGAACAACTACATGTTCGCATTGATGATAAACTTTCTAGGATTTCAAGAGGTGGATCCTTTATTGGTGACAACGATATTGATGACCTGATTGGCTATTTAATCTTGCTAAAAATTGCACGGGAGTTAAATAATGTCAACTGAAGATGACCTAGTTAAGCACCTTGATCAAGTCAATCTTGTTGTAGAAGAATACCTAAAAGGAAATGATCCTACAGTAATTTCAAAGCAGTTGGACATACCAAGAACAAAAGTTGTTACACTTATTAATGAGTGGAAAGTTATGGCATCTGCAAATGATGCTATCCGTGCTCGTGCTAAAGAAGCCTTGGCAGCAGCAGATACTCACTATAGTAAGTTAGTATCTCGTACATATGAGGTTATTGATGAGGCATCAATGACTAATAATCTTAGTGCAAAGACCGCAGCAATTAAACTTGTTATGGACATTGAGTCTAAGCGTATAGACATGCTACAAAAGGCTGGTCTTCTTGAGAATAAAGAGTTAGCAGAAGAAATGATGGAGATTGAGCGCCGTCAAGAAGTTCTTGTTTCAATATTAAAAGATATTGCTTCTGAGTATCCACAGGTTCGTGATGAGATTATGCGTAGACTATCTTCATTTGCAAAAGACAATGAGGTGATTACAGTTGTCCACGATGTTCAATGAGTTTCTTGAGGTACTAAAGGATAATCATTTTGAAGAGATGCCAGTAGATGCTAAGACATTTGTTGAGGGCGAGGCGTATCTTGGACAACCTGGACTTTCTGATATTCAATACGACATTGTCGAGGCCATGAGCCAGATATATCGTAAAGAAGATCTTATGGAGATTATGGGCGAAGAAGAAGGAGCAAGATACTTTGATAAGTACACAAAAAATGAAATCATCCTGCAACTCGGCAAGGGATCTGGAAAAGACTTTACATCAACCGTAGCATGCTCATATATCGTATACAAACTTCTATGCCTTAAAGACCCAGCAAAGTACTTTGGTAAGCCATCTGGCGATGCTATTGACCTTATCAATGTGGCTATTAACGCACAGCAAGCAAAGAATGTTTTCTTTAAAGGTTTTAAAAGTAAGATTGAGAAGTCCCCTTGGTTTGCTGGAAAGTATTATGCTAAAGCAGACTCAGTTGAGTTTAATAAATCTATTACTGTTTATTCTGGTCACTCAGAAAGAGAATCTCATGAAGGTTTAAACCTTTTACTTGCAGTGCTTGACGAGATTTCTGGTTTTGCATCTGAAGTGGGAACAGGTAATGAACAAGGAAAGACTGCTGAGAATATTTATAAGGCTTTCCGTGGATCAGTAGACTCTCGTTTCCCTGATCTTGGTAAGGTTGTTTTGCTTTCATTTCCAAGATATCCAGGTGACTTTATTTCAGAAAAGTATGATGACGTAATTCTTGAAAAAGAATTAATTGAAAGAACTCACAAGTTTGTTCTTAATCCAGATCTTCCAGATGATGACCCAAACAATTCTTTGGAAATTTCCTGGGATGAAGATCATATCATCTCATACAAATACCCAGGAGTGTTTGCACTAAAAAGACCTACATGGGAAGTAAACCCAACAAGACAAATTGATGATTTTAAGATTGCTTTTTATACCGACCTTGGAGATGCGATGATGCGTTTTGCATGTGTTCCAACATTTGCATCCGATGCATTCTTTAAACAGCATGAAAAAGTTAGAGCCTGCATGACATCAAGAAACCCAATAGATACATTCAAAAGGTTTGATGAATCATTTAAGCCAGATCCAACTAAGAAATATTATGTACATGCTGACCTTGCACAGAAACACGATAAATGTGCTGTTGCTATTGCTCATGTAGAAAAATGGGTAAACATACAAGTTATCAATAATTACGAACAGGTTGCTCCAATTGTCATAGTAGATGCCGTTGTTTGGTGGGAGCCAAAGGTGGAAGGCCCAGTAAATCTCTCAGAGGTAAAGCAGTGGATACAAAACCTCAGAAGGCTTGGGTTTGATATTGGAATGGTTTCATTTGACCGTTGGCAATCTTTTGATATTCAAAATGAGTTAAAGCAAGTAGGAATGAGAACTGATACTGTTTCTGTTGCTAAAAAACATTATGAGGATATGGCAATGCTTGTGTATGAGGAAAGATTAGTCATGCCAGCAATTGAACTTTTGTTCGATGAATTGACACAGTTAAAAATCATGAAAAATGATAGAGTTGACCACCCACGCAAAAAGTCAAAGGACTTGGCTGATGCTGTGTGTGGAGCAATATTTGGGGCAATATCACATACCCCAAAAGATAATAATGCAGAGATAGATATTCATACATTTAGGGATAGACCTAATCAGTTTGACACTCTACCTGAGAACGTGATACAATATAAGCCTAGCCAAATAGAAGATATAAAAGACTATTTGGACAGACTAAAAACACTATAAACAAGGAGAAATACCGAATGAATTCATTTAAGAAAATCGCCCTAGCCATGGTTGCAGCCATGACGATTGGCACAATCGTAGCAACGCCTGCAAACGCTGCTGTAATGACAGTCGCTGTATCGCTTGACACTGTAGCAAACACTACAGCATCAGCAATCGCAACGCCTGCATCACTACCAGTCCCTGCAGACAACTCAGTAGATGCTGCTGACGCACTAAAGTTTATTGCAACAGTTGATGTTGGAACAAGCGTTTCAGTCGTAGCAACAAATGCAACAATCGTGTCTGCACTACACACAACTGCTGCACCAGTAGGAGCAACATCAGGATCATCATCTTTGACAATTGCAACTGGTACAGGAACAACAGCAACATTTTATGTCTACACAAAGACAACAGCAATTGGTACAGTTGTAATCACAAATCAGGGTACAACACTTACATACTACGTACAGGGAACTGCTGGTAAGATTAATACTCTTACAGTATCTGCTCCTTCTGCTGGTGCTGCTGGTACAAAGCAAGACATCTCAGTAACTGCAACAGATACATTTGGCAACAAGGTATCTGCTAAGTCAATCACTGCAACAGTGTTTGCTTCAACAGCAGTTATGGATACAGCAACAGTAACAACTGGTGCTACACTTTCAGATTTTGGAGTTGCAAAGTTTGTTGCAACACTTCCAGCAACTGGAACACGATCACTAATCACATTCTCACCTACAACTGCTGGAGATGCAACAACTGCTGATGTAGTTGGTCTTCCTGCTCGTGCACTAGCACCGTTTGCAGAAATCACAGTTCGTGATCTAGTATCAGAACTTGCAGCACAAACTGCTGCTAAGGATGCAGCCCTTGCTGCTAAAGCAATCTCAGATGCTGCAGTCGTAAAGGCTGCTTCAGATGCTGTTGCTGCTAAGGCTGCTTCAGATGCTGCCCTTGCAAAGGCTACTGCAGATGCAGTTGCTGCTAAGGTTGCTTCAGATAAGGCACTTGCAGATGCAAAGACTGCTTCAGATGCTGCTCTTGCTAAGGCACTTGCTGATGCAAAGACTGCTTCAGATGCAGTTGTCCTTGCTAAGGATGCAACTATCGCTAAGTTAACAGCAGACAATGCTGCTGCACTTAAGTCAATTAAGGATGCTTTCAATGCACTTGCAAAGAAGTGGAATGCAAAGAATCCAAAGGCAAAGGTTACTTACGTTAAGTAATTAGTCCAACATTTAAGGGGTTACCAATTACGGTAGCCCCTTTTTTGTGCAATAAAATGGTATAATCATCCTATCAGACATCAGTCTGTAAGGGGGAAAGGTAAATTAAAAGACTAATACGCATACTAGCAGCCACACTATTAGCATTTGGCTGGCTTCTTATGTCCCCAGAAGGTGCACACTCTGATGATCCCCTCACAGTTGCAGCCCAAGAAATCCAAGATCTTAACGATAGCATTGACGACCTTGGCTACAAGGATGAATTCATATCCTTAATTGAAGAGGCAGAAGACAAGTATGACCTTGCAGTATCTGCACAATCAACTCAGTCTCAAACCTCTGACCTGTATGACAACTCCCTTGACCTAAAAGCAACGGCACTTGAAGAAAAAGACTTAGCCCAATCAGCAGTAGACGGACAAACAGTGACAGTAGCAACTGCACTAACTAATAAGAACAATGCCTACGATGCTCTTGGTGTAGCAAATATTAATTTATCAACTGCTCAGCAAGCATTAAATAATACTGGTGGTGCTGGTTTATCATACAATGTTTATAGTTTAATCAGGGTTGATGGCCTTGCAGCCACAGATCAATTCTTATGTAGTGGAACACTAAATGGAAACTACATGACTCGTCCAGTTTGTGGTAATAGATATGAAAACTTTATAGTTAAATTTACTGGACAGATAACAGTTCCAGAATGGTTCACATCAACAAAATTTGCAGGTTACACAGATGATGGTTTTAGGATGTATATTGATGGAAACCTTGCCATTAATAACTGGAAGGAACAGGGAACAACATGGAGTCAATATTCTCCAATATATAATGTAACCACAGATAAAACATTTGATGTAGAAATTTGGTGGTATAACGGTGGGGGACCAGGATCTTATCATCTTGGATGGGGAATACCATATGATTCATCTGGAAGTTTAGGTTGGACTGGTGCAGGTTGCGACTATGCTGGAAACCCAAGAGTGTGGGGACAAAACTTTAGTTGTAATCTAAACACATTTTCTTCTGGATCTGGAGCAACACAAGAACAGACCAACGACTACAACAATGCACTCGCTGCAAAGAACGCAGCCCAAGATGTATACAATGATAAACTAAATGTTTATAACCAAGCAGTTTCAACATTAAATGGTTACAATCAAACCTTAACTAATAAAACAAACGAATATAATAACTCAGTTTTAAATGTTGCAACGGCATTGCAAAATAAAAATAATGCTGAAGATGGATACGAGCAAGCAATTAATAATCTCAATAGTGCAATTGATAACGCATGGCGTTACTATGACGAGCAGTCACAAAGAGAAATTCAATCTGCTATTGCTCAAGCAGCAGCAAATGCTGCAGCCAATCAGCCTACACCAGAACCAAGCCCAGAGCCAACTGCTGAAGAGCCACCTACTCCTGAGCCAAGTCCAGAACCAACTGCTGAGGAACCACCAACACCAGAACCAAGCCCTGAACCTACAGCAGAAGAGCCTCCTACACCAGAGCCTTCTCCAGAGCCTACAGTGGACCCTACAGACCAACCTACTCCTGAGCCTACCCCAGAGGAACCACCAACCCCTGAGCCTTCTCCAGAACCAACTCCAGAGACAACTGAAGAGCCTGCTCCAGAACCTTCACCAGAACCTGGGCCAGAGCCAGAGCCAGAAGAGAACCCTTGGAATGAACCAGATGTAGAAATTACTGATGCAGTTTTAGCAGCACTGATTCCTGAAAAGGGAACTGGAACAGAAGAAGATCTATCTAATGTTATTGCTAACCTTACAAGCAAGGATAATAAGTTAGTTACTCTTTCTGCTGAACAAATAACAGCAGTTAGCCAAACACTCAGAGCCTTGACTCAAGAAGCAAAGGCTGAGGTTGCACAAGACCTTGGTATTAAGCCTTCAGAAGTTGCACAGATTGCTGAGCAGATGAAGTCTAACCCAGCACTTGCTGAAGCATTTGTTGAGTTTAATGATAGAGAAGCAGAGGCAGGAGAAACTGCAATGCCCTTTACATTGGCAGATGCAGTAACAGAAGTACAAACAGAAGCATTTTTAGCAGACCCACTTGGAGCAGTCTTCGCAGTGGACCCAGTAGAACTCCTATCTAATTTCTCTGAATTAGGTATGGATATGACAGACGATCAGAGAGAGAAAGCGCAAGAAGTAATTGTCCCAGTAATCATCGTATCACAAATTGCAGGGGCAATGATAAGGAGGAACAAATGAAAATAATCAATAAGGCCATAAACCTGGTAGGCAAAATGCTAAAGGGATTAACTAAATGGTTTAAAGACGCAGGTATGGAATTAATTGCACAAGCATTTACCCTCCTGGGCTTCTTTATCGCATGGCTAACTTTGACGGGATCAGCAAGAGACATTGTTGGTATTGCTGTAATGGCAACAACAGTTATCTGGTTAATCACAATCCCGCTAAGAAAGGATAAATAATGAAAGATAAAACTATGTACTTACTCGCAGCAATGGTTGGAGCAGCAATACTTGCAGCAATCATAGGAGACTATGTTGTTGCAGGAATAGAAACACAAACCACAGGAGAGGCCGTAGAGGTTTCTTCAGATGTTATGACCCTTGTACAAACAGCACTTGGTGGTGTTATAGGTATCCTTGGTGGATATTTTGGATCAAAGGGAAATAAGGACAAGGAGGACTAACCATGGCAACTAAAAAAATAGTAGAACCCCCAAAGCAGGAGCACCCACAGAAAGCAATAACAAATATTCTGATGAGAATTCTTGCGGTATTTGCAGCATCAGGACTATCAGTCTTGGGAGCAGGAGCCGTAGTAGGAATTGACACAGTTCAGGCAGTCATGCTTGCAGGACTCTTAGGAGTAGCAACAGTTATTGAAAGACTGGCAAGGGCTTTTTTGGACGATGGAAGGCTATCATTAACAGAGATAAATGATGCCTTTAAAACGGTAGATAAAAAGGCTAATTAGTCATTATTACCCCTAGTTGACAGCCCCTCTAGGCAATGGTATACTTAATTATACCTATCTGGAGGGGCTTCTACCTGTGACTTGCATTGCCGTTGTAAAACATGAAGACAAGATCTATATGGCTGGAGATCGTGGAGCATCAGATGATGGTACCATTTTAGCACTTGAAGCACCAAAGGTTTGGAAGATAGGTCCATACCTTATTGGGTATGCTGGCGCAATGGACGGAGAAAGAATCCGATACAACTTTAGGCCAACTGCTCCAAATATTAAAGATACAGACAAGTTTATGCAGACAAGGTTTGTTAAAGAACTTCGTGAATTCTATAATGAGTTTTGGGTAGACACATCTAAAGACGGAGATCTTGGTTTGATTATTGCAGTTCGTGGACAAATCTATGAGCACAGTTCTGCTGACATGTCTTTGTCAAAGTATGTTCTCCCTTACCTTGCTATGGGTTCAGGAGCAGAATATGCTTACGGCGTTCTGTATGCAACAGACAAACAAAAAAATGCAAGGAACAGAGTAATGCAAGCAGTTAATGCTGCTATCAAGTTTAACCCATCATGTATGGGACCAGTTGACATAGTGAGCATGTAGCATGAGTGAAAGACCAATGATTGTAGAAATACTTTCAAATGAAAACCTGTATGCTCATTCAGAAATGTCTTATAAAATAGACAAGGCAGATAGATCATTATTTGAAAATAGTGAGGTACAAACTTTGTCATATCCAGAAGAAAATATTGACAAAAGAGTTTATTATAAAATAAATAACTATGGGCATAGATGTGATGATTTTGATACTTTAGATACAAACAAGACAAATATTCTTTTTGCTGGATGTTCGGCAACTTTTGGACAAGGTCTTCCTGATAAGTTTAGATGGTCTAGGAGAGTGTACAATTCTTTAGATTTTGAAAATAAAGGAGATTTCCATTGTCTTGGCATTATGGGTGCAAGCGTTGAAATACTTGTTACAAACATAATAAAATATTGTGTTGAGTTTGGAAATCCAGACATCATATGTGTTTCTTTTGCAGATTTTACAAGAGAAACATTTTATGATTATGATACCGATATCTTTAGACTTAAGAATCATGCAAAATATGGAGACGAAGATTACTGGAAGTTAACAGTAGATTCAAAAGAGATTGCATATAGATTATTTGTAAAATTTAAACAGTTCTATTCACTTCTTGAAGCATACTGCAATTCTCATGAAATAAAACTTTACTCAACATCTTGGGATATACACACAGGAAATTTTGGAGAAAGTCTAGGACTAAAAACATTTAAAAAAATAAAAACAGTTAAGCCAGAAGAAATAATTAAAAAAATATATGATGATCCAGAGTATTCTGAGCATCAAGATATCTTTGGAATTGGAACAGATAACTCTCATCCAGGTATTGTTCCAAATATTATGTTTTCTGACTTTTTTATAGAATGGATAAATAATGATAGATGATAATGACGAACTAGAGTTTAACATCTGGCTAGGTAATGGTATAGAAAGAGGATGGGTAACAGAGCCATTTTGTAATACGCATACAGGTGATCCATACATGACTGAAGAAGAAGCACAAGAGTGGGAAGATGGCGGAGATCCGTGTATGTATGTTTTAAAAATAAAGGAATAAAATGAATAAAGATTTGCCAGAGATTAATGCCAAGTCAGACTTTAACTATGAAGTCTGGTATGATTCAATTGATCCATCCTTTATTGAAATATCTAAAGGATCAAGGCTTCCAGACAAGTGGTTAAACTATCAGCATGTCTTATCTGGAAAATATATGCATAGTGTCATAAAGCCTATCAATCGTTATGTTGAAAATCTTTATATAAAACCAAAACTTATTTCTTTTGATGATGAAAAAATTGTATTGCAACAAGGCAACCATGCTGAGATGCTTGTGCAGCAAAAAGAAGAAGAGTTCTATAATGTCGATAGGCCTTGGATGAGGCAGTACTATAAATCAAAAGAAAGCAATTTTTTACCAGAGGGCTGTTTTCCAGGCACATACAAATTTTATATACCTTGGATAATAGATGAGAATGTCAGTATTTCAATAGAGCAACCAGAAAATTCACCATTTTATATCTATCCAGTATCATTTGAGTCAAAAAGAATTGATCCAAGAACTCAATATATTGAGCCACCTTTTGTTAACTTTCATTTTAAGAATACTGGAAGTCATATGATTAAGGATGGGTTTGGAAAGATTCTGAGACAGTCACCTATGTTTAATATGGTAATTCGTCCTAGTGGTATAATAGTAGAGAGAGTGAGGAACTTCTATGAGCAAGATTAAATTCTATCCATTTAACGATAGAACCCCAGCATTTACACCTGAGCCAATTCCAGCATCCAAAAGCATGCCTGATTGGTATAAAAAAATGCCATCTGATATAAATGAAGAGATGGCCTTGCCACAGGGAACTTCAACAAGTACTGTTAAAAGATGTATGCCAATTTTTGATGCTATAACTGCAGGGTATATCTTAAGCCTTCCTTGTGATATTTATGTTGATGCAACCAACCCAGCAAAGATAACATGGAGTATTCCAAATCCATTGAACATGATTAAGAATGATCTTGTTTCTAGTCATTCAAGAGAACAATATAGTACATATCCAATAGATGAAACAAGATATCATCGTGATTTATTTAGAATCATGCCATTTTGGGCATTAGAGACAGAAGAGGGCCATAGTGTTTTAGTTACAAACCCAATACACAGGGATCCTTCACCGCTCCAGGCAATTAGTGGAGTTGTTGATAGTGATAAGTTTATTGTTGATGGACATTTTTCATTCTTGGTTGAAAAAGATTTTAAGGGTGTGCTAAAGCAAGGAATGCCATTAGTGCAAGTTATTCCTTTTAAGAGAGATGACTATGAGATGGAACTAGTTGATCCAGTAGTTGCAAATAAACTTATAACTAAACAAAGAATGTTTTTACGCAGTACATTTAAGTTTGGATACAAGAATAAGATGAGGTCAAAAAAGGATTACAAGTGAGTGATCCTCTTAAGATTACATTTACTCCAGCCTTTTTAAATCACGGACAAAGATTGTCTCCACCAGAACCATCAGCAAAGCATGTTCCAGAATGGTATAAATCTTTATCAAGACATGATTTTTGGAATAGCGATGAACACTTAAACCCAGTTAACCATATTGGAACTGATGGTGCTCAAGTCTCTACAAAGATGTGTATGCCTTTTTTAGATTCGCTAACTGCTGGCTATCAGTATGTTTTAGAAGATGATCTTCATGTAGATGTTGAACCAGGTACTGGCAAGCCAATTCTTTGGTGGGATGGAGACGTAATGCTTGTTGACAAAAGACCAATCATAGATATGCCAATACCAAATAACTGTCATCCAGTGCACTACGGATGGAGAATGAATTGGTATTATGAAACTCCTCCAGGGTATTCAGTATTAATTACTCACCCAATGAACAGGTTTGATCTTCCTTTCTATACACAGTCTGGTATAGTTGAGTCAGATATTTGGGGCCTTCCAGTTTTTACTGCTTTCTTTTTACAAAAAGACTTTAGAGGAACAATTAAAAAAGGAACCCCCATATTTCAAATTATTCCATTTAAAAGAGATAATTGGGAACTTGAGGTAATAGAAACACCAGAGGAATTAGATAAGCATGAGTTCCGTGCAGAAAATAGACGTTCTATGCTTTACGGGTATTACAAAAAAACTGCTTGGAGAAAGAAATTGTTTGGATCTAAAACCAACACAAAAGAAGAGTATTTAGATGAATAGTATAGAAGCCATAATTTATTCTTATAAAGGAAAGCAATTAAAGGATGTTGTTGAAAATTTAATTAATAACACAGATAATGAAATTTTTATTACAATTATTGATCAAAGTCCTTTAATAAAAGATTATATATTCAAAGATTATAAAAATATAAAATATAGACATGTCATATGGGACTCACACGAAAGTCCTTGTGATATGAAACTAAATGCAATACAGTCTTCTAATTCAGACTATGTCCTGCTAGTTGGTGATAATGTTATGGTAAAAAAATCTTGGGACACAGAACTAATTGGATTTTTAGATAACAAAAAAGCGATTGTATCTGGCAAAGGAAATACTTATTTTAAGTTAAAAGATGACTTTTCTTTTGAAATTGTATCTGAAGATTTAATGTCTACACAAATTTCTAATGTCTTTACAAGAGATTTTGCATTTGGTAAAGGAGATATATTAAAACAGTTTGAATACCCAAGACATTTAAAGTACTATGGAGAAAATGAAACTGTAAGCATTTTGCTTTATTGCAGTGGAATAGATATATATTCTTATTGCTCAAATCTATATTCTAAAATTTCAGAAAATATTATTGAAACAATATATACCCCATTTTCTTTGGTGCACAATTATAATGAGTTTGTTAGATTAATTAAACATGGTAATTCAAGATTTATAAATATAGAAAAACATAATCAAAGAACAGTAAAAGATTTTATTAATTTTCACGGTATACAGATAGATAGAATATATGAGTTGCCATTTGAAAAAAATGACCCAAAATATAACCATGATCAGTTAGACTTTCAGGCAGTACAAGGCGAGAGATTTATTGGAATAACAAGGTCTATTCGTTAGTGGTATAATTAATAAGGAGGAAAACATGCATAGAATAAAAATTATAGAAAACTTTATATCCCCAGAGGATGCAGCAACACTGATACGTGAGCAGCAAGATCCAAATGGTGTCAAACTTCCATACCCAGAGTACTATAAGGAACGATATGGTGGAACCTCTTTGCCATATAACCCAACAGTAATGGACATAATGGTAAAGTACGGACACAAAGCAAATGATGTTCATAAACAACTTAATGGGTTTGTAAATCCTATTTATGTTTTTAAAGGTTTTGGATCACACTGGACAGAAGGAACAAAGGGCGGACTTCATATAGATGCTCAAGATCCTGAGCCATTTATTGAGTGGAGCACAATTATGTATCTAAACAATGAATCAGAATATGATGGAGGAATGATATATTTCCCTAATCAAAACTTTACATATCAACCCAAGCAATACTCTGCTGTATTTTTTCCAGGGGCTGGAAGCGAATACATCCATGGAATAACAACAGTAACAAGGGGTAACAGATATACTGCACTATACATGCATACAAGTTTGCCAGAGCATGTTGATCCAGACTTTATCGATGTTCCAAAATCTAACCTAAGATGGGAGGCTCAGTTCCATGAACTCACTTCCATTTGATTTTGAAATTGCAGACCTTGGATTAGTATACTATACTAACATTATTAAAGATCCTCAATTAATTATTGATGATATAAAAGAAATGCACGAAAGATTTATTAACAAAGAGCATGGAAATGCCCATACAATTCAAACAGATTGGATGCCATGGCAAAATGAAAGTGCTGGAACTCTAGAAACATTTTGTTGGCAAAAATTTATTCCCAAACCTGGTACGGTTACAGAACAAGACTATTATTACAAAGAGTTGTCAAGTCTATCAAAAAGAATTTATGATCCACTTGAGGTTGCTTACAATCATTATGCAAAAGAGTTATATCCATTTGCTCATGCAAACATAAAGTCAAGAGAGTTTGGCGTAAATATGCTTAGGTATGAGCCAGGAGGATTCCTTCCAGCACACCAAGATCATGGAATTAGTAGCCGTGTTCTATCTGTAGTTTCATACTTTAATGATGACTACGAAGGTGGAGAGATTGAATTTGTAAATTCAGATATTATTCTTGAGCCAGACCCTGGCAGTATTGTATTTTTCCCATCAAACTTTTTGTACGTTCATGAAGTACAAGAAATAACATCAGGGACAAGATACTCTTTGCCACACTGGTATCACAATATGGAGAAGCCAATACTTTCTGACGGAAGAGAATAGTCTATGACTAGTAGGTTTTTTAATTATGATGGTCCAGAATATGCTAATGATAGGTTTAGGCTAGATCAAATAGATTTAAATATTTTATCTTTAAATCCAATGACGTATAATCTTGATCACTGTAGTTTGCCAATGTTGGATTCATATAACAAAAATCCTTTGTCATTTCATTTAGATGACAGTCCAGACATGGAAAGTTCAATTGTTTATGATGAAAAAATTTCATATATAAGCAATTCTTTTGGGCACAGGTCTGATGAATTTAGTAGACTAAATAAAGATAAAACAAATGTTTTATTTGCTGGATGTTCCCAAACATTTGGCTCAGGTTTGCCAGTAGAGGAGACTTGGCCATCAATTTTATATCAATGGATGAAGACAGATAATCCTGAAGTAAGTTTTGGTCCTTACCAAGCACTTTCTTTTACTGGTGGCTCTATAGAAAAAATAGTTCAAAATATCTTTAAGTATTGTCATCTTTTTGGTAATCCAAATATTATATATTTTTTAGCACCAGATATTGATCGACAAATTGGTTATGGATTATTGGAGTACCCTGGAGCAAAAGAAAGAAATGATGTAAACTTTGTTGATCATGTCAATATGAGAACAGTAACTAAAGAAGAGATTGGATCTGGAAAAGTTGAGCAGGTCATGTCTGCAGAAGCATCTATATTAAGATCGGTATATACCCTAAGAATGCTTGAAATTTTTTGTATTGCAAATAATATAGAATTAATTTGGAATACATGGGGTCCAGAAGATGCACTATACAGGATGATTGATTTTAAAAAGTTTAGGTCTGATACAGAATTATCTGAAAAAATGTTTTATGATTTAGAAGAAAAAATGATTAATTTACCAAAGTCTAAATATGAAAACAAGGCTAGAGATTTGCGTCACGATGGGTATGCAGTTCAAAGATATTTTGCTAATAGAATGTATTCTTGGTACATAGAGTTGTTTGGAAAAAAATGATAATATTAGGTATAAATGAGACTACGCATGATGCTTCTATTTCTTTAATAGAAGATGGAAAAATACTTTTTGCAGGACATGCAGAAAGATATAGCAAGCAAAAAAATGATTGGTTTACAAATAAAGAATTAATCAAAGATGCATTGCAGTATGGCTATCCAGATCAGATTGCATACTACGAGAAACCTTTGCTTAAAAAACTTAGAGTAAAGACTAAGGGTGGCTTTGGTGGTGGAAAGCCATGGTTTGAATCTACAGAACTTGGAGATTTACCAAGAAAAAACTTTGGTCATCATTACTCACATGCAGCAGCAGGATATTATACAAGCGCATTTAATGATGCATGTATTGTAGTCCTTGATGCTATTGGAGAATTTAATACATCAACAATTTGGGTTGGTGAAGGCGACAAGATTAAACTTAAGTATAAGCAGAACTATCCAGTTAGTTTTGGATTGTTCTACTCTGCATTTACTCAACTCATAGGCCTTATGCCAAACCAAGAAGAATATATTATGATGGGTATGGCTGCTTACGGAGATTGGACAAAATATTATAAAAAAGTTGACGAATATTTTCCAAATTACGATGAGCAAAAATATAATTTTCATAAGGGAATTACTGACTGGGGATGGGTTTCAGAACAAGATAAGTTTGATATAGCAGCAGCAGCACAAATGGTATACGAGCAAAGGCTAAATCAATTCATGCGTATGGCAAAAAGTTTAACTGGCAAAAATAATTTAGTATTCATGGGTGGATGTGCACTAAACTCATCCGCAAATACACTGCTGTGGAAAATATTTGATATGATTTGGATTATGCCCAACCCAGGAGATGCTGGAAGTTCTTTGGGTGCAGCAGCAGCCCTATATGGAAAGCATCTTGATTGGAAGACTCCTTATCTTGGCTATGACCTTGGTGGAGAGTACCCTGTTCAGAAAATTTTGGACGGCATACTAAAAGATGGAATCGTAGCAGTAGCATCAGGAAGAGCAGAGTATGGTCCAAGAGCATTAGGAAACAGAAGCATCCTTGCAGATCCAAGAGATCCACTAATCAAAGACAAAGTTAATCTAATTAAACAGAGAGAACTCTTTAGACCTTTTGCTCCAGTAGTGATGGCAGAGCATGCATCAAAGTGGTTTGATATGGACTTTGAAAGCCCATATATGCAGTATACAGTTAAATGTTTGCAGCCTGATAAGATACCTTCAGTCGTACATGCAGATGGTACATCGAGAGTACAAACAGTTACAAGAGATCAAAACCCAGGGATTTATAGGGTTTTAAATAAATTCTATTTACAAACTGGGGTGCCTATACTTCTTAATACAAGTTTAAATATTAAAGGGCAACCATTACTAAATGATGAAAATGATATTGTTAAATGGGAAAAAGAGTACAATTTTACAATATGTAGGTAAACTGGTATAATAGATATGTCTTTAAAGGAGGCAACCATGGCAGTAAAAGGTAGTTTAGAAGCAATCATTGAAGTTGCAAAGAAAGAAGTGGGCACAATTGAAGGCCCAAAGGATAACGAAACAAAGTACGGTGCATGGATGAAGGTTAACTTCCAACCATGGTGCCAGTCTTTTGTTTCGTGGTGTGCTCATACAGCAGGAGTAGCCAAGTTTCCAAAGTCTGCTTCAACAGTAGCAGCATCAGATCAGTTTAAGAAAGAGGGTCGTTGGGCAGATGCTCGTAATGATGACCCACAAGCAGGAGACTGGATCTATTTTGATTTCCCAGAAGATGGTGTAAATCGTATTTCACATGTTGGTCTTTGCATTAAAAACAATGGTGATGGAACTATTCAGGTTATTGAAGGAAACACTTCAGGAACCGCCAAGGGAGATCAACGCAACGGAGGAATGTGCGTAGAGAAGACTCGTGGTTATGTAAAGAATAACAAGAAAAAGTTGGTTAATGCTGTAGTTGGTTGGGGTCGCCCAGTTTATGCTGGAGAAGAGAATGCTCCATTACTAAACAAACTAGCAGAGTCTGTACAAGCACCTGCTAAGCCAGTTGCTAAGCCAGTAGTAAAGAAGCCAGTAGTTAAGAAGGCTAAATAAATGGAATCAACAAAGAGAACGCTATTAAAGACAGCAAGTTGGGAAACTTTTCATTTAGTTGGAGTTGCTGGAGTAATTTATTTATTTACTGGTGAATGGGAGTATGCAAGTCTTGGTGCTCTTCTTTACATTGGTTGGGAAGCACTTGGATATTTCTTACATGAAAGAGTCTGGGCTAAGTTTGGAAGTAAGGTAAAGTAATGCGTATCAAAATTATTAGATTTGTTGTAAAGGCTTTAGGTTATGAATGGGGCGGAGATAATCTCAATGCACCAATTTGGACTGTAAAAGCAAAAAAGAAGAAATAACCTATGGCTATTTATGAGTATAATTGCAGTACTTGCAATGATAATTTTATTAAACAGCGATCAATTTCAGAGGATGATCCAGGCTACAAGTGTGATACTTGCAATACTTCTTTAGTTCGTGTATACTCTAATGTAGGAGCAGTTTTCAACGGTAGTGGATTTTATTCCACTGATAATCGAAGGGTATAATATGAATACGATGATTGATGAAGTAGTAGAAGCAAAGCAGTGGACTTTATCTCCTCTTGACAGATGCGATAGATGTAATGCTGAGGCCCTTGTACAAGTCACTGGCCTACTAGGCGATTTAATGTTTTGCGGACATCATTATAATAAGATTATGGATAATTCTGTCGGCTACAAAAAAATGATGGAATTTGCAATAACTATATTAGATGAACGATTAAAACTACAATAAACAGAAAAGAGTAACAAATGATTATACAATTTATGGGTCTTCCAGGTTCTGGTAAAACAACAATTGCCGATGCGGTTAGAGACAGAACTAATGCCATACATTTAAATGCTGATCAGGTTCGTTCTGGTCTCAATAAGGACCTGGGGTTTACTCCAGAAGATCGTGTAGAGCAGGCACGACGAATGGGAGAACTTGCAAGACTACTTGAGGAGATTCAGGACAAGCCAGTCCTTGTAGATTTTATATGTCCAACTGAAGAAACACGCAAAGCATTTGGAGAAGCAGATGTAGTCGTATGGGTTGATACAATTAAAGAAGGTCGTTTTGATGACACAAATAAACTATGGGAAGATCCAGAACATTATGATCATCGCATTGTTGTCACTGGCGATGAGCACACAGATGCAGTTGCAACAAGAGCAATAACTGTTGTTAGAAAATTTGGAATGTTTGATTGGAAAGAAAATACCGTATTGCTTCTTGGTCGTTACCAACCTTGGCATGAGGGGCATCGTGCTCTTTTTGATGAAGCAGCAAAGCGTAATACTCAGGTTGTAATTGGTGTTCGCCACACAGTTGGAATGAGTGAAAAAGATCCTTTGCATTTCCACGAAGTCAAAAATTTTATTCAGAAAGACATGCCAACGGCAAATGTAATAAAGGTTCCTAACATTACCAACATTGTGTATGGTCGTGATGTAGGATATAAAATTGAACAAGTAGATTTGGGGGCAGACATTCATGCTATATCGGCTACGCAAAAACGTAAAGAACTGGGTATCTAAAGTCTGGAACTTCATCACTAAGCCAAGCAAAATTGAGTGGCCATCATGAATGTAACCAAACAAAGATCAGCCCTAAAAGCAATTACTTGGCGTGTCATTGGCACAGCAGATACCTTTGTAATATCTTGGGCAATAACTAAAGAGCCAGTTACAGCAGGGGCAATAGCAAGTTTTGAGGTATTTACAAAAACAGTTCTTTATTACTTCCATGAGCGTGGTTGGAATAAAGTTAAATGGGGAAGAAAATAATGTTATCAATCATTGACCAAAAAAGAAAAGCAGACTGGAGATATATATATTATGAAAATCATAATGTAGATGATATTTTAAATAAACTTTTATCTTATCCAGAAGAAGAATGGTGGATTGACAGAACAAGACAACAGATGCCTCCCTTTGTTCATAGAGAGACAACAACTCTTTTTGTTTCGGAGATTATGGGATGGCAACTAGGACAACCATTTGAACCAACATTTAGGCTTAAAGATCAAGAACTTTGGAAAATGATAGAGCCAATAATTGGTCACTATGAAAAAAAACATGATGGGAAAATGGGAAAGGCAGCATTTTTAAGATTGCCTGGAAATAAAATTGTTTATCAGCACCATGATGAAGGTGACTATTTAGGGCTTGTCCATAGACACCACATAGCAATTCAAACAAATGAAGATGCTATATTCTTAATTGATAAAGAAGAAAAGCACATGAAGGCTGGAGATTGCTGGGAGATTAACAATGGAAGATTCCACGGCGTAACAAATAATGGTACAACAGATAGAATTCATCTATTATTTGATATTATGCCAAACAAATATATAAACTAGGAGAATGCTATGTATGAATACTATGTAAGAAAAGTAGAGAATGTCGTAGATGGAGATACCATTGATGTTCTTATTGATTTAGGGTTTGATATATTATTTGCATCCCGTGTAAGACTGGCTGGTATTGATACCCCTGAGTCACGCACAAAGGATCTTGCGGAGAAGGCTCTTGGACTTGAAGCCAAAGAGTACCTAAAGAAGTCTCTAAAGGATGCTAAGTCTGTTGTAATTAAGACTGAGAAGATGGACTCATCTGAAAAGTATGGTCGTATTTTAGGCTGGGTATATGTAGATGGAAACACAGTATCTCTTAACGATATGATGATTAATGATGGTTATGCATGGGGATACCTTGGAGATACCAAGGTTAAGGACTTTAAGGCACTTGCTAAGGCAAGAGCCAAGTCAGGAAAATAATGAGTTTACAAACAGATGCAATGCTTGAGCATTTGCTTCTTCAAGGTGCCGTAGAGTTTCAGGGCATAGATGAGCAAACTGGAGAAATGTTGTACACAATAACCGATAAGTTAAAAGAGGTAAGTCCTGGTGTATATGAACAATTAAAAGATCAGTATGAACATCATATGTTTAAACTTATAGATCAAGGGCCAACACGAATGACTTGGAGACTTAGAGCGTGAACTTTAAAGATGAAGATGATGCTATTGAGCAACTAATTCTCAATGGAGCCTTAGAGGTTGCTGGTATAGATATGGAAACTGGAGAGCCTCTGTATAATTTTACAGAGAAACTTATTGATGTTAGTCCAGAACTACACACAGAAATTTCTACATATTTTTCACAAGAGACTATGGCTCTTTGGGAAGAAGGTTTTTTGGAGATGGATGTTACAGAAAAAAATCCTATTATAAGACTAACTCAAAAAGCCTTAGATCAAAATGCTATTGCAAAGTTAAGTAAAGATAGACAGTACACATTAAAAGAATTAATAAGAATCTTTGCCTTAGATAAAGAATAATTTGGGAGAATAATGGAATATTTTATTGGATCAATTACTACATTTATTCTCATGTTTTTAACTACTCAGATGGTTAAAGATAGACATGTTGGTAAGAGAAGTAATCCTTTTAGATATAGTCAATCACATATCTATTCAATAGTAAAACCACTTCTTCCAGCACATGATATTTTTAAAAAAAGAAAGCCTACTCAGTCCAGTATTCATGAAGAAAGAACAAATATAAAAGTAATCATATTAGAAAACAAGGCTTATTTTATTAGAGATGGCGCTTTTTATGTTGCTGATATAAACGGGGCAAACATAGATCGTGAGTCAGCAAAGATAGTTGACACCATGAGTATGAATAAGGTACAATTAGATAAGATGTTGTTCATAATGGACAAATTAAGAGATGGGAAAACAGATGATAGTGGCGGTCCAAGGAACTAATACGTTTCATGACTATCAGGTATTCTTACGTTCAATGGCAGTTGCTATGTCAAATTTACCAGACACAGATAGAGAGTTTTACATCTACTCTGCTGGGCCTGGAAAAGTAAACGATATGGTTTCTGAGTTTGTTAACCTATCAGAGCGTGGAATGAAAGCAAGAAAAAGAAAGATTAAATTTTTTAAAGTTGCACCATCTTGGATAGAAGAAAACATAGAGCAAGTAGACTACTGCGCTTTCCTTTCTTCTGGATCTGAACCAGCACCAAAACTTTTAACAACAGCAAAACTCAAAAATATTGAGTCTGATTTATTTAGTTATTAATTAAGGTAGATATGAAAAAAATTATTTTAGGATTAGTCGTTGCATTTTCTTTTACTATATTGCCAAATGCTTATGCCATGCAGAATGGTCAGGATGCTTTAGGAGATGACAAAGTAGTCGGGATCATCCTTGGACAGAATAATCAGCGACACTGCTCAGGCGCACTGATTGCACCAAGAATTGTTGCTACTTCTGGTCATTGTGTACTAAGAATTGATGGTGGAGTCTACTCCAAGCAAAAACATTTCTATGGAGAACTTCCTTCAAACTCAGACCTCTATGTATCAGCGCCAGGGGTAGATATTCCATTTGGTGGAACTTCAAACAAAGCCAAAGTTATTGCTCAGTTTGTACCAGAATCGTATACAGATTCTATGTGTGAGGGTACTGACTGTAATGCTGGAATGAGTGATGTTGCAATATTGATTTTGGATAAAGAACTTAGTAATAAGTCATTTAGATTTGCAACCAAAGAAGAAATTCTTTTGATGAAAAGTGTATCAACCCCTGTACTTTCAATTGCATATGGAATTAAGAGTGAACAAGACTGGCAAAATGCCAAGAATGGTAAAGGATTTGACGGTAAACCAACAAAATCAGAAGCGGTAACAAGAACTAATTTTTGTTGTGCAGGTAAAAAGGTAGAGCAATGGTCAAAAGATAATCCCTATGGACTTGTTCAAACAGTTCTACTAAGAGGAGTCTTTCACGGTGGCGGAGACTCTGGGTCTCCACTATGGATAAAGATTGGCACAGAGTGGGTCTACGTAGGGGCTGCAGGGGCTGCACAAGGGCCTGTAGCAGGCAATGTGGACCCTTCTTCACCAAGATGGACAGATCCATTTGAACTCAGTGTTGTTGGTGCAACATATTTTACTATTGCTGGACATCAAAATATTTTTAGTGATGCAGAAAAGTATTTATCTCAAAAAATTTTATTTGAGCAAAAACCTGTTATTGTGGTAACTCCAACGCCAACACCTTCAGCAAAGCCAGATTTAATTGTAGTACCAGAAGTTGTAAATGTAAAACCTGTATTGCAAACTACACAGAAACGTGTTAAGATTGTATGTACTAAAGGAAAGTATCAGAGAACTATATATGGTTATAGTCCTGTATGTCCTAAAGGATGGAGTAAGAAATGAATATAAAATCATTAGAAAAAATGGAAGACATTGTAAATAAAAACAAAGTCTTGTCATGGGATGGATGGAATGTAGTTGAACTATATCCTTCAGAAAAAGGAGCAACATCAAAGTTTGGCGCTTATCAGAATGATAAGTGGAATCTTAAAAAAGTCTTTAGCGTTTCAGAAAATGGATGGGATATACCTGACAAGTATGTGAGGTAAAATATGCCAAAGTTTTATTGGAAAGATGATGCTGCATGTCTTGATTATGATACAAACATATTCTTTGACAAATATGAAGAGGATGTTGTTCTTAGACCTGCAGTAGACAAAATATGCTTTGCTTGTCCTGTTAGGAGAGAATGTTTTGCTGCAGGAATTGGTGGTAAAGAGTACGGTCTTTGGGGTGGAGTATTCCTTGAAGAAGGTAAGATATCACGTGAATTTAATAACCATAAAGATAAAAAGAGTTGGGGAGAGTTATGGGCTGGACTAACGACAAACTAAACAGTGGAGCAGTTATACATTGCGTTGGCGTATTGCCAAGCCAACATGGCTATGATTTAGATAAGATAAATCCTGAAGATTTAGACATGCTGTTCTTAGTTCATAGTGGAATTATATTTGGATCGGCAAATGCAAAATATGCAAATCCTAATAGCCTAACGTTGGCACAAACAGCATCTGATAATCCAGATAGTAATGTTAAGTGTGTTGTGTATTATGGTCCAGATGGCTCAAAAGCCATGGTAGATTTTTCCAATGGGCCAGTTGATATTTTTCCAGGGGATTTTATTATATTTCCAAATGACAGAAATCATAGAATTTTAAGTAATCATAAAGGGCTTACAAAAGAGTATTTATTTGGTTTCTCTAAAAAAAATATTATTTTATCTGAAGGAGAAAAAATATTTACTGTAACTGCACAATGTATTGATGAGTACTCTGTAGATGTAGCAGCAAAAACAAAAGAAGAGGCAATTGATAAAGCAAAGGCTCTTCCAAAACATTCATGGGATCATTTAACAATATTACCAGATATTGAAGAGTATCGTGTGATAAGATATTCTAAGTGGGGAAATTTTGGAGTTAAAGAATAATGTATACAAATGAAATGAAACGTGCATTTAGATCTGTTACATGTCCAATTGATTTTAAATTAAAAATTGTTGACCATGAACACTATATTGCTGTTCAGGCAGACGAAGTTGAATTCTTTAGACTACCTGACGCAGATAAAAGAACAGCAGTAGAGTACATGGTTAAAGTTAAGAAAGCACTTGAAGACAATGGAGCAATTGTATTATTAGTCAGAGAGGTAATGAAGTAATGTTAAAGTTTATAATTTTTTCAATTGTATCTGTATCATTTTTTTCTTTAATGCTTAATAATATAAGTTTACGATTTGCTAATATGAGACTTACAGAAGACCTACTAAAATCTTTTGTTAATTATAATATTATATTAGAAAAAGGAATTTCTCAAGAGTCTGAAAAAATAGAACAAAATGATGGTTTTTTAAAATTTGTTTCAGACTCAAGAGATTGGGCCTATGCCTATATAGAATCAGTGCAAGAAGAAATAAGTAGTTTTATAACTATTGTTGGGCCAGACATAGAATACTTGGAGACATACCGTCCACCAGTTATATCTGATGATGTCACAGAAAGATTGATTGCTGGGTATAAAAAAATAAAGGGTTTGATACCAGAGGACTATGGTAAAATAGACACATGATAAGATTCAAGTCACGAGAAGACCTAGCCTATGATGCTTTCTATTCCTGTCATGTTTTGGGTTGTGAACTGGAAGCAGCAAAGATATATGCAACACAGTCAAACATCATAGATGTATGCTTTGATCACCACAAAGAATTAACGGAAAAGGATTATCAATGAAAGATGTTTTCTTATCAATACTAACAGGTTTTGGATGTGGTGTAGTATTTGCTGCATTCAAATTGCCAGTCCCAGCACCACCAGTTTTTGCGGGAGTCGCAGGAATTATTGGTTTATGGATTGGTTTTACAGTACTAACTAAATTCATATCCTAGGAGGAATAAAATGAATACAACACAACTAAAGGCAATGCTTGCATCTTACGGACGATCAGTCCTTGGCGCTGCAATTGCACTATACGCTTCAGGCGTAACAGATCCAAAGACACTTGCTTACTCATTGCTTGGAGCCATTGTGCCCGTGGCATTGAGAGCAGTCAACCCTAACGATTCGGCATTTGGCAAGTTGCCATCTGTTGAAGAAGTAGAGAGAGCAGTTAAGACTGCAAAGGTAGTTAAGAAGGCTCCTGCAAAGAAGTCAGCAGCAAAGAAGTAATAAAACTATTTAGGGGGCAGATTAATTTCTGCCCTCTTTTTAGTTTTCTTCAACAGTTCCAAATTCTGGAGAAAGAACATATTTAAGGTTTGCAGTATAAAATTTATTTTTACTTATCATGTTGCTTCTTGTTTGTCTTTCTTTCTCTGTTCCTTGATTAAAAAAGGTAACGAGAGTATATCTATGATTTCCACCAGTAACAGGATGAATTTTATGCTCATAACTATAGGCAGCAGGAAATAAAAATAACTGCCCAGCCTTTGGCTTTATCTTAACACCAAAATGTAAAAATTCAAGTTCTCCACCTTCATAGTCATCGTTTGGGTAATACACTAAAGCAGTAGTTCTTGGTGTAGCAAAAGAGTCATCAGGATGCATACCAAAAAACTCTCCAGTTGGAGAATACTTTGTGATTCTCAAAGACTCACGACTATGTGGATCAAGGTCCCAATGCCAAAGATAAGAATCTATAACTTCTTCAAGATTTTTTTGAACATCTTCATCATGCCATACCCAACATGTGTAGGCTTTTTTGCCTACCTCAGCATCAAGATAGTCCTCTCTTTGCCATTTAACTTTATTTCTATCATTATTTTCCCAAAATGTATCTTCTTCAACTTTCCTAAAGAAATCCATTGAGTCGGGCCACACATCATTATAGATATGCATTCCTGGAAAAGGGCTTTCATACTTAAACTTATTGCCTTTTCTGCTTGACGTTACACTATTTTCTTTGTCTGCTAATTTTCCTTGATCCATTTTGTATAGCCTTTCGTTAACTAAATTATACCATAAATGAGCAGTTTATAGACTACTGCTCAGGTCTATTAGCCACGGGTTTCAGCCTGCTAACTGTCTTTTCATCGACCATCCGTTGTAAAACCTATTAAAGTCTTAAGCGGAATGTTTACATTATACTACTGAATTTCAATAGTTTTAGGCTTCTTCTCTTCAGGTACATGCTTTTCTAGAGTTACCTCTAGGATACCGTTCGAGAATAGGGCTGATCCAACTTCCATATATTCTGGCAAGTTAAATACTGTTGAGAACTTTCTTGCTGCAATACCCTTATGTAAAAATACTACAGAGTCATCCTCCTCAACCTCAGACCTCTGTCCAGTGACCTTTAGTTGATTATTTTCTACTATGATTGATACCTCGCTCTTATCAAAACCTGCTAGAGCAAACTCCAAAATAAACAGATCTTCTCCAACCCTAATTACATTATAAGGTGGATAGTTGTTATTTGTTGTTCTAACTGTTTGATTGAATCGATTAAAGAATGGGTCATCTAAAAGACCCAGCATTGTTTCTACTACCATATTATTCCCCTTTCAAGCGAATAAGTTAATTTGCCCCCCGTTTGGGCAGGCTTATTAATTATAGCATAATATGGTATACTTGTAAAATGATAACTGAAGGTAGTTTTGTAATGGGCATGACATCAGAAGGCATGGTTCATGGAATGGTGGAGCATATTATGAGCGAAGGTGGAGTGTATGGAGTTCCTGGAACAGAGTACGCAATACAGTCAATGCCACCAGAAAATCCAGCAATGGCTGTTAGAGTTTACAAAGAAGAAAACGGATCATGGAAACCAACTGCATATAGTATTGGAATGATGTATAAGGATGCTGAAGTTATAGATATGGAAGCACACACTATGGATTCAGAAGTTGCTATGGCGATGTACGACTCATCAATTGGTAAAGCATATGAAGGCTGTGGTTGCCCAATGTGTAAAGAATTAAACGTTACTTGTGATGAATGCCCACAGTGTCAGGCTGGGGAAATGAAATCAGACTGCTGCGGTAATGTAAATAAACAAGCACCTTGCTGGGATGGTTATGTACAAAGAGGCATGAAGCCTGGTGCAGATGGAAAGCCAGTACCAAACTGCATCCCAGTTGCTAAATCAGATAGTTGGATAGACTCTCCATTTAGGATATCAAAGTAATGCCAAAAAAGAAATCTCATGCGTTCAATCCAACACAGATTAAAAATGGAAGAATAGTTAGACTAAGAAAAGATGGTACTGTTAAAGCAGACTTAGGCCCATATGAAATTAAAAATGACAAAGCAAACCCAATCAAATCTTAATAGAAACTTTTTTCCGCTTGCACTTGAAGAGCCAGAGAAGTTTTTTATTATATTACAACAAGGATTTGAAAGTGAAGGGTTTTTATGGACAGAAGAACCGTTTAGACATATCTATATATTAAGAACAGAAGATAAACCAAGTCCATATGATGAAGGAATTACTGAGTTTGAAAAACATTCAAGAAAAATTAATAACAATATGTGGTTTGGCTTAGCAAAGTGTATGGCTTTTTGGTCCCATATAAAAGAACAAAAAAATATTGAGTCTATAGTAATAGTACAAACAAATGATGAATTTCTTGTTTCTTCTTTAAAAGAAGAGAACGAACCTTTGCTTATTTTCCTTCCTCAAACAAACGAGTTTGAGTTAATTTCAGAAAAAGATGAAGTCGATGAATCAAGATATACAACTCATAGGTACATAGTAAAAATACAACTTATTAATAAATAAAATCTCTTTTTCTATTGATCTGCTTTTTAATCTTTCTTATTCTGAACCACATCTTAATCTTTTTAATCATTGAATAACTCCCTTTCATCTATTTTTTCTAAAAACTTTTCAGCCCAATACTCATTCCAAAGAACTCCATCGTGCCCATCTCTTCTTATTAAGTCATATTTTTCAAGTTTTAGGTCTGGTCTTTTCTTTGATATGAAAGATTCGATCTCATTACTTTCATTTAACGGAAAGAACTCATTGCTTTTAATCAATGAATAGTTATCTGATTCTGCATAGTCCCAAGAAGACCAAACTAATTTAACGTTATTGGCTTTGCAGTATTCTGAAAAAAGTTTCCATCCTATAACAAAATCTAAAAACTTTTCTCTATGTTCTTTAACTGACAACTTTTGCTCTTCAAACCTCGAAGGCTCAGGAACTTCTTCAGATTCATGCTTTTTACGCCAATCATTGATTGCATCATAGTCAGTATTTACTGGGTATCTTTGCACATATACCCAATTATTTCTTTCTTCAGACCATAGGTAGAACCTTCCTATGTTTGGCATAAGTACAAAGAAATGTGTTGGCATTCCGTATTTTTTTGTGTATAGCATAAATTGTGAAATAATTTTTTGCCATCCATAGCCAGACCTTGCTAAAGTATAAAAACCACCAACATCAAGTCCACGATCTTTAAGTTCTTTGTGAAGAATGTTTGTCCATACTGTTTCTATAGATCCACCGACACCCTCAGTCTGTGAGCAGCCACTAAACAAAATATGATATTTGCCATGCTGATTAGAAAACTCGTCAGATCTAAATCCGTCTTGATTGTAGTTGTATATAACGGATCCATCATCTCCACCCCTGAAAATATTTTCAATTGGAAGTTTTGTAAACGTTCTTTTGTCTTTTGGCATACCATGCATCCATGTCAGATCGAACTCATTAAAGAATACATCAGAAATATTTGCATCATCATTTAACTTTATGTCATATTTTCCAGCCATGCTATTGCTCCCTTTTTATATATATATCGTAAAACCCAAGATTGTGCAGTGCTAACGCAGTAACTGACCAATTTTTATTTTTGTGTAAAAATTCATTTACAGTTTGATAGGTTCCGTAAGGAGCCTCTTCTATAATACCATCAAAGATCAAGTAATCGTTCATTCCAATTATTCCTCCAATGGGAACAAGTCCAGCAGATAAGTTCAGAACTTTTCTTGTTTGATCCCTTTTATTTGAAATGTCTATATAGATATAATCATATTCCTTGTTTATGCCTGGAAGAATGTCGACTGCATTTCCTTTTAATGTTGAAACATTATTATACTTACTAAACAATTCCTTTATGTAAGGCTCATGGGTTTCTGGAGTATACTTCATTTCATGCTTAACAGGCTCGCATTTACACTCTCCAAACTTTCTCCATGACCAACACTTAAGATCAAGATCATAAAAATCTAACAAGTCTATACTTTTCGGGCTGGCATTTTCTGCAACTAACTCAGAGTAATATCCCCAAGCAACACCTATCTCCATATACCTCATATTTTTTGGAAGATGCTTTGTGTATTCTTCTCTTGAAGCATAAAGTTTTGTATTGTTTAGTTGATCTTGATCTAATTTATGACCATCTTCAATTTGATTAAGCGGTAGTTCTGGGAATGAATCAATGAATGATGGAACTATTTCTCTTGCCATTTAGACCCTATCTGTAGACTATAATTATACACCATATGCTACAATTATCTTATGAATAAAAACGGCACTTTTATAATAGGTTGCAATCATCTAACAGACCCAACAGATACACCACAAAAGGTGCTGGACTATCTAAAGTCTGGAGAGTTTGTATGGGTAGAGCATGAAGACCAATTGCTAAAAGATATGACCAATCTAAACATACAAAACAAAATAAACTATGATGTTTTTCTTGATTATACACTTGAGGAACAATTCTCAAAAACAAAAGAAATTCTTGATTCTGGTAAGAATACAATGCTGTTATTGCATATGGGCTATCCAGGAATTGCAGACCCAGGATCATCTCTTATAAGAAAAGTCAGGTCAGAAGGATATGAAGTTTCTATTGTTGCTGGCCCATCTGCAGCGCCATTAGCAATTGCTCTTTCTGCTATGGAGTCTGGAGAGGCTGGCTACATGCTAAAAGAATTTTTTGCAAATGATGCAACTCGTGCATCTATTGAAGAAGGAATCGTTATTGAAAATGATGCAGCACAAAAAGAAATTGAAACTCTGGAAAGAATAAAAGATATTAAAGAACTTCTTGTTTTGCTTCACTATAGATATAATATATTAGAACTATTAAAAGAAATGTTAGAAATTTTTAATGAGGATAGAGAGGTTTGCTTAGTAATAAACGGCGGATTGCAAAACCAAAATATTGTTCATGGAAAGTATAGTCAAGTAATTAGACAACTTGAAGAAGATCTTGTAGAGCATCTTTTTGATGAACATGCAGTCGTTACGGTTGTGTCTAAAGGCAAACAAAACTAAATTATGGAATATGTAGAAGATCCATACATTATAGACACAAGAGAAGTTCCTATCTTAGAATCTTTGTCTGTAATACCTGACACAATATATATATCCGTAGCCTCTTATGATGACCAATATCTTATTAGAACTATTAAATCTATCATCGACAATGCAGATAACCCAGATAAGATATATTTTGGTATTGCTCTGCAGTATGAAAAAATAGAAATACCAGATGTATCGTTTATAGATCCACAAAAAATAATAAAAATTTATTGTGCAGCAGAAAATCGTCCTGGAACTGTTAGAATAAGGCACGTATTAAGAAAGTTAATGACATTTCAAGAATACTTTTTACAAATAGACTCTCATACACACTTCTGTGAGGGATGGGACACAAAATTAAAAAATGACTTGAGAATACTAAGCAAAGCATCTAAGTCTGGGAAAGTCATAATATCACAACAAACAAATCAATATCCTGGAGATGCTTTGATAGACAGGGATGGTGTAAGTTTTGCATGGAATGCAAGGTTTACAGAAAAGAAATCAATACTTTTAGATGAAGACAGAAGATGGGAATTGCTTGATAATATGAATCAGGTAGCAAAAGAATACCCTTTGTCTGATGCAAAACTAATTGATGACAGATACATAAGAACTGGTTTTGTTGGAGGCAATTTCATATTTGCAAGAAAAGAATATATAGAAGATACACTCTTTGATTCTCGATCTCAATTTGTTTCTGAAGAAATGATAGATAGTTTATACACTTATATGTCAGGATGGGATGTCTATGCAAACATAGTTGAGCACTACCTTGGTCATGATAACTTTGATTATAATCAAACAGTTTATAATAGCAAGTACCCAGTAAAATATTTTAGAGGAAAGTTTTGTGGCAACGATACTATTGAAAGACAGCATGCTGATAGGTTTTTTTGTTTAGATGAAAAGAATAGATACTCTATGCCTCATGCAACAAGATCTGCAGAAGAGTATTTTAATGAGTTTGATATGGCAGAACTATTTAAAAAAGCAAAGGATTGGTATGAAAAAAGAATTAACAATAATGAATCTTACCCAATTTTAGACAAAAACAATTATGATTTTAATTGGAAAGAGTTAACCTAAGTCAGCACACATTGAATATAATTCTTGATATAACTTATAATTTTCTGATAAATCATATGAGTTTAAAAAATTTTTAATTTCTTCGTAATGTTTTGTTTTTTGACTGCTTACTATATGTTTCTTACCTTTTGTATCTGATATTCTATTTACATACTCTGCATTTGTTTTTTCTATGTTAAACTTTTTACTTATTTTATCAATGATACTGTCCATGTGGCTATTCAAAAGAGTGTAATCAAAGACTTCTGAAGCACTTCTTATTGCATATTTATGAAAAATAATATGTTCAACAGAAGCAGATTTAGCATAAAACTCTAATGGCTGAGGTTTTCTTGTTGGTTCAATATCTTCATGATGTAGTTCCATTGCCATCCAAGACGCTATAGCCTCTTTTGGATCTCTGGCAATTGTTATCATTTTGTCATAGGTGTTAATTCTGCAGTCATGAGTATGGTCAAGTTCAACATTTAATTTTTGTGATATATGATCACGCAATAAATGTTGTCCAGTTCTTGGATAGGTAGCAAGCAAAAGTTTCATATAATTTAATTATACCACTGGTACCCCTGGCAAGAATCGAACTTGCGACGCATGGCTTAGAAGTCCATCGTTCTGTCCACTGAACTACAGAGGTATGGAGCGAGTGACCAGAATCGAACTGGCACAATCAACTTGGAAGGATGATGCACTACCATTATGCAACACTCGCTTTGTACACCAGGTAGGACTTGAACCTACGAATAGCCGAATTATGAGTTCGGTGCCTTAACCAACTTGGCTACTGGTGCTTATAGACTAAGTCTATCCTAATACGCCAAAGATGTCAACATAAGAATTCTTTGTTAACAATGATGCTGCTTTACTAAATGCTGACCAAGATGGAACTATAACTGCTGAGTTAAGCATAAAAAGAAATGACTCATACGTACCCATGTTATTTATTATCTTAACATTAGGAAAGTTATCAGGATTAATTGATGTTAAGGGATATTCTCCATTGCTATCAGCAACAAGATGTTCTTGTTTCCAGTAATCATCTTGTTTTTCATATGGCTTAAACTTATTTGTATTAACTGGAGAATCTGTCAAAATAAATATGTCTGGGTTTTCTAATGAAAAAAGTTTTGAAATATTATCTATGTTCTCTATAAGTTCTACATATCTTTCTTCATCTATCCAGCGAGGGTTCGTTGGTATGACATTTCCTCTTCTAATATGTATGACAATTCTATTTTCTTTAATTGTTTCAATATTTAAAAAATTAAAGTTAGTAAGCATTGAAGAATTAATTTCATTTGTACTAATTTCTTTAATATCATAATTCATATCTTTAGAATTTGTGTGTGATATAAGATTGTTAAACTGTTCTATAATTTTATTTTTTTCATCTTCTGTTTTTATGTTATCAGATTCATGTATTAAAAAATCTTTAATAGGATCATTGTAATACTCTTCTCCAATGGCATCGGCATAAGACTTTACAACAATCTTTCTAAATAACTGTGCCCCAATACCATCAGGAATATATTCTTCTTTAATTGCCATTAGTCATACCCTCCATTTCTTTGTAAAAAAAGTCTGCCCAATGTGCATGCCTATGCGACCCAGGGTGTGGATGAAATGGAGGATTAATATTTCCATGATCATATCCAAAATCAAATACATCTTGATTTTTGTCCCTAACCTGACTATGACAATCTAATTTAGAATCTATAATTGCGTAATGAGTTCTTAAATTATCTATCTTGTCAACTGCAAAGTTAAACTCAAAATCATTTGGAAACAGTTCTCTGGTTGGATCTTTTTTATAAAAGATAAAATCTTTAGCAAAACAGTCTTCAAGTTCGTCAGGAATATTATCAGACCATGTCGTCCATATTAGTTTTATGTTATTAAAATAACAAAACTGCTCTAACATTTTAATGTGATCAAGGTTAGACCAATTAATCCACTGAGAAGGAACTATCTTATCCCATTCAAATGGCGCTGTGCCCTTAGTCTTTATGCTTTCTTTTAACCAGAAAAGATTTTCCATATTATTTAAGTTTTTATTAATAAAATAAAATCTTTGAAAGTCTGGAAAGTTACACAAAAGATATTCTGGAAGATAATTATATTTTTTTACAAATGAAAAGAACTGAGATATATTTTTCATTATTGATGATCCATGATCTCCAAGATTACCAATCATCTTGTCTTTGCCCAGCAAAGACTGCAACTGTGATGGCCAATTAAAGCCTTCTGGTAGCCCTGTGCCGAACGTAATAGAGCATCCCAGGGTAATTATCGGGGGCTTAGTTAAAAAGTCTACAGATCTAAAACCATCTTTGTTAACAGTATAACTATACTTATCACTTACATAGTCATGGGGTGGCTGCATAAGCCCATATATTAATTTTGATGGATTAAGTTCTACATTAAAAGCATCATAAGACATTAGTATATTCTTTTTGCCTTTTTTATTTTTTTATTTTTAATCTTTTGTTTTATTATAAAAATAATCCTATTAATCATTTTGATTTCTTGCTATCTTTGCTGCTAAGATTTTTGTGCCCACGGCGTTTGTTACTGAAGACTCTATGTCTATAGCCTCAATAGCCTGGGCAATCTCTTCTCTTAGCCTTCTTACTGCTCTGTGTGTTCCATTACAATCTGGGTAGTCAGTGGAGTATCCACATGTACATAGACTCATTGATCTTTCTCCTTATCATTATTTATTCCAAAAGTCATAACAAAATAGCAGGCTATATAACCTACTGCAAATGTTATTAGTGCTACTATCATACTCTTAACCCTCTTTCTAATGTTTGTTTATATATTTCTAAAGACTTTGTATGAGTAATCTGATAAACTGCATCCTTAATTCTATCATATTCAGGATGTGTTTTAGATGTATGAAGGTGACCATCTTCATTAAATGTCATATCTTTATCACGATCATACATTAAAAACGGCAAATCTAAAAGTTTGTGAATAGACTTCATAGTTTCTTCTGGCCTGCCTACAAGATCATTAAAATCTATAACAATAAGATCATCTTGTTTTAATAATTCTTTGTAAAATTTTATATATTTGCGTTCTTCTTCTTTAATAGTTTGATTAATATCCTGACAATTATCATAATTATTTATAATTGATGATGCACATACATCCATAGGGTTTCTTATAACAGTCATTGTTCTCCGACGTGTTTGAATTCCGTGACTGGCATGACCCATAGGAAGATTTGGGCAAAGAGTTATTAAATATTGCATAAAAGCAAGGCCAGACCTTGTATAGTTTGAAAAATAAATTGAATCGACAGGCATATAATTAGTATACACTACTACTGATACAATGTATATATGAAAATATTAATTAATTCTTACCCAAATTCTGGGGCATGGTCTGTAGCAGATATGTGTGTTCGTATGGTAAAAGATTCTCAAACTGAGAATTATCATCACATGCCAGAAGGCAACTCATGGATAATATGGAAGCATGAAGCAATAATGCTTTTATCTGACTTTGGTTTAGATGTAGATTCATACTTCATTTTGAGAGATCCTATAGACTCTATCTCTCATAATGTTGATAGATGGTTCTCTGGACATGTTGGAAGAGTTATTGAAGGAAAGTCTATAGTAAATGAAGATCAGATTAAAAGTGGTAGTAATCTAAGTATTCGTGAAAATAATTTTATAGATAACCAAATAATGATATACAATTCTTATCTTAATTGCCTTGAGTTGAATAATAAAATTATTAAAGTTAAATATTCTGATTTAGAAAATAACCCTGTCTTGTTCTGTAAAAATATTCTTAAAAAATCTGGGGTAGCAGAAGAAAACATAAAGACTTCTCACATACATAATCAAATTGAATCACACACAAAAACAGACGCTTACGAGTCTATTGTTAAGTATCTTAAATCACACAAAGATATACAAGAAACATACAGTAAGTATTACAAATTTATTGCTTAGCCTCTTTGTTATTAATTTCTTTAACCATTTCATTTAGAGATGTTCTAATTATATCTTCACGAATACGTTGCTCTATTCTTTCTTGCTTTGACATTTTAGGTTTTGCTTTAATTCTTTGAGTATTTCTTTCAGCCCTGTTTTGTTTATGTAAAGAGTCTTTGTCGTTTGTTTGTTTCACTATCCCTTTTGTCCATCCCAAGTACCTATCTTTGTTGTAGGGATATTGTGATTTTCCCAAAGTCTTATTACGTTTGGATTATCATCTACCGCATGCTCAACACTCCAAAGTTCTGATACCTTATCAAGTATATCTTTCTTGACTTCATAATCTGGCCTGTTATCATCATCTGCTCTCATGAATAGGCCATGCGATCTAATATTGTTCTTGGCAAGCCACATGGATGTTAGTCCACGGTACTTTTCTTTGCGGGATGTAACAATTAAAACTGAATAGCCATCACTAACAGAATTATTCAACATCTCTAAAACTTCTATGTTAGGCAATGCATCAATGGAGGCAGAATGAAACGCATCGTAATCTCTTTTTTCACCACGAACATGATGCAAGAAAGGATCAACGTTAGCAAGAGTTCCATCTACATCGTAGATATGTGCTATTGGTTTCATTTGTGAGCCTTCATGTGGTTTGATAATGATTCATTTGCCATAATTCCCCATCGCAAATCCCATTCTTTTTTACACACTGGACATATAATTATTCTACTCATCTTTATCCCAATAGGCTTTGCCAAACTCGTCATAGTCATCCCACCCTGAACCCTCTAAGTCTTTTTTCATTTGTTCTATATCAAGTTGATAGTATGTGCCCCACCACTCATAAGGTTTATTAAGCAGTACCCACATTTTTGCGTGGTACTTATAACGAAAACCTAAGTTACTATCTAATTCCTCATCTAAATCAATAGCCTTAATAAGGTGATTACCAGCATATTCCCCACAGAAATTTCCTATCCATCGTAATGGAAGGATATTAGTCTTCTGAATTGTTGTCAAGTTGTTCATCTTTAGGGACCCACACTTTCTTTCCATTTTTCCAGACAGGCCAATAACCAAGGCTCCGCCAGTCCATCTGTGCAATCTTAGGTTCTTTCATATACTAAGTATACTCCCACACACCCTTCAATGTCAAATACCGTGATATAATAATCTTATGGTAGCACCAAGAGGAATATTCGGAGCAGGAACAGTAACAGGCTCAGGTAACATTAATGGCAGCGCAGGAACAGTATATTCAGTAGATCTAACAGCAACTGGAGGAACTTTTGCTGGTGCATATTTTACATATTCCACAATGGAGTGGTATGATCAAGCACCAGCCAATGTCACTAATCATTGGCCAGTAGGAGAAGCAAGATTGCTAACAGTATCTGGACTTACAGGTGGCTACTCAAATCTAAACGGTCAAAAATTTGGTGCATTAAGAACACCA